AAAAACAGCAACGACCGGGGCAATGTCCTGATCGAGCCTTCGCCGCAGAGCAGCATCGGGTACCTGGTCAGCAAGAAGGTGACCGGGGTCGCGCTGACGACGGCAGCCCTGTCCCTCTATTTCCGGGAGGACAGCCAGGAGACCGGCTACCGGATCATCGCGGCCCCGTCAGGGCTGTGCCTGTCCGCGCTGTCCCTGACCAGGAAGTCCCAGGGGGTCTTCTGGGAGCCGTGCGGAGCCGTGTACAAGGGCAGCGACGGCGGGAAGGTACCCTGGCACCAGATCTGGACCATCCCGCAAGGATGATCAGGACTGCTGCGGCCAGCCATCGGACACGTCATCAAGCCACCATCGCCGCAGCAGGAAGCCCCGCAGGTTCAGTGCCTGCGGGGCTTCTGCGCATCCGCCCAGCCCAGCCGCATCACTGCGTGCGCGGCCTCCCGGTAGGCCTCCCGGTCATCCTCCTCCAGGTCCTCCCAGAACGGCAGCGGGCGCTCCCCGTCATACCATCCTTTCGCGGAAGCATACGCCTCATAGGCCAGCTGGCCGGTCTCCTTGCACCCGTGCCTCATGCGGCCCGGCACAGGCCGCAGCGGCCGTCGCGGAGCAGGTCGCGGTGCGGGTAGGAGTCACCGCAGTCCCTGCATGTCTCCAGCTTGCGAGAGGTGCAGTCCCGGCACTGGTGCCGCAGCCCGTCAGCGGAATCACGGCGCAGCGGGAAGTTCACCGGGGTCGCCGCCTTCACCTTCCCGCAGCCGGTGCAGGTCACTGACCGGCCCGAGCACTCGATGCAGACCGGGCGGCCGTCCTCGAACATGGTGAGGTCGCGGACCTCGCGGCAGCTCACGCAGCGGGTCACCTGGCGGGCGGTGTCGGTCTCTCCCGGACGCAAGCGGGCATAGGGGTCATGCAGTACCGCGACAGGCTGCGGGGCCTGCTGCGCCGCGTAAGCGCGGACCAGCCGCATCACCTGCGCCCTGGCCGCCGGGGATCTCACCCCAGCAGTGAACAGGGCGTCCTCGATCTGGGAGGGGAAGATCCGGCTAGCCACTGACCCCGCGTTCCTTCTCTGCCCTCTGCCTGATGACCAGGCAGGCCAGTCCGTTAGTCATCCGCCTGTTCTCCCGTCAATCCGGCGGGGCTTAACCAGCCACACGCCGCCCGGGATCGCGCCCCTGATGTAGACGGGGTCATGCGGGCCGGTCACCGACACCTGCACCTGCGGCCCCGACAGCGCCGCCAGCAGCAGGTCAGCCCCCAGCAGCAGGGTCACGGGCGGGCCGGGGCACGGGGTCTCCAGCGTCTCGCTGGCCTGCCCGCGTTCCCCCGCCGCGCTGACCGTGACACGGTCCCCTCCCAGCACCACCCGGACCGTCTTCCCGTCTGGTTCGGTGAGGACCGCCATCTTCACGGCCCGCGCCAGTTCCGCTGACGGCAGCTCCATCCAGGCCCGGTCCTGGCCGGGCAGCAGCGTGCGCCAGGGCACGTAAGCACCGGGAATGACCCGGGAGGTGATGACCTGGCTGCTGCCGCTGATCGCGATCATCCGGTGGTCCCAGGCCAGGGCCACCCTGGTGTCCAGGACGCGGGCCAGCCGGGCCAGCACCCGCGCCGGGACCAGCACCTCCGGCACCCCTTTCACGTCCGCGTACAGGGAGACGGAGGCGGCCTGCACCGGGACGGCGGCCAGCCGCGCGTCGTCGGTGGCCGCCAGCCACAGCGTGCCGTCCCTCAGGGACACCGCCAGCGAGCTCAGCACCGGATGGGTCCGCGATGCCGCAGGGGCCACCGCGAGCAGCGCAGCGGCCAGCTCGGCCCCGTCAGCGGTACAGGCAGGCGGCGGCGGGTCCGGCCACGCCGGGTAGGTGACGCTATCCTGCGCGGCCAGCGTGAACCGGGACGCCTTTCCCGTGATGATCACCCGGGTTCCTTCAGAGGTCACGGTGATGTCCCCCGCCGGGAGGCAGCGGGCGATCTCGGCCAGCATCTTCCCCGGGACCATGACGCTGCCCGGTTCCCGGGTCACCGCCAGCACGCGGGCGGTCATCACCACGTCCCCGTCACCGGAGGTGAGGGTGAGCTCATCCTCTGCCGCAGTGACCAGGATCCCGGCATGGGAAAGCTGCACGGGATTCACGGGGATTCCCTGTGCAGCCTTCCCGGCGGCAGCCGCCAGCATGGCGCTGCCCGTGATGACGATCAATCCGCGCGCTCCCAGCGGGCGAACGCATTCTCGCTGAGCACCATCCGGTGGCCCCTGTCCGTCACCCCGGCCCGCCAGCCGGGCTGCATGACACCCCACCGGCCGTCGGGATAGCGGACCAGGAAGCGGTTCCCGTCCTGGTCGGTGTTGCCGTCGCCGAACAAGGCGGTGATATCCGCCTGGTTGCTGCCGGTGTACTGCACCAGCCCAGCGGTCACGCCGGTGTCAGCCTCATGCAATCCGTCATCGCGGAGACGGAACAGGCGGGCACGGGCCCCAGCACCCAGCAGCTCAACCTCCCCGGTGGCCGTCTCCTTCAGCACCCACCAGCCCGGGTCGGGACTGGTGTACGTGTCACCGCACTTCACCAGGATACTGCGCTCTCCCGAGGAGGCGCCGGGGGCGATGCCGGTGATGACGCTGTCCCCGGCGAACATCGCAACCTGCTCGTGGTTGCGGCCGTCGAACTGGAGGGCCTCGAAAAGGCCTGGCTTCTGCCGGTACCTCATCATGTTCCTTTCTCTTCAAGCCGGTGCCCGGCTTCCTTCAGCAGCTGGATGACATCCTCACCGCTGGTCCGCTCCTGGTTGTTGTACTGGATAGGGCCGTTAGTGAAGCCGCGCTCCCGCACAATGGCATCAGCTGCGTCAGAGACCGCCCGCCAGCAGTGGTACGCCTCATCACTGAGGGACGAGGGCATCCACGTGAAGGCGGCCCCCCAGATCACGCCCGCCGGGATCTCCGTCATCGCCGTGACGACGGCCCCGGAAAAGCAGCAGCGCCCTTCCGCGTCCTGGAGCATGTGCTTGCAGTGACCGCGCTCCGCGATGATCGCGGCGGCATCGTAGGCGATCTGCGACGGTCTCACTGTGCCTCCTGGTACTTTCCGTAGCCGGTCATCCCGGGCCAGGGCTGCGGTCCGGGGATGACACCCTTCTCCCGCAGCGCCCTCTCCGTGTCGTAGAAGAGGGTCAGCAGGTCCGGCGCCCCACCGCGATCGAACTGCACCCGGGTAACGGGACTGAGCCGGGTGGCCCCGATGCCGGTACCCGCACGGGTGTTCATGATCATGCCCCGGGCATACAGCACATCGTCGCCGCCCGCGCTAGCTACCGCCACGGCCGGGGATCTCCACTCATAGGTGCGCTCGTGCCAGGCGGCCAGCCCGATCACCCCCGTGTTCTGCGGGGTTCCGGCCTGGGCTGCGACCGCCTGGGCCGGGTCGGTGAAAACGAACTGGCGGACGTGGCCGTCATCGGTGCGCCACCCCTCGATGTCGCGGTAATCGCGGGCCGGGATCAGCAGCCCGGCGTTGCCGTAGGGGTCACCGGGTTCATCCTCCTGCACGTTCCGGCCGTCCACAGACACCACCGCCTCGATCCGGGCGGAGGTCAGGTTGGTGACCCGCAGTACCCAGGGCATGCCCAGGACCGCCACGGCGTAGGGGATGCCGTCCTGGATGTAGACCGGCTGCAGGGTGCCCTTGATCAGGATGGCGGCTGAGGCCGTCCCTGCGGGGGTCCCGGCAGCCAGCTTGGTGTAGATCGGCATTACTGTCCTTTCTTATCGGTCACGGTTGATCTCCCGGGTCATCTGCCACCCCCTGGTGATCCTAGAAAGGGGGCTCATCCGAGCCAGTATCCCCGGCCCACGGGTCTTTTGCACGGGCCGGCTGGTTCCGGGGCTGGTTCCTGGTGAGGGCGGCGCTGCTCCACAGCAGGCTGGGGCCGATGTCATCGGCTTGCACCTCATAGACGGTCCGCTTCTCCCCGTCCTTAGTCTCATAGGAGCGCTGCTGCAGCCGCCCGTGGACGATGACGCGGGTTCCCCGGACCAGGGATTCCGCGACATTCTCCGCCAGGCCGCGCCAGGCGCTGACCGCCAGGAAGAGGGTCTCCCCGTCGGCGAAGCTGCCGGTGTCCTTGTTCCACACCTTCGGGGTGCTGGCCACTCGGAAGTTCACGACCCCCGCCCCGGAGGCGGTGAACTTCAGCTCCGGGTCCTCAGTGAGGTTGCCGGTGATGGTGATCTGGGTCTCGCCTGCCATGAATATCTCCTCGGGGGTTAGCTCTGCGGCACGTGCCCAGCCAGCTTACACCAGTGTGTTTCCGCAGGCAAGAGGCCTAATCAGGCCACTGCGCCTCGTAGGCATCCAGCTCCGGCAGGTACCGCCCGAGCCGGTAGAGGACCGTGCGGTTTTCTCCCCGGATCGTCACAGTCCACCCGCTAAATTCTGTACTCTCCTCACGCCCCGGGCCGGAACGCACGGTCAGCAGCGGGTTGCTGTAGAGGGGGGCGCCGCCGCTCTCCCACCATAGCGAGAACAGCACCCTGCTGATCAGGATGCAGGGATCAGCCTGGTCGACATGGACCCGGATCCAGGTGCCGAACCGGTCATGCAGGGAAGTGATCCGGCACTCGCCGTACCCTCTGGCACGGACGGTGAACATATCGGAGCGCGCGCACCACGACGGCATGCTCATCAGCAGGACCCGTCCCGGGTGGCGGGCCGGTTCCCGGACCAGATGACCCGGCCCCCGAAGCCGCCACGCTGCTCAGCTTTGACTGCCCGCATCTCCTCCAGCTGCTGCGGGCTGATGCCGGCGAGGGCAGCCAGCGCGTAGACGACGTCGAGGATATCAGTGAGCTCTGCCAGGTCAGCGCCGGAGCGGAACTCGGCGACTTCCTCGGCGAGCTTGTCCCGCAACCGGACCGCGTACTCGGCGGGGCCGGCGGTATAGGTGACCGGTTCCAGGCCCTGGTCGCGGATGATCTGCGGGATCTTATCACGAACCAGCTTGCTCACCGTCACCAGAACGCAGCCCGCACCGAGAGCAGCCAGTCCTGCGCAGTGCGGGTATCCGGGTATTCCGGCAGCGGGGTGGCAGATGCGCCGAACAGGCGCCCGGCATCAGCAATCTCGGTGCGGGCTGTGTCCAGGTCACCGGCCGCGACCCGGTCCCCGAACTCCCGGCAGCGCTCCGGGTCCTGCAGCGCGACGGTGAGCATCCCGGTCCGATAAAGTTCTGTCCCCTGGATCAGCAGCCTCAGCAGGTGCCGGGCATGCTTGGCGGTCCGCTGCCTGGTACCGGAAATGTCGACATTCATTAGACCGCAGCGACGCTGCAGCCGCTCGAACTGCTGGGTGGCATACCCGAGGTAGGCGCTTTTCACCAGCGGGGCGGACAGGAAGCACTGCCGGATGGCGATCAGGTCGCTGCCCAGGGCGGTGCGCACCTCATGGAGGTCATCGGGCAGCCAGAGCAATTCGGTGACCGTCGGGTTGCAGGCCAGCAGCAGCAGCGCCAGCTTGCCCGCCTCGTGGTAGGTGACATCGGGCTTGGTGCTGATGTGAGAGCGCTCGTAGGCGGTCAGCCCCAGCAGCACCGTCGTGGGCTGCGCGAAGGTGCCCAGCCGATCAGTGTCGGAGTCCTGCGTGGCCAGCCCGTAGGCCCTGCTGCCGGTGATGCCGGAGAGCAGGATGTTAGGGATCTCCATTACCGCCTCTCATCAATCTCGGAGTAGAGGTGGCCCTGCACGGACAGCGCGATCATCTCCGCGAGGCCGGAGACCAGCGGGACGTCCGCGATGTCGCGGATCCAGCGCAGCCCTGACATCCTGCTCTTCTCCCGGTTCTCCGGCACCCCGGCTGCCGTCCCGGTGTTGACCAGGATGTTCAGGGAGCCGTGGTCCGGCCGCCAGCAGACGTGGCGGACGTCAGCGAAGGTGAGCTCCGGCACGGTCAGCCCGGTCTGGCCCGCCAGTACCCGGGCGACTGCCTCCAGGACGGGCTCCCCTACCTCCACATGGTCCCAGGGGGCGGTCCAGTCCTGGTCCGAACGGCGCTGCAGGACCAGCAGGCGGCCGGTCTGGTTCCAGGTCATGACGTAGACCGTGAGGTTCATTCCCGTGATGCTATCTCGTCCGCGAGCGCGGTCACCGCCTTTTCCCGCGACGGCTGCGGCGGTATCGCCGGCAGCGGCTCCGGCGGGCGGTACGGCTTCTTCTCCTTGTAGGCACGCAGTTCTGCGGGTGACATCCGGCGGATGCTCACCGGCCCGTTGCGGGCTTTCCAGGCGGCGTTCTCCCGGGCCCTCTCGATCATCATCCGGTGCAGCTTGCCCGGAGAGTAGGCCATGACGGTGCCCTGCTTGGGCATAGTTTCTTCTTTCTTTTTTAGGTGGTAGCACGTGCTGTGCTTGCTGTTCTCATCGTAAGGAACGGGAACGGCTCAGGTAAAGGGCTCTTATTCCCCCCTTTACCTACCGGTAAAGTAGGAAATGCGGAACTCCTTTGACGAGCTGTCCCCTCAGCCCCAGGGTGTTCTTGGCAGGTGATCAGTGGCTGATGTAAAAAGCATCGCCGAAGAGGGCGGGGGGCAGCCTCTGCAAATTCTGGACGGGTGGTCGCATCCCCCCTTTAGATACCCCGCGTCACTGCTGGTGACTAGCTGTAGTTTCCAGCCAGTAAGGGGGTGAGGGGTGAACGCAGTGAATCCCCGAACGCCTCGCACTAACCAGGAGACCCGCTCAGAGTAGGGTCGCGGGCGGAGATTTATCCGGCAGGCGACTGATGCGTGGTCTGAGCTGCAGAAGGATGCTTAGCCAGAAGGGCGGGTCTGGCTTGTCCTGCTGAGGACAATAGATCCCCCCAAACCGCTAGCGGGGGTTGGTAGCGGGCTCCTCCCTGGCCCCGGAGGTTTAACTCCGGGCCAAGGCGCCTGTGTCTACCCCTAGACACCCGGCCTTGGCGGGTTGTTCAAACGCGTTTTGAGCTTAGCATGGCCAACCAAATAGTTACAAGACCCCAGCTGGGGTTTTCTCAGATTTATTTATCCTTGCTAAGAAACGATCTGGTAACGATTGCTTTTTACCCTGACCTGGTTGACCTCTGGGGGCTGTTACCGGTAGGATTTCTCCTCATAGGGCGACCATCAGGCATAAACACCTGACCAGGCGACCCATCGCAAGACAGCTCGACCTGCCGGGAAAGCTCAGCGGACGCACGCGGGAGTGCGGGGCACGGCTCACCAGCAGCTAGTCCGGATTTAGTTCGCAGTAAAACAGGGCCACCGGCATGCCTGGACGCAGGTACTGCAGGGAGTCCACCTTTAGTGTCATCGTTCAGCCGCTCCCGGCCAGGAGCGAGGGTCTGATGACGCTTCTCAAAGCCCCCAGGCCTGGGGGTTACGCAGATACAGCCAGGGGTCTGCCTTCTGCAGGGGCGGACCTTACTGGCGTTGCCTGCTACCTTCCTTCTCATGAAAGAGAACAGCCAGGATATAACCCCCCGCTGCGCCTTCCCGCCGTGGACCCCCGTTCCGGGTGCTGTCCCGGTGGAGTACTGGCATGCCTCACGTACCCCTCTAGCAGGGACGTACGTAGTACGGTCATGCCCGCATGACAACCTCATCGTCTATACCTACATCACTGATATTCATGACGCCTTCTCAGTATGGGCGTATGCTGCTGCCGGACCGCAGGATGTGCGGCTGATCTCGGTGATGCAGCACATCTTCCCCGGGGGCCCCTTCCGGAAGCTCACCGAAGTGCACCGCTACATCGAGGAGACCTGGCGTGACAGGGAGATCATCATCGCACTGGCGCAGGGGAGCATGCTCTTCTCCTGGACCCGCGAGGTCCTGGACCGCCGGGGCATCATCGTGACCGCCCGCGACGCCGTCCGGCTGCTGCTCCCCGCCGGGGAAGTCCGCAAGGAGGACCCGTGGAGGAGCTGAGCCGGCAGGTTTTCGCACTCGTCCAGCTCGCGCTGGATTTCGGCCTGATAGAACGCGGCGTCTGCCATCCCGGCGGGAAACCGGAGACCGATACCGACCACAGCATCTCGCTGGCCTGGCTGGCCTGCTCGCTGGCCGCCCGCTTCTACCCGCAGCTGGATAACGGGCTGGTCGCGATGTTCGCCGTCGTGCATGACGCGGTGGAGGTTTATGCGGGAGATTCCTACGCGATTACCGCCGGGGAGGACGGGCGTGCCCGCACGCGGGAACGGGAAGAGCAGGCACTGCGCTGGCTGCGCGATGACTTCACCGTGCTGCCCTGGCTGCCGGAGATGATCGCCCGCTACGAGCGGCAGGAGGAACCCGAAGCGCGGCTGGTCCGGACAGTGGACAAGCTGATGCCGAAGATCGTGCTGCGCATCGAGGGGCAGCCGGCTCAGCGGCTGGCCGCCCACGGGGTGACCCGGGAAGCGCTCATCGCGTTCCGGGCCTATGAGGATGAGCTGCTGGCCGTGATCGCGGCGGATTTCCCGGAGGTCCTGCAGCTGCGGGCTGACCTGCATACGCAGCTGTCCCCGGAGGATCTCCCGTGACCGGCCCCCTCCCCCCCGCTTCCCTTGCGGAGATGCTGGCGATGATCCGCGAGGTGGACGCTCACTGCGACGCCAGCAGGGCACCCGCGTTCAGTCAGCAGCCGCTGGCCGCTGACTGGGCACGTATCACCAAGGTCTGCGAGGAAGCCGGGGAGGTCTGGGAAGCGCTCAGCAAGGCCACCGGAGAAAACCCCCGCAAGGGAACAGGCAGCTGGGACACGGTGCTGGAGGAGCTGGGCGATGTATTCAGCGCGTCTGTCTGCGCTATCCAGCATGTCACTAAGGATGAGAGGCGAACCCTGGGCGTGATGATGGCGGCACTGCGGAAAGCACATCTGCGAATATCGGAAGGACGGCATGACCAGGTATGACTCCCGCAAGCACCTCGCGAACAAGATCGACTGGGAAGGAGGCCTGATGGAATCCCTGGACTACGGCATCCGCTCTGAGGACATGCCGGACGGCGACACCGAACTCACTGAGGCGTGGCAGCTGCTGGAGACCTCGTACTGGGCTACAGCGCAGCTCGCCCGGCGGGTGCAGGCACTCCTGCCGGAACCGGGTGACCCGGATGAATGACAAGCCCTACGCCCTGATTGACGTGGACGGGGTGCTGCGCTGCTACCACGAGCACCACGACGGTACCCACCCCGGCTGGGAACGGCACCTGCTGGATACTGACCCGGGGGAGTTCGTGGTGCACCTGAACCCGCTGGGCCGGGCACTGCCCGCATGGGCCGCTGCGGCTGGCGCAGAGCTGGCCTGGGCGACCATGTGGGGGGAGCAGGCCAACTTCTACCTCAGCCCGCTGCTGGGCCTGGGAGAGCTGCCGGTGGTGCCGCCGCCGCAGTGGCTGCGGGCCAAGGCCTCTGTCGCGGTGCCCTGGACCGGGGGGAGGCCGTTCGTGTGGTTCGATGATGACCCCAGCGAGAAGCAGGTCGCTGACCACCTGGCCGTGCAGCCGCACCTGATGGTGCAGGTGGACCGGGAGAAGGGGCTGCAGCAGCGGCACCTGGACCGGGCGCAGGAATGGCTGGCCCGGCTCCGGGAGAGGACGCTGGCGTGATCAAGATCGGCGCTGTCATCCAGGATGACCGCCGCCGCCTGCTGGTCGTGAGAAAGCAGGTACCGGGCCGGGACACCTGGATCATCCCCGGCGGCCGTCCTGAGGGCGCTGAGGCGCCGCTGGAGACGCTGGAACGCGAGCTCTTCGAAGAACTGGGCGTCCAGGTTGCCTCCTCTGCTTTTTTCGGGTCTTACGAGGAGCCCGCCGAGTTCGAGGATGCCGTCCTGAGGATGACTGTCTTCGACGTGAGGGTTACCGGTACGCCTTCCCCTCAGTCGGAGATCACCGGCCTGCTCTGGATCGGCCGCGACTACGCCGCCCGGGGGGTGAGCGCCGGGTCAGTGCTGGCCCGTCACGTCATCCCCCGGCTGATTGAACTGGACCGGATGTAAGGTTGAGCGGTGAACAGCTGGTACCACGCGCAGTCCGCCGCGCATAAATGGGGCGGAAACCCGGAACAGTTCATCGAACTGGAGGAGTTCATCGACTCCAGCAAGAAAATCATCGGGGACGTGCGGCACCGCTCCCTCTACCACCACACCGAGGGGGTGTGGCTGTGCCAGCGGATCTTCGGGCGCACCCTCCTCATCGGGCACACGCACGTTCCCGTCCGTCTCATCGCTGAGCGTCACATCCTGGAAGACCTCGGCTGGCTGCCCTCACCCGCCGACTACATCGCGGGGATGCCCATCGCGCCGTGGATGGGCGGCAAGCAGGAACGCACCGCAGAACTGTCCGTCCTGAACCTGGAGAAGAAATGACAGCACAGCGTAATTTCCTCGGGATCCCCGTCGAGGGAGAGATCACCCGGCCCGAACGCCGGTCCCGCCAGCGCCCGCTGGAGGAGTTTGCGCCGCTGCTGCAGGCGGTGCTGGACAGCGAGCTGGTCACCGAGTTCGGCTGGGCGCAGTACACCCCCTACTTCATGGACGGCGACCCCTGCATCTTCGGGGCCAGCACCGTGTGGGTGCGCACCACCTCCGATACCGGGGGGACGGGGACTTTCGGCGACTACGACGATGACATGTACACGCTGGAGGTCCTCCAGTCCGGCGGTCACCCTACCCTGGGCCTGGCCCGGTGGAATGGGGTGACCCGCGCCTATGATGAGGTGGAACGCAGCCCGGAGATCACCGGGCTGTCCCGGCAGTGCACGGAGCTGGCTAAGGCCATCGACGGCGGTTCTTTCGACGACGTGCTGCTGGACGCGTTCGGGGACCACGCGGAGATCACCGTGCGGCGGGACGGGATCACCATTGCCAGCTACTCTCATGACTGACAGGCCTGTCTATGAGGCTGTAACCTGGCCGGAAGAGGACTGGTGGCTGGTGAGGGTGACCGGCGTCAGCGCCGGGGGCGACCCTGTGCCCGTCGGGTACCTCACCCAGGCAAAGAGCCTGACAGATACCGAGCCCATGGTCCTGGACCTGATCGCGTGCGTTCTCGATGCTGATGACGCGGCAGGTTTCGACGTGACAATAAGACAGGCGGCGCAGGAGTGACCGGCAGGTGATAACCCCTACCGAAGACGGCGTGATCATCGACTGCGGCGGCCTGTACCAGACCTGGGGCTGCGGCTGTGACCGCTGCTTGCCCCGCGAGCACCCGCTGGACCGGGGCGCGCGGTTCACCTGTGATCAGCTCCGGCGGTGGAAGCAGGAGTCTGAAGCCATCGGGTACGCGATCACGCGCAGGTGCATCACCTGCCAGGGTGGTGCCCGCCTCTATGCGGGGGGATGGTTCTGTGATGAGCATTCCCCGGGGCAGACGTGCATTATCGCGACAGCAGGAGGGCTGTGCTCATGACGTTCCGTATCCTGGTCACCGGCAGCAGGAAATGGGCTGACCCTGCCCGGGTTGCTCATGAGCTGTCCGCAGCTGCCGGTGACCAGAAGGCTGTGGCGGTAATTCACGGGGCCTGCCGGACCGGGGCGGACGTGCTGGCGGAAGTGGCGGCTCGTGGGCTCGGGTTCAGGACCGAACCTCATCCAGCCCGCTGGGGCGGCCCGTGCCGTCCGGCGTGCCCGCCGGGGCACCGTCATCAGCGGGTATGGCAAGGTGCCTGGTACTGCCCGTCCGCTGGGCTGTACCGTAACCAGGAGATGGTTGATGCCGGGGCTGATATCTGCCTGGCCTTTTTCTGGCCGGGTGCCGCGAACCTCGGTACCACCGACTGCGCCCGCCGTGCACGGGCAGCGGGGATACCGGTGACGGACGTGAGGCCCTGATGGCCAGGATGCTAGGTACGAACCGGGAGGCCGGATGTGGCCTCGGGAGATGTTACTACTGCCAGCGCGGGGATGAGACCCGGCGGACCAAGCGCATTGAGGAGCGGCGGTGGCGCCGGGAGCTCGCTGATGAGATGACGCTGCTGCTGACGGAGGCGGCGCAGGTACGTGATGGTTATGGTCCGCTGATGAGCGCGGTCTGCCTGCTGACCGGGTTCACCCCGGAGCGGGTCAATGAGCTCGGCGGGACAGGGGAACAGAATGGCGAAGAAACCTAAGCTTCCGTACCGGCGTGCCCAGACCTATGCCGCCGACCTGACCCCGGAACAGGAACAGGCTTTCGATGTGCTGGCGGCCGGGGTCCGCTGGGCCTGGAATCAGTGGTCCGCCTCCCAGGGTGCTCTCTGGAAAGCCCACGAGCTGCTGGAGACAACCTCTGAGCTGGGGAAGAAGATTACCGCCGCCCGTCAAGGTCATGAAATGTTCCGGTATTACACCACCAGCTGCTTGTTTACCGAGCATTCCTTTGCTGAGATTCCCCATACTTGTCTTTCTAGTGCCCTCCGCCAGTTCACTGACGCATGGACACGTCATTTCAAGGCGCTGAAGACCGGGGCGCCCTCCTCGCCGCCTGGATTCCGCAGCTGGAAAGGCCCGCAGTCCCTGTACTGGGAGGTACAGCAGGACGATCATTCGTGTTCGCCGGGAGACGTGCTGCCCATCACGAGAGGTTCCGCCGTCCGCAGCACTCCGCATACGGCGATGCTACGGGTACCTACCGCGCTTGGTTCTGCGATCTGCATCGGGAAGGTCAGTGTTCGCCTGCACCGGCTGCTGCCCGATGACGCCCGGGTGAATTTCGCCGTCCTGCGCCGGGATAAGATCGGGCGCTATGCGGTGACTGTCCAGTACCAGACAGCAACGGTGCGGCAGGGTGCCGCCACCGGCCTGACCGGGGTTGACCGAGGGAGTGTGGTCACAGCAGCCACTAGCTCGGGGGAGTTTTACAATGCTCCCGGCCTGACTCCCGGTCAGCTCAAACGTAAGCTCAGGCTGGAGCAGGGACTAGCTCATAAGCGTCTAGCGAATAAGTGCATCCACGACGAGGAGATCACCGTCGGCGGTAAGATCTGGGTGAAGAGAGGCGACTGCCCTGAACCCGGTGACCCTGGCCACGACTGCCGGTGCTGGAAACATACCCGCAGCTATAAAGACCAGCAGCTTGCCTTGGCTAAGCTGTCCGTCCGTGAGCAGCGGATGCGCAAGGCAGTCTCGCACATGGCTTCCCGCGCGCTTGCTGACAGGTATGCCGTCGTGGTCATGGAAGACCTGAAGCTGTCTGCTATGACCAGGAGGGCGCACGGTCCCGGGTCGGCCGGCAAGACGGGGCGGAACCGGGAGATGCGGGCCGCGAGTTTGTACCAGCTGCAGAAACTCACTGAGTACAAGACGACGGTCGTGTATGTTCCGCCCCCCTATACCAGTCAGACCTGCCCCGCCTGCGGGCACGTGGACAAGAAAAACCGCGACGAACAGGTGTTCTGCTGCACGTCTTGTGGCCTGTCGGGTCATGCTGACGTCATCGCTGCCCGTAACATCGAGAACCTCTACGAGCGTCCCGGTGATGACTCAGATCCCGGGGGTCGCTCGCACGCAGGTCAGGATAGGGAAATCGTACGTACGCTCGGGGAAAACCTTATCCCGGCGGCATGGGGGAGACCTGTCGCTCGCACGAGGCGACGTAAGGCCTGGTCAAAGCGGGTAAAAAAGCCGAGCCCTGGTGATAGTCTCTGATCAGAGAATGAATTGCGACTAACCATTCCGCTCGCGACCCGCGTCAACAGGTCAGCTGGTGATAGTCTCTGATCAGAGAATGAATTGCGACATCGATGACAAGCTCGGCCGCGAGAACTTCGGCCGGCTGGTGATAGTCTCTGATCAGAGAATGAATTGCGACTCATGGCAGCCATGCGACATCTGCGGCGGCAACCTCCTGGTGATAGTCTCTGATCAGAGAATGAATTGCGACACCCCGATGCTCGTATTGGCCTCATGCCTAATGTGGCTGGTGATAGTCTCTGAGCAGAGAATGAATTGCGACATCACGTACCTGATGACCTCGTTGTCCCCCCGGTGGTGGTGATAGTCTCTGAGCGGAGAATGAATTGCGACGCCGACTCCTGGTCCCCAGTGCTCACGCGTGCCCAGCCTGGTGATAGTCTCTGATCAGGGAATGAATTGCGACCCGAACGCCAAGGTCAGCAACCACAACACTTACACCTAGTGATAGTCTCTGAGCAGAGAATGGATTGCGACACGAAAGCTCCCGTCTGCTCGCCGGTTTTGCCACACCTGGTGATAGTCTCTGACCAGAGAAATGAATTGCGACTTGAATCTGCGGTCCCGGCGCAACCAAGCCTGTTCCAGCTGGTGATAGTCTCTGATCAGGGAATGAATTGCGACACATCCAGAAGCCGTAGTGGAGAGCGGATCAGGCCGCTGGTGATAGTCTCTGAGCGGAGAATGAATTGCGACGGGGACATGCTGCTGTGCGAGAGCGCGGTGCCGCCTAGTGATAGTCTCTGACTAGAGAATGAATTGCGACGCCGTAACTCCCGTGATGATCGTTGGGGCAGTTGCGGGCTGGTGACAGTTTCTGACCAGAGAATGCAATAATAATATGATTTAGGTAAATGATAAGCAGTACCGCCGGGGCGCAACCGGTGTTAGCTACGGGTATGCCTGTCATGCAGGGGCCGCCCAGGAATCATTCTCTGTATTCTGCATGAAGAACCCCCCCGCCCTGGAAATGGGCGGGGGGGTTCTTTGCTTGCCTTACGGGGCCGGAATCAGCTCGGTGACGGGACGCCAGGTGCCGGTGACGATCCACAGCTGGGTTAGCGTGTGGCTGCGCAGCGGCTTCCACAGGGCGGGGCCGGGGATCTTCTTCGCGTCGGCGGACAGGGTCTCCCCGTTCAGCAGCCGGATCCGCCACTGGCTGGCGGTGGCGTTGTAGAAGGTTACCGCCGTCAGCGGCTCTTTCAGGATGACGGCGGTACTGTCCAGCTTGGTGGACAGGTACAGCAGCCGGTGCTTGCCGGTCTCCTCGTCTTCGGGGACCACGATCGTGCCGGGGGAGGCGTCCAGTCGGGTCAGCGCCCACAGCTGCCCGTAGGCTGCCGGGTTCTCCTGATGGCATTCCTGGACCGTGATTTCCTCTTCCTCCTTCCTGCTCCCGGCGGTCAGGCACCCGTGACTGCCTGCCAGCCGCATCATGGTGATCAGCTGGTAGCCGTCGACCGGCGATCCCTTAGGTGCCGCCTGCGCAGGCATCGTGAAAGCGCAGAGCGCTGCCGCTGACAGCAGCGCTCCTGCCAGTACTGTCTTCTTCATTCCGTTTCCTCTTCCTTTACTTCCTGCTCCGGCGGCAGCAGGGTGGCTGCCGCCGCGCCGATGATGATGCTCATGTCGCCGTCCAGCTGTCCGCAGTCGCCGAACACCTGGCACAGTGATTCGATGAGGTCTGTCTCAGTGTCAGATGCCGTTTCGCCGAGGAGGGCGGCAGCCTTCTCGAATTCCCAGGTCCGGATCGCTTCCTTGCATACCTCAGAGAGAGCCATGGCCAGAGCGTACCGCGCCGGGGCAGGTACCGGGGCCGCAGCCGCCGAAGGTCTCCGCGAAGCTCATCAGCACCGTGCACATGACGCAGGCCCAGTCCCCGGGGGCCAGTTTCTCCCCCCGCTTCTGCCCCGCCGGGTCCACCCGGATGTGCGGGCCGTAGGCGAACAGGTGGATCATCGCCGCATCATGTTCCCGGGAAGCTGGAGTACGGGGACCGGGAGAAGGCGGTGGAGGCGGGATGCGCGGTAACGGTCTCTGTCACCAGGGGCTGTCCCCAGAGTGGGTACCGGGGAATGGCCTTGAGCTGCTCTTCCAGTTCCTTTACCCGTTCCTGCAGGGCGGTGATGACCGGGTCCTGCGGTGCGTCCGGACACAGGCCGCCGTGGCCCCCTGATCCCGTCTGGCCGCAGTACCGGCAGGCCCCGTCACCGAATCCGCTGGCATCAGTTTCAGTGACGGGATCGTTGTCGGGGCCCCCCTTGCCGATGCGGATGCCTAGCGCCTCCAGGATGGCTATCTGCGCAGGTGCAGGAAGTTTGTGCTCAGTCATGATTCCGGCCGCTTCCCGGACGATGTCTCTGGCTGTTCTGCTCATCCCCTGATTGTAGTCCAGGGTATTTTCCTTGTTCCGGTTGACGGAGTCCGGGTTGCTCAGTATGTTTACCTTCATGTTCAAGACCTTCAGCAAGTTCGCGATGATCGTCGGCCTCGCGATGGGCGCTACCCTGTCCGTCGGTGCGATGGCTGCCCACGCATCTCCGGTGCCGCAGGCCCCGCCTTCCTCCAGTCACTGTATTACTATGGGCACTGATAAGCTCGGCACTCCTGTTATTCCTGGCGGCGGCAGCAAGAACTGCTGTCCCGCTGACCACGTCACTGAGGGCATCACCGGCCAGGATGGAAACCGGAACAGTCAGGATCAGAACGGTAACTGCAGCTGCCCCGGCAGCGTGAACACCGGCCCCCTTGTCACCTCGGATTATCAGGGCGCCCAGGCAGGTAACTGCGACCCCTGTCCCACCCCGCAGCCCTGCAACTGCCAGCCTCCCGTCAAGAACCCTTGCCCCGTGAGTCGGCCTGGCGGCAATGACCCGGGCAGTCACCACACCCCTTGCCCGCCGAAGCAGCCCAAGCCCTGTAAGTCGCACACTACCCCGAAGGACCCGTGCGGGAACAGCCACAGCACCTGGAAGTAACCGGAACGTTTTCATCCACTGACATCCTCTGAACCCCCTGGCGAGTGCACCGCCAGGGGGTTCTTCCCTGTTCAGCCGCAGGTCAGAACGGGCACTGGTTCACCGGGCGCGGGATCAGCCGCTCCCGGTTGCGGCGGGCCAGGATCGCGGCCTGCAGCTGACTGGTCCGGACCATGCTCACCCCGTTGTCCCGCAGGATCTTCCTGGCCATGCTGACCCCGGCAGTAGCGGGCACGCTCAGCCGGTCCATCATCTCCGCGATTTCCCGGTACATCCGTTCCGGCATGTCGATCTGCACGAACCAGGTATGCTGCAGCGGCTCATAGGAGCGGGTCAGGGTCACCATCGTGCCGTAGGGGATGTGCCCGGCTCTGCTTTTCTGGCATTCCAGTAGGAAGGTGGCGTCATCATCGCTGCGGGACAGGCACCACAGCACGTCCAGGTCGCTCTCCTTGGCGCTGGAGCCGCGCTGCCCCCGGGTGGTGTCCTTCCCCGAGTGGTCCAGCCGCAGCACCGCGATGCCCAGCCGCTTCAGCCGGGTCAGCGAGCACCGGTACAGCTGCAGGAAGGTATCCGCGTCATTCTCATTGCCCTTGATCATCCGGCTGACCGTGTCCAGCACGATCAGGTCCGGCTGGTCCGCCAGTGCTAGCGCCTGCAGGTGCTCCCCGCCTTCCTCGGTGTCCAGCGGCGGCAGCCCCTGGAAGTTGTAGATGCACAGCTTCTCCAGCTCCTGCCAGCTGGCCCCGAACGCGCGCATCCGGTCCACGATGTCGGTGAGCCGGTTCTCGTCGTCGACGTAGAGGACCGTCAGGCCCTGCCGGACCAGCTCCAGCGCGAGTTCCTGCACGATCAGGGATTTGCCCACCCCGGGCTGGCTGAACAGGCCAGCCAGGGAGCCTCGCTCGATGAAGTCGGGCTTCAGCCACTGGACGTCATCGGGTTCTTCCTTGTACGCCGTCTCCCAGCTGACTTTCTGGTACCGGGCGTGGAGCGGCTCCGGGTCACCGGGCCAGCTTCCCTTCCGGGCCACCGCGTTCAGCACCGCCTGCCGGTGCAGCGGCCCCTCGGTGCCGCACTCGGGGCAGGCGCCGCCGGGTGCGAGCGGGATGGAGTAATGCCCGTTGCCTTCGGGTGAGCAGGCGCACATCAGCCCGCCCAGGCTTGCCACGATGTCCTGATCGCTCACTGGTTCCCCTCCAGTTCCTCGATCTCGATGACCAGCTGGCCTTTCTTCACCAGCTGTGGTTTCCCGGCGTGGGTGCCGGGGAGCAGGGTCAGGGAGGCGACCACCGCATCGTTGTCGTCGGGGAGCACCCCCGCGTCGGTGAACCCGTCGATACACGGCTTGGAGGAGGGGAAGGTGATGTTGGAGGAGTCGCGGCGCCTCCGGTCAGGAGGGAAATAGGACACACGGATAGCCACCTTCCGCAGCGGGGGGATCTGAGCCTGGCGGGCCAGCTGCGCAGAGAGCTCACGCAGCCGGGCAGTCACTGCCATTCGGGCGAACCGGTTCGCGGTGGAGACCGCGACTGCGCTGGAGCGCCCGTTGGCGGAGAGCAGCCGGATCCCCGCAGGGAACTCGACCCGGAATACTCTCCCCACACGCTCCTTCAGAAAAAGGGGGGGATCTCCTCCCTCAGCGACCCGTCATGGGATAGCCAGACGGCGATGGCCCCTGCCTGCAGGGGGATATCCTCCGGATCGTGACCGGAACGGATCAGGAACCCGCAGGCGCAGGACTCCTGCGGGCAGGCATGCACATGATCATGGCAGCTGCGGCACAGCGACACCAGGTTCGCCAGGCCAAGGCTGCGCAAAGAATCGCCGGTGCCGCCCATTCCCTTTGGGGAGGCGGTGGTGCACGTCGCAGGCAGCCTTGCGGCACCGCCGGCACAGCCCCTCATCCCGGGCCAGGGCGGCCTTCCTGGCGGCTTCCCAGGTCACTGCGCCCACCGGGGCGTGCCGTAGCTCCGCAGCCGCATGCGGGCATCCTGGAGCCGCTGCGCCTCCTTCTCCCCTTCCAGTGCCTGCTGGACCTGCTGCCGCAGGCTGCTGGTGACGGCAGGCTTCTCCGCCTGGAGCGCCTCCTTTAGCAGGTAGGCCTCCAGCCCCCAGATCTGCCGCCTGGCGTCGGCGTAGGAGAGGTCGCGCCCCAGCTCCTCATCGAAGTTCCCCTCCGCCGCGCAGGCGGAGCTGCCGGTTACGCAGTAGCCGTTGCGCAGGGTCAGGCAGCACACCGTCACGGTGGTGCCCAGGAAGATGTGGTACTGCTCCTTCACGATCGCCCTGGCGACGTCATCGGCAGTTACTGACGGTCCTCTGCTCATGATTCCTCCTTGCGCGAATAACGGGGATAGATCTGGACGGCGGGCGCGATCACGGCACCTCGCAGGTGTCTGAGGAGCAGTAAAGCTCGCCCTGCGCGTCGGGCAGTGACGGGTTCCCGTAGAGGGCATCCCAGTCCACGGGCTTCACCCGTGCGCGCAGCTCATCCCAGCGCTCCTTGCTGACCCGCTGGTACGGCGCCTGGGGATAGGTGCCCTCGGCCATCGGCAGGAAGGACACCGACTTGAGTTGCCCGTCGAAGGCGCGCAGCACCGCCGGGATGTCTTTTGCCTCCTCGGCGGAGAAGGTGATGGTGCAGCTAACCGCATTGTCGGACCACCAGCGCTGGCACTGGGCGGCCAGCGCCGTCTTCTCCCACAGCGATACCTCCCGCTCCGGCCGGATATCGGGGCCCTCTACCGGCAGCGTGATCACCACCGTGGTCTCCGGGTCCATCACGCTCGGCTCGACGGGGTAGCCCGCCTCTTCCATGGCGCTGGCGAACGGGGAGCCGGCCATGTCGCGGACGGTCCGCACGTAGAACCCCCTCTCCCTGGGCCAGTGCACGCCCGGGGTCGCGCCCCAGAGCAGGGATACCGTACCGCTCGGCTTCACCGTCGTCACCCGGATTGACTCCCGGACCCCGAGCCATTCGGAGTAAACCCGGTCCCAGCGGCGGATCTCCCGGTAGCCCTCGTCCTGCCAGCGGCGCAGCTCCGCCCACCCGTTCGCTTCGGCGAACTGGACTACCCCGGTCATCGAGGTGCCGATGCGGCGGTTCCGGTTCATCACTTCGTTGGACTCGGGCCACTGCACCGGCAGCAGGGTGACGCTCTTGGCGTAGAGGTATGCGAATTTGAGGGTGCGGAGATAATCTTTGAGGTCGGTATGACGATAGGGGAAGGACTCGCATAGTGTGCAGAGTTCGTTGTCCTCAAGCGCCTGCTCCGCGCAATTTGACACGTTCATGCCACCGGACCAGTAGGTATGGCTCTCCCCGTCGACGGTGATATCCCAGACATCATGCCTGCCGAGGTGCTCGGTCTCGGTGATGCCGAATGACTGATCTGCGCAGCCGGTGTCCTTGCGGATGGTTTCCCGGAGCTTGTCCATCTTGTAGCCCTGGATGAACCCGATGATCTTCGCGAAGCGGGCAGCATCCTGCGCTCTGCCGATATTCACGTCATAGGATTCGCGGGATTCATAATCACCGTTGGCCCATGTGATCCGTGACGGCTTATTCGTAGTGAAATAGGAGGCAATGCCTAGCGCGGACAGGGAGAGCTGGACGTCATCGCGCATCTGCGGCGACGCCGTCTTGAAGGTGACCCGGCCGCTGACCACTGACCCGTTCGCCGAGTACAGCCCCCGGAGTACCGAAGGATTCCCCAGCAGCTCCGGCGGCATGAAGCGCTCGGGGAGCCGCCGGAAGCAGGAACCGCTGATGACCTTCTCAGTAGTCCAGGCACGGTCGGTGCCGTGGCGCCCCTTGATCAGGCCTGCGATCTCGCTGCTGAAATAATCCTGGTCGTTCTCGCCGATGCACAGCACGTGGTAAGCATTGCCACGGGTTTCATGGAGGTAGCCGTCGCCGAGCATGAGCCCGGCCAGGATGTCCTTGACATCGCGGGAGGTACCTGGCAGGCCGCCGCGCAGCCGGTCAATGGACTGGGCATCACCGAGCTCCGTCTTGATGCCGCCGGACATTACCCGGTGATTGACCGTGGCATCCACATATCCCGCTGTCGTGCGGTACCGGTAGACGGTTTCCACCCCGGTGCGGATTTTGCGGGTGACCTTCACCCACCCGTCCTGTGACCAGACGGTATCGCCCGGCTTGATCTCGCCCATGACGGTGATGCCGCCGGGAGTCAGCAGGGGTGCCCATTCCGGCTGACATGGGTTCGTGCCTTTCGTCCGGTACTCCCGGTGATCGGGAGGGTCGGCGAGCCGTCCGTGCTCCTGCATCATGTCGAGCCAGACCAGCCCCGGTTCCCCGTTGAGGGCGATTCGCTCTGCCAGGTGCGAGTAATCACTGCCGGAATAAGCGATGACTGAGTTATTCGACAGGTGACCCCAGCCGTTCGCTCCCATTCTCTCCGGGTTTTTCTTCCAGTTCTTCAGGTCCAGGAAGTTTTCATCCGCTGGGTCACCGAGCGCAATCTCGGCACTCCTGCGCACATTTCCTGCTACTACGCATTTGCCTGCCAGGTTCATGATGTCGGCAATGTCAGTGGAGGTCAGCGGCTGATCCTGCCGGTTCCCTAGCAACCTGGTCAGCTGCTCGTGGAGCTGCTGAAGGATCGCGGGGCCGCTGGCCGTCCCGCCGAATCCCCGGATGGGCTCCCCGGCCGGGCGGATGCGGGAATAGTCGAAGACCGGCATCCTCCTGGCCGGGAGCAGGAAGGCGCGGAGCAGGCTGGCTACTGATTCCACCCAGCCTTCACGGCTGTCCGGAATCTGGTGCGGGAATTTTCCCTCCGGCTGGTGCAGCGTGATCTTGCCCGCGCCACGGGTATCGAATCCGATCCCGACTCCGAGCATGAGCATGTCCATGGTCCGGGAGAAAGGAAGCGACGGGTCACCGGCTGACGCTATATCTTCGGTGGAAATAAACCCGCAGTTCTGGAGGGCGCTGGAATCACCGCGCCCGTTGACCATTTCCGTGCCGAGCATCCACAGGCCGCGTCCCGGCGGGCTCCATTTCCCGAGGAATGCCCGGTGGTAAGCTTCCTGGGCGGAGGCCTGAGCCTTCGCCTCATTCCAGGGCATCCGGTTCTTCGCAGCGTGGTCCTTCTGGATGGAGTACATGCCGGAGATGACCCGGTCCAGCCCCTCGCTGAAGCGTTCGCGGGTGCCGTCGGGCTTGCGCCGAGCGTACTTGGTCAGCCAGCTGTGCTCGCCGAGAGTGTTGCCCGCGCCCATCGGGAATCCGAAGCCGGGGTCGCGGCGGGTATAGCCTGCGATGAAATCCGGGTCCATGGTGAAGCTGAGCCATTCAGTCACATGCCTCCTCACGAGGGGTCCAGGGTAAGAAGCGCCTTCTCCCGGCTCAGGAGACTGCGGCCGATCTCTATGCGCTTGTGCAGCGCGGTCAGGCTGGCCTGCTGGCAGCGGACTGCCGCCTTGGCCCGGGACCAGTCCAGGGAGGCGACGTGGAGGTCCAGCCGGTAACTGCCGGTGACCAGCCGGGCTGTCGCCTTGCGGGCTTCCACGCCCCCGTCCGCGTCCAGGAATGCCCTGTCCAGCGCGTCACCGAAGGCGTTCTCCCGGGTCCGGAACCGTCCTTCCGCTTCCACCGACTCCAGCTCCAGCCCGGCCAGCGTCTCCACCGACTCCTCCAGGTCACGGCCCAGCTGCCCGAGCTGGCGGGCCAGCGTCTCCGCATCGTAGGAGCTCATGCGGCCAGCACCCGGGGGGCGGTGTCATGCAGCCAGCCCCAGATGTCGCGGGCCGCCAGGAAGGCGGCGGTGTTCTCCTGACGGCAGGTCACCGGGATCAGCCGCCAGCTGCGGGGGCGGACGTGGAGCACCGCCAGCTCGTCGATGGCCGGGATCTCCTCCTCGGTGCCGTCGGGACGCAGGATGAAGTCGGCGTTTGCCAGCGCGCTGACCTGCAGGGCAGCCTCGGGGTAGGCACGCTTGCCGGTCTTGATGTCCGCCAGCACGGTGCGGCCGGCGATGCAGGCGATCCAGTCGCAGGTTCCCGCGTACCCGTAGGTGCGGGACCACAGCGTTACCTCGCTCTCGCGGAAGCGCGGCCGGCATTCCATCAGGAAGCGGACGTACTGGTCAGCGTAGCCCTTGATGCCCTTGGGGACCCCCCCTGACGGCACCCCCCGGCCCCATTTCTCCGCGAGCTCGTGAACGGCGTCTCCGGTCTCTCGCGCGGCCTGCGACTCACGGAAGGAGGCTGTCTCCAGCATTTTCCCACGGTCAGCGGCGGTCATCTCTCCCAGCTCCGCCCAGTGCGCGGCGGCGTAGCGGGCGGTGACGCGCTCTTCCCAGCTGTCCACGTCCGGCTTGAGGATGACCTTCAGCACGGTGGTCACGCTGGGGGCCTCCTCGCTGGTACGGGGGTGGGTGTACCGGCGGGAGCCGTCGGGGAGGTCGGTGGCCAGGATCGGCGAGGTCACGCAGGCCCTTCATCGAGGCACACGGGCCCTTCATCGAGGCCGGGGAGCAGCGCCTGCACCCACGGCCTGGCGACGGGGGCATCCCCGCTGAGGGCGTCCTTCAGCTCCAGGATGGCCTTCCCGATCCCGATCAGGGCCATGACCTGGGCATCGGTCTTCCGGGGCGCTGACTCTGCCCAGATAGCCATGGCCCTCTGGAGGTCATCACGGGCGGTTGTCACCGCGCACCAGCCAGGTCGGTGCCAGCAGCGGCGCCAGTACTGCCAGCGCCGTCCCGAAAGGAGGGGTCCAGCTCCTTGCTGCGCTGCTCCAGCCAGTCCCGCACCCGGATGGTACTGCCGTCGTCCAGCGGCGCGGCAGCATCGAGCTGGGCGCCGCTGAGGGCCATCTGCCAGACGGCGCGCAGCTCGTCGATGGTGGAGGCGCCGCCGATCAGCGCGGTGATCTTCGGCAGCAGTTCCCCGCCTTCCTGTTTCACGGTCCTGGTCCGGGCCGGGCTGGCTACCGGGTGGGCGGGACGTGCTCCCCGGACCGCTTCCCCCGCCGATGCCACCGGGTTCTCGGCGGTGGGGTCGGCGCGGTCCCCCTTGGCCCACAGGTCCAGGGCTACCCCGAACCGCATCGCCGCATTGCGCAGGCTGTTCCGGACGACTATCCCGTTGGCGGTGTACTCGTGGCTGCCTTCGACGCTAAGGTTCCAGACTTCTCCTGGTCCGGCGTCCAGCACTGCCACGACAGCTACCGCAGCAGAAACGTGCCCACGGTCGCTTGGCGACGAATTCGGTTCCGCATTCTTCGCAGCTGCGATTGTCCCTGAAGGATCCCTTACGGGGGCGGATATAGGCCGTTCCCTCTCGACGACGCCGACGTTCCCTGCAGGCGGGAGAACACCAGCGGCTCCATGGGCGAACTGCTGTGTACGACTCGTTGCATTCGTCACAGAGCCGCTCATAGGTGACCTGGTGGTCGTGGTGCCATCGTGCGTGATCCCCCGGGGAGAGGGCGACAAGGTTTCCGGGATCGTTGTCAAGCGGGTCAACGTTGCGGTGATGGACGTGCCAGCCTTCTGGAATCGGTCCGTGTGCCGCTTCGTAGATGCCGACGTGAAGATAGGTACGTGGTGCAGTGGTCGCCATGAAGTAGACACGACGATGCCGGTCGGGATGACCGGGCTGCCGCCGGTACTGGCGCTGGTTCCAGGCGATGTCATCTGCGCCTGCGTTTTTACGGTACCCTGCCACGTGTAGAGCATATCGCCGTTACGCAACGCGTCCATGCACTGCAGGCCGCGATTCGCGGTCGGAATACGGTGATGCGGTGTTCCGACGATCACGCGTCCGTCGGCCAGCAGTGCGGCCTTCGTGGGTGCGGCCGGGTGAGAAAGCCAGTGGTCAGTCACCCGGCGCCAGCCTTCACGGGTGGGTACCAGGTCCCCGACGCGAACATCCTCGATGCGGACGGCGCCGCGTGCGGTCTGTACGGGCGTACCACGGAGCAGGCAGTCGCCGATCAGGACTTTCACCGCGTCGTTCTGGCCGCTGGGCACAGATCCGTAGCCGAGCCGCGACACCCCCCCGATGGTGAGCCTGATCCACAGCCCGACCGGCGACCCGCTGCTGTCCAGGTCGAAGACGGGCATGCCCCGCTCGTCGGCGGCCAGCGGTGCCCAGTTCCAGGCCGGGTCGGCGTCCAGCAGCCGGTTCGTCACATCCGCGTGGCCGACATAGTCAATGTGAATGTGGCGGACGGAGATGTAGTTGCCGCAGTCATCGCACTTGCTCTTCGGGTGCTTGTCGCAGGTCTTGCGCCGGTCGCTGCAGTCCGGGCAGGTGACCCTTGGCAGCTTCCCGATCAGTTCCCCCCCGAAGGGCTTGCGCAGGAGGGTCAGGTCCGTCACCGGGACATCGTGAGCCAGCGGGATCGTCATGCGGCAGCCTCTTCCCTGGAGTCAGCGGGTGCCTCACGGGGCTGCCCGTCCCTCTAAGTTACAGCGGTGTGATCATGCTGTCCAGCGCTTCTTTCATGTGTCCTGAGCTGGGAAAACAGTAACACCCCTGGTCAGCGGCGACCAGGGGTGTTACCGGTTGTCTTCTTACCGGCGCTCGGGGTCTTCCCCCGTCCACCGGTACTCCTGGGCCAGCCGCCCGCCGTGCTTGACCATCTTGACGGCACGGACGTCCAGGACCCCGATCAGGGACAGGCGGCGCGCCTCCTGGCGGAAGGCTGCCCCCCGCCCGGACTTGGTATCGCAGGGCAGCGGGCGGTCCGGGTACTGCCGGTCCCACTCCTGGCAGGCGTCGTCGACGCTGAACCAGCGGTCCTGCGGCTGCGCCCGGACGAACTGCCGCAGCCACCCGGCGCCTCCTTTCATGACCGCCGAGGCCCGGACCGGCTGGTTGATGCTCCGCGACAGCAGTGCCGCGACTGCTTCCGCCCTGATCCTGGCCTGGGTGATCACCGGGTGGGTGACGCCGGAATCACGAAGGTAGGCGCTCAGTTCCCCGGCCATCACCTGGGCGCGGCCCATGACGTTCCGGGCATCCCGGGTCCTGGCGTCGTAGAAGACGAACTGCGCCCTGGCGGCGTTGCCCTTGCCCAGCTGGATGCTGAGCCGCGCTTCCGGCTGCGCCTTGGCGGTCAGCGTCCACACTCCGTCATAGGAGCTGATCAGGTTCGCGTCGGCGAGGGCGTCCAGGAGGTCGCCGGCGAGGGTCTCCCAGTCTCCCCAGACGTGGCGCACCCGGGTATCGAGGTAGGCCAGCGGTATCTGGATGGCTTTCACCAGCGCGGGCAGCCGGCATCCCTTCCCGCCGGCATCCCAGATCGCCGTCATGATCTCGCGGAACCCGTCTGCGAGCGGGATGCCGCCCTGGTGGTCCTCCTTGCCTTTCAGCCGGGCCGCGTAGCCTTCAGCCATTGGTGTGACTGAAAGTCGGCGCCAGCGGCGGCTGTGCGTTCTGCTCGGTCTGCAGCATCAGGATGTCGCGGAGGTCGATGATGGCCTGCTGGATGACCTGCGCGTTGAGCTCGCCGCTCCCGGGGGTGATGTCCACCAGCATCTCCTTGTTGCCGGCCCTGATCCACTCGCAGATGCCGTGGAGCGCGGACAGTTTAGTGCGGAGCTGCCGGGACCTGGTCACGACCGGCGCGTGACCGGTTTTCGCGCCTTCGCGGGATTTCGCCTCGGCGTCGATGGCCGCGATCATCGCGGCCTCGCTGGAGTATCCCGCGAACTGGCGGGACAGCCCCCTGATCTCGCTTCCCGGGACGGCGCAGTCCCGCAGGAACTCCACGTAGTGCCGGAACGGGCCGTCGTAGAACTTGGAGGTAGTCTGTCCGATAATCGCGAGGTGGGTGAGGGTGAACGACCCCGGTACCGTGATGCCCAGCTCCGTCATCCTGGTCTCGGCGTTGCGGGCGGCGATCACGTTCTTCACCGCCTGCTGGCTGCACTGGATCTGCTGGGCCAGCGCGGCGGCATCCGGCTCCGGGTCACCGGAGATCAGCTGCCGGATGAGGCGGTACAGCTCTATGTCCTTGAGGTTCTTTCCGTGAACCCGGTTGAGCCGCATCTGCAGTACCTGGAACCGCGCCCTGATCGGCTCGGTGGCGCTGGCGTAGTTGTCGTTGAGCACGATGGCGGGAAAGGAATCCCAGCCGAGCTTCGCGGCGGCGGCGTTGCGGGTGTTGCCGTCGAGGAGGTAGCCGTCCAGGGTGTAGACCACCGGGGGCATGACCAGGTTCGGCCGCTTGGCCGACGCGGTGTAGGGCTTCATTGCCTCGGCGTAGCGGGATACCTCATAGGGGCCCGCCTTCTCTTCCTGGTCCCGGACCTGGGACTGTTTTCCGGGATCGGCGAGCGGGTAGTTCTGTTCATAGGTCCAGGTGCCCTCGCTGTACCCGAGGGTGGAGATCAGGGCTGCCGTCCACTGGCCCGACGGCGGCAGGGAGCTCGTCCTGGTGATGGGTCGTCCCATCGGGACTCCTTTTCTGTTCCGGTTCTGCACGCCGTAACCGCGTGCTTTGTACGGACAGTACATCCTCCTTCATCACCACGCAAATGATCCGGGAAACTTTCTTCACGGATGCGGCCGGATCACGGTCAGGGGCCGCCCGGGATGGGGTTCCCGGGATTCGCCGATCCCGCAGGATTCCCGGGATTCGCCGACCTCGCAGGATACGCACCAGCCGGAGACGGCTGACGTCATCTGCATCGGGGCGGTGCAGACCCAGCAGGGAAAGGGCTCCGGCGGGCGCGGCGGGGTGAGCGCCTCAGCGGCAGGATCGGTGCCGCCGAAGCGGGCAGACAGGCTGTACCACTGCATGATCAGCTTCCTCCGAGTATCCGCGCCCATGTCAGTTCCGTTTCTATATCGCGGATGACGGTGCTCATCTCGCGGCTCGCGGCGGTCATGAATTCCTGCGGCAGGTTTTCTTCCGGCAGCAGGAAGCCGTTGTCTCGTGCCCACATAATGAAACGGGGCCATTCTCCCGGAGTTGAGCACCATGCGGCGGCCAGCCCGGCGGCGGCGAGCATTTCCGGGAATTCCCCTGCCGTCACGGGATGACCTGCCGCCGGTCGGTCGGCCAGCACCAGCAGGCCGGTGATCAGCTCCCGGGTGCTGTCATCGCCGGCCGACGCCAGGAAGCCGGTCACCGCCCCGGTGTCGCCGTCATGCCACTGCCTGACCAGGCGCGCTGCTGCCGTCAGTCCCGGTTCGGTGCCCATGCTCGCCTCCGCTGATGATCTCGGGTGAGAAGAAGCGTAGACCCCCGTGGTCCCATCGGCAACAGCCTTGCGCCGGGGTATCCTGGACCGGGACCGAAGGAGATGACTTCAGTGAATGCGGATGTTTTCCCGGATAGCGAAGGAATGGCATGGACGGACCTTGACGGGGGCCTGGAGGTCTACGGGAAATTCCTCGATTCCGTCGATACCGATGACGGCGAGAGGCTTCGCTGGGCGGAGCTGTGCCTTTATAAGGTCATCGATACCGACGAATCCCATGATGCTTCCCTCCCTGACGCCGATGAGAACAAGGATATGTACGGCCACCCGATATGGGTGCTCCATACCAAGGGCCACACCCTGGTTTACCACCGGACCGGCCCCTGCAAGGGTGGCATCGTGGTGCGCGCCTGCGACTTCCCGCAGCACGCCGAGGATGTGGATGAGCTGGTCGGCTGCGAGCGGTGTGACCCGCCGGACTGGCAGTCCCTCGGTGAGGAGAAGCTGCGGCTGGAGGTTACCTGGTACACCAGCGTCATCTGCCAGACCGCCGACAAGCTTATCGACGCGCTGCAGCGCAAGCCGCTGTGCACGGCGTGCCACAAGGAGGAGCGGTACCACCCGCACCCGGGCTGCCAGCAGTACCGCAAGCCGCTGCCGGAGCTGTCGGCGCCGGGCCGCAACCTGATCGAGCGGGTCCGCTACTCCGAGCCGGACATCGACCGGGCCGCGAACAGGAAGAAAAGGCTCTGACGTGATAGAGTGCCCGTGAACGGATAAGAAGAAGGACGATGTTTCCATGAGGCTGGACCGCAGCATCCTGACCCCGGCCGCGCGCCGGGCGCTGAAGGCGTGTGCTGATGCAGGTGGCCGTCCGGTGCTGGCCGGAGGGTGCGTCCGCGACGCCCTCCTTCACGTTGATATCAAAGACTTCGACGTCGAAGTCTACGGTGACGTGGATCCGGACCGTCTCTGCGCGGAGCTGTCCGCCATCGGGGCCGCCGATCTCACCGGCAAGGCGTTCGGGGTAATGAAGGTGCGCCTCCTGGGTGAGGAGATCGACGTCTCCCTGCCCCGCCGCGATATCAAGACCGCAGCGGGGCACCGGGGATTCGACGTCGTCACGGGCGGCGACCTTTCCCCGGAAGACGCGTCGGCGCGGCGTGACTTCACCGTCAACGCGATGATGGCCGACCCGCTTACCGGGGAGGTTACCGACCGCCACGGCGGCCTGGCTGACCTCTACGCGGGGGTGCTGCGCCATACTGGTCCCGCGTTCACCGAGGACCCGCTGCGGGTGCTGCGCGGGATGCGGTTCGCGGCCCGTTACGGGTTCACTATGGCGCCGGAGACCGTCCAGCTGTGCCGCAGCATCAGCGGCGCGTTCGCCGAGCTTCCCGCCGGGCGTGTCTGGGGGGAGTTCCGGCAGCTGGGCACCCGGGGCACGGACATCACCGCCGGGCTGGCGGTGCTGGCGGACACCGGCTGGGAGCGCCACTTCCCGCAGCTGGCTGCTCTTCACGGCATTCGCCAGGACCGTCGCTGGCATCCCGAAGGGGACGCTCACGTCCATTCCGGGCTGGCGGCGGACCAGGCGGCCCGGCTCGCTGATGAGGCGGGGCTGCCCGGCGATGACCGGTTCGTCGTCGTGATGGCGGCGCTGCTGCATGACCTGGGGAAGGCGGCCCGGACCCGGCATGCCGGGCTCGCCAGCCGCCTGCTGCGCCGCCGCATCACCTCTCACGGTCATGCAGCCGCTGGGGTAGAGCCTGCGGTCGCGTTCCTGCGCGCCGCAGGCTGCCCGGACGGGCTGATCATGCGGATCACCCCGCTGGTCAAGGAGCACATGTCCTGCCAGGTCCGGCCGTCCCCGCCGGCGGTCCGGCGGCTGGCCCGCCGGCTGCAGCCCGCCACCCTGGAGGAGCTGGCCCTGATCTGCTCCGCTGACCGGAAAGGACGCGGCGACCCGGATGCGGCCAGCGGAGCAGATGCCTGGCTGGAGATGGGGCGCGGCCTCAGCGTGCAGGAGGAGCCAGTACGCGGTATCCTCACCGGGTATCACCTGATCGCCGCCGGGATGATTCCCGGCCCCGCCTTCCGGCCGGTGCTGGCCGCTGCCGTCACGGCGCAGGATGCTGGGGAATTCGCCGACGAAGAGGGGGCGCTGCAGTGGCTTACCGGGAACTACCTCCCGGCTGCAGTTCATTCTCGCAGAGCCTGATCAGGTCCGAACGTGACGTGGCCAGGCTGACGATTGCTGACCGGGTTCACCAGGAGAGCATGACCCGGATCGAACAGGAATGGCGGGGATTCGAGGAGCACAGGCGCAGGCTGCATGATGCTCTCCGCAGCATGTACAGCTACCCTCCGTACACGATGGGCACCTACCCTCCGTACACGATGGGCGCGGATATTATGCCGGGAAGGAGCGTGGAGATGAAGCTGAATCCGCTTGCGAGTACCCGTCTTTGCCCGCACCATTGCGGATCCACTCTCGTGGTTGATTATCACGGCAGTGTCTGGTGCACCAGCGCTTCCTGTCCTGATCCGTATCAGGTCACCCGGTGGCTGAACGACGGAAAATTCGTCAACAGCGCATACGGGGTCATCTACCATGAGGGACGGCCTTTCTGGAGAGAGGCTGACGGCTCTATCGCGCTGATACAGATACAGAAGGAACTTGTGCCTGATAAGAAGGAGATGGCGGTCTGCGAGGCCGCCCAGCCCGCGAACAGGGTCACCGCGAGCGTCCTCCCTGACGGGGTGAACGTGCTGTCCGTGCCCAGGATCGGGGACAAGGCTAAGGGAGACGCTCAGGAGCGGCTGGACCAGGCCTACGCGGAAGGTTTCCTTACCCAGAAAGAATTCAAGGCGCGACAGGAGGCGGCTCAGGCCGCGAAGACGCAGACCGAGCTGGATATGCTGGCCGGGGACCTGCAGAAGGTGATTGCTCTTGCCCCTGTGCAGGGTAGGAAGAAGAACCGGGCGGTCATGCATCCGGCAGTATGCCTGCTCCTTCCTGCGGCCGTGTTTTTCGGGACGTCAGAAGCGCTTAGCTTCGAGTCTCATCTCCTGGCCTGGCTGTTCCTTGCGGCAGGGATTATTCTCCTGTTCTCCGGGATAATACTGGCGAGCCGGCGTAGATAATATCACCGGACTTGACCCGGGTCTGCAGTATCGGTATCTTCAAGCAGAGAATGAATTGCGACAAGCTATCAATAGCGACTCGGGCAGCCGTGCTGCCTGAACAGGAAGGCAGTGTATGCCCCGTCTCAAGAGTCTCGCTGCCGCCGCCGCGACCTCCGTGCTCACCTTCGGTGCAGCCGCAGGGATCGCGATGGCGACCGTGAGCACCCCGATCGCCACCTCCAACGGCGAGGCGGGCTACGGCACCCAGAGCACCACCCCCCTCACTAACGTGCAGGCGGTCGTCACCCCGGACCAGTACGGCACCACCATTACCGGCGGCGCCCTCGGGGTCCAGCTCGCCGACCAGAAGAGCAGCACCGACTGCTACGCCGCCCAGCTGGGGTTGGTGGCGAACACCGCCACTTCCACCTACTCCGTCGAGTACGGCACCGGTAACCAGACGGGGACCTGCCCGGCAGTGGGCGTGGTCAGCGGTACCGCTCTCCCCGGGCTGACCTCGGTCCCGGACAACGCGTCGGTATACCTGAGCCTCTCCTACGTCACTCACGGGAAGAAGTTCTGCTTCCCGGTTCCCTGGGGCAAGCAGGGCAAGTGGGGGCATAAGCAGTACTGCTGGAGCGGCACCGGCAGTGATGGCCTCCTGGTTAGCGCCGAGGTGCTGGACAGCACCACCCCGGTCCTGGTGACCAAGATGATCCCGGACCCGGCTGACTTCACTTTCGCCAGCTTCGGCATCTCGCTGGACAATGACAGCGCGCTGATCCCGGCCGCCGCCGGCCTCGCCGAGCCCGCCACGGAGCAGGGGCTGGGTACCTTTACCGATGACGTCAGCGTTTACACCTCCTACGCGGACCAGGAGGTCGCCGAGTTCGACTACGCCAGCGTCACCCGGCAGGGCGGCAGTCCCGAGCTGATCGACGGCACCGGCCTTACTCCTAACGCGGCGCAGGATGTCTCCGGCGGCAAGGTCGTCGCCGACATGCACGACAGCCTGACCGATGACGCCGTCTTCCCGCTGTCCCCGGCGGTCGGCACCTACACCCCGGTTAGCATCCACGGCGCCAGCACGATCGGGAACTCCTTCCAGGTGTACACCGGGAACTCGATCGGCTAAGCTAGGTCCCGCCCTGGCTGAAGGCACCGAGCAGGAGGGAGCCGCAGTGATACTGCGGCTCCTTCTGCTTTCCCCGGGTATTCCGCTTGCACTGCCCGGGAGCGTGTGGTAGCTTTAGCTCATCAGCAAAGAAAAGAAAAGAAGGAAGAACACCATGAAGCTCCGCACCATCGCAGCGGCCGTCACGATCGCCGGTGCCGCTCTCACCGGTACCGCCCTGGCCGCTCACGCGTCGGCGCCCGTCATCTTCCAGGCTCAGGTCACCGGCTGGAATACCTTCCGGGCCGCTTACCCGCTGACCGTCGGCGAGATCGTCTCCGAGAACACGGGCGGCCGTCAGTTCACCATCACCTCGGTGCAGAGTGCCGGCGGCGATGAGAACGTGACCGTCAGCACCGCCGGGCTCCCGGCTAAGGGCACTGATGTGGCCCTGACCCTGGTCAGTTGACAGGTCCGTCCGTACGGGCTTACGCTTAGTTCATGTTTAAGTGGCAGATCTCACACTCCCGGGCCACCCGGCCTGGTACTGAGCGCTGCCCCGGGAGTCTCCCTGGGTGATCTTCCCCGAAGCCCAGGGAGGCCGCCCGGATCAGGATTACCTGGTTCCACGAGCGGCCTTTCTCATAACTGAATCTTTCGGACGTAGCTCAACGGGGAGAGCTCTGGTCTCCAAAACCAGCGGTTGAGGGTTCGAGTCCCTCCGTCCGGGCGAGGCACCACCTGCGGGTGTACGTGCGTGATCATTGACAACTCCATCTGTTGACGGGCCGGATGACCAGGGGTGAACGATGCCGCTGTACCGTCCGGTCTCGTGGGGGCCTTGGCGCAGCTGGCAGCGCGTCTCTTTTGCACGGAGAAGGTCGCGGGTTCGATCCCCGCAGGCTCCACGTCAGGGGGTTTGGCGCAGTCCGGAAGCGCGCTTCCTTCGCAAGGAAGAGGGCACGGGTCCGAATCCCGTAACCTCCACCTGTACGGGGCTTTAGCGCAGCCTGGTAGCGCGTCTGCGTGGCACGCAGAAGGTCGCGGGTCCGAATCCCGCAAGCTCCACGAAAGAAGGGCCTGGCGCTGTCGGGCGTCAGGACTAAACGACATCCGGCGGGGCCCCAGTGATTACAACGGGCCGGGCGGCAGTCAGGGTACTACTCATGAGGTCCGCGCTCCCGCTTACTGGTGGTACTGCTAGGAATAGCATCGGGTTGTGGCGCAGCTTGGCAGCGCGCGTCGTTCGGGACGACGAGGTCGGCCGTTCAAATCGGCCCAGCCCGACTCTGAGGAGCTGCATACGGGGATGAGATAAGCCCTGGCTGTGTGTGGCGGTGAAAGTCCGTGCCAGTTCCTCAGTTTTTAAACGGAGTATGGCGCAGCTTGGCAGCGCGCCCGGCTGGGGGCCGGGAGGTCGCGGTTTCGAATACCGCTACTCCGACGAGCAGCCCGGACGCAGGCGCCGCCGGACGGCCTGGGCGGGCTGCCAGGTGTACGGGGTGTAGCTCAGTGGCAGAGCACCGCGTTTGGGACGCGGGGGTCGTCCGTTCGGTCCGGACCACTCCGACGTAAGTACTATGGTCACCTAGCTGAGACGGATTAGCGGCTGCCTGAAAAGCAGCAGAGGCAGGGTCGCTACCTGCGGTGGCCACGGGGCTATAGGGAATCTCTTTGATGGTATCCTTGGCCTTTACCGGAAGACAGGACTAGAACCGTGGCCTCTGGCGGGGCCTTCGAAGAGAATTCCGGACACGATGAGGTCTTCCTTCCCTTACCGCGCTGAACACCTGTCTTCCCTCATAGTCGTGAGCCCCGGGTCCGCCTCTGCCTGCATGCCGCCCGGGGCACGGCCTGCCCCTGCCCTGACCTGGTCTCCGCGTACGGATAGCTTTATGGCATCCGTATGCAGTGGAGTATCCGTTTGAATCGGAAAGGGGCTCCTGCGGGTGTCGTCCAAAGGCAGGACAGCAGCCCTCCAAGCTGCTTACGCCGGTTCGACCCCGGTCACCCGCTCTTATCAGCCATGGGCCGCTAACTCAAGTGCGAAGAGTACCGTCCTCTTAAGTCGGAAGTTCCGGGTTCGAGTCCCGGGCGGCTCACTGCTAGTGTTAAGGAGGGCGGCTCACTGCTAGTGTTAAGGAGAATGTCATGCACGCTCTCTATAAACAGGTCCCGGCCATCTGATAAACCGGGAGCCGCTAACTCAAATGCGAAGAGTACCGATCTTTTAAATCGGGAGTTCAGGGTTCGAGTCCCTGGCGGCCCACAGGAGAGAATATGCCGCAGGTCATCTGCCCGGACTGCAAGGGCGGTGAAGACGATAAGAAGGACTGCGAGCGGTGCCATGGCACCGGTACTATCTGGGTGGACAGCGGCTCCGGCTGGTAAGGGCGGGTAAGTCCAATCTGGTAGAGCTGGCCTGCTCAAAACAGGTCGTATGCGGGTTCGAGCCCCGCCCCGCCTACGGAAGAGATGAATGGGATGCAGCGGCGGCAGACCCGGGGCCTGGCTGAGGGTGATGTCTTCACCGGCTGGAAGCATGTGCTCTGCTACGTGCAGCGAGCGGGAGTGAAGAGCGGTATCAAGCGCGGTGCCCGGCGGCGGGAGCGGCGTGAGGGCAAGGCGCAGCTGCGGGAAGAACAGATATGAAGAGAAGGCCGGTGGCGGCATTCGACGTGGACGGCACCCTCCTCCGGGACGACGACAGCCCCCGCGAGGAGATGGTCTCGTTGCTGATGGCACTGGTGCCGTACTGCAGGATCGTGGTCTGGTCCGGTTGCGGGAGCGATTATGCGGTGATGCAGGGACGGCGGCTCAGGCTCCCGGACGGCATCACCTACATGGCGAAGGCCGGCGGGTTCGCCGACCTCTGCTTTGATGACCAGGATGTTAACCTGGCGACCGTGAACATCATGGTCGCCGATGAGGAGCAATCCTCCGATCCCGCTTAGTTCAGCTGGTAGAACGCCGCCCTCTGAAGGCGGAAGTGCGAGGTTCGAAACCTTGAGCGGGAGCTGTGCCCCTGTAGCTCAGCCGGAAGAGCGGTCACCTCGTACAGAAATCTTGCCGTCATAGCTCAGCTGGTCAGAGCGGCTGTCTCGTAAACAGCAGGTGGCAGGTTCGAGCCCTGCTGGCGGCTCTCCGTGGTCAGGGGCTCTGGCCGAAGAGAAGGAGAAGGATGAGCGAACAGGACAGGACGGCGGCCGTTCACGCCTCCGTCGATGAGAAGGCGGCTGAGCTCGCGCTGATGGAGCACATCCGGGCGGCAGTGTACAGCCTGGAGGTTCCTATTTCCCAGGTCGTGCTCCGCTTCGAGGAGAAGCTCCGCGAGCTGCTCCCGGTGGCGCCGGGGGAGACCTTGAAGACGCCGGACAGCGAGTAGCATGGGCCGTATCGCGGTAGCAATGGTCGCGGTGGCGGTGGCCGCCGGAGCCTGCTTCGCACCGGCTGCGGAAGCCAAGCCAGCTCCGTCGAGCCATGAGGTGGCTTATGATGATATCCGGGCAGCGGGAACCAGGGAATGTTTCGCGGTCTCGGGGCTGCGGGTGATAATCGCTACCTGCAATGTCCATGACGGTCATCAGGAATGGCTTCTCAACCGCTATGGAGCACTGCTGGAGATAGCCAGCTCGGAGTACCCCGGGCTGTGCCTCGGCAAGCCCGGCTACCCGGTGACGCTCAGTTCATGTGCGGACCTGAATGCTCACGGTTACCCGCTCCGCCTTGATGAGACCGCCAGGGAGACGATGACTGTGGAACTGGCGCGTACGGGTGACCTGTTGTCTTCCTGCCTCTCCGGCGACGAGGAGGCGATCGCCCGCTGGACGGTCAGGAACACTGCCGACTGCCTCCAGGAGCTTGTGCTTCCGGAATGGAAGCCGGTGAAGGACGCGTAAGGAGGGAGAAGGAGATGGCCGTAGAGATTGCGCTGAAGCACAAGTACCGGATGGGCAGCACCGGCAAGAGGAATGCGTCCCGGGGCAATAACAGCGGTACGAACAAGCACCGGGGCGAGGATAAGAACCGGCTTGCGTTCGCCCAGTCTCAGACCAGGGCAAACCAGCGGATGCTGGTTATGCTGCCGACCGGCAGGTTCCGGTGGGTGCTGGCGGCGGACTGGGGTGGCAGCCGCTAGCGGGCGGCCTGGCGGGATATCAGGAAGATAACATGCGCTCGTGGCGGAATGGCAGACGCGCAGCGTTGAGGTCGCTGTGCTCCGCGAGGGGCGTCCCGGTTCAAGTCCGGGCGGGCGCACACCGTGTCTGGCTGGTCACGGTGAGATGATATGAGCAGGGCCCGTGGCGAGTGCCAGCTCGCTACGGCACGCCGCCTTAGCTCAGTCTGGCAGAGCAACCGCCCTGTAAGCGGTAGGTCACCCGTTCGAGGCGGGTAGGCGGCTCACGAGGTAATCCCAGGGGAAGGGGACGAATGGATTTCAGTGACGCGCTGAGCACTATGCGGCAGGGCGGCAGGGTACGGCGGCGGTTGTGGTCACAGATATGGCCCGCGCACCTATGGCTGGAGATCGTGGCGAACTGGGACCTCCTGGCCAGTGACTGGGAGGCAGAGTAATCAGCCGGCGGGATTGGACGACCCCGAAGGCGCATGCCCGCAGGCCGCACCATAAAGCCATGCACAGCGGCAAGAAAGGGAGAGGTGGGGATAAGAAGCTGAAGGAAGTCAAGCGCCTGCTCGCGCAGGGAGCAGTGTAATGCCCGCTGGGGTAACCGGCAAGCCCACCGGGTTTTGGTCTCGGGTGTTCCAGGTTCGAATCCTGGGCGGGCAGCGAGGAGATAGGGTTCTGCGCACGGAGATGATTCTCCTCTGTCTAAACATGGCATAGTGCCTGGGTTACGGTACCCGGTGTCTAAAAGCCGCTGTAAGCCTCTCTAGCTCATCCGGCAGAGCGTGGCCATGGTAAGGTCAAGGCGAGCGGTTCGAGTCCGCTGGGAGGCTCACCGGGATACGTCTGGCACCGTGGCGTGTCCCTGCCGGTCCCACGAAGATGCTGACCTTCACGGAGGGCCGGTAACCAGCCAGCCCTGGTCAGCGGGCGCTGGCACGGTGCACACGCGGTTGTGGCGCAGTGGTAGCGCACCACCTTGCCAAGGTGGGGGTCACGGGTCCGAATCCCGTCAGCCGCTCGGAGGGACAACGCTGGGGGCTGACTTACCCAAGGAGATCGTCACTGGTGTCCCTTCTCATGCGGCCATAATTCAATGGCAGAATGCCACCTTCCCATGGTGGAGACGAGGGTTCGACTTCCCTCTGGCCGCTCTGTTCCTTACGCCGAGACGCGTGAGGAACCCCGGGCGAGTGGTGGAATGGTAGACACGCATGCCTCAGGAGTATGTGTCTTAACGACGTGGGGGTTCGACTCCCCCCTCGCCTACCAGCAGGAAGCTTTTATGATAGAACCCGGATTCCCGGGTACTGTCTGACGGACTCCATAACCCGGGCTTCCTGCTGTTTTCCGGAGTGGTCGCCTAGTCCGGCCCATGGCGCTCGACTGCTAATCGAGTGGGGTCTCACCGCCCTCGGGAGTTCAAATCTCCCCCGCTCCGCCCTGTTTCAGTGAACTGAAGGAAGAGATACGTGATGATACGGTCGGCTGTTCTCGCAGCAGCAGCTGCCATGACGGCAGCGATTGCCCTGGCTGTCCCTGCTGGTGCGGTGACGGGACCTCCGGCCGGCTCCCGGGGAACCGGGGTGATCTCGGTGAGGACGAGCAAGGAGAAGCTCTGCCTGACCGCCCTGGGCAGCGGGGTGGTCGTGGCCAAGCCGTGCGTATCCAGGCTCAGCGACGAAGGGGACGGGCAGGCGTGGTTGCTGTCCCGTTATGACGGCTTCCTGGCCGTGAGGTCAGTCCGCGAGTCAGGTGAGTGCCTGGGGTCGCGTGGCGGGACGGCTTCCGCTGTGCTGGTGAGCTGCACGGCGAGCAATGAGGGCGGTGACGCTCTCCGCTACGTGGAACTGGGTGACGACGCGTGTCCCGGTATCGCTGCCACCTCAGATTGCGCCGAGATCACGCTGGTTAACGGGCGTAAGCTGACCGCCTGGGTCGCGGCCCGGGGCCATCGTGACTCCTATGCCGTCGTGACCTGGGATGAGGATCCGGGAGGCATGAACGTCCGGTTTACCTGGGCGGTGCCGGGGTGGCATCATGATTAGCAGGAGCTGGTGATAGTCTCTGACCAGAGAATGAATTGCGACAGGAATTGCGGCAAGGACCTGTACCGGGAGTGCTTTGACTGCTGGGACGGGTACCATGTCTACGCTACGACACCGGGGAGCAGGATCAGGTGCCCTCCGTGTGACCAGAAGAAGACCGGGAAGGTGGGCTTAGAGGCAGCCATCCTCTAAGGAGTGAGAGTACCGGCGTGAGGCGTCGGCGGAGCGCCTGGCCTCACCGGGCAGCTCCGGTCTCTTCGGCGTAACAGCACACCCGGTCAGTCCTGATGGTGTACAGTGAACAGGGAAAAGAAAGAACAGTGAGGAACGGATGAGACTCGCCGAGGCGCTGCGTGAGCGCGCCGATACCCAGAAGAAGCTCGCGCAGCTGAGTCACCGCATCAGCGAGAACGCCCGGGTCCATGAGGGGGATACCCCCGACGAGGCCCCCCTGGATCTCCTGGCTGAGGCCAGGGTGAGGATGATCACGCTGGAAGAGCTGATCCGGCGCATCAACGCGACGAACGCCGCGACTCCGCTGACCCCGGAGATGACGCTCACCGCCGCGATGGCCCGCCGCGAGGCGCTGACCAACCTGCAGAAGTTCCTCACTGCCGCCGCCGATGCTGCCGCCGGCGGTACTGCTGACCGGATGTGGGGCCGCCGCCGCGCGACTGAGCTCCGGGAGGTGGCGGCCTTGCCGGTGAAGGACCTCCGCGCCGAAGCGGACCGGGTGTCCGGGGAGCTGAGGAAGCTGTCCATGAGCATCGAGGAAATGAACTGGAAGACGGAACTGATGTAGAGGGGAAGACGGTAGCTGCTCGTCACCCGTCCGGGGTGAGTACGCAATCCTCGCAAGATTCATGGTCTTGCATCACAGCACATGCGCGGGGCCGCATGACAATCATTACCAGTCAGCCCAGCATCTATGCAGCAGTCAGCGGCGGAAGCCGTTACCAGTTATTTTTATCACCATGTGCTAACCGGACAGGATTACTGATGGCAGCGAGGGCGGGCCAGGGGAATTCCCCCCAGCAGAAGCCTTTCTTGAGCATACGGCTCAAGGATTGTGAGGTGCAGACGTTCCAGTCCGGCGGACCGGGCGGCCAGCACCAGAATCATTCCAATACCGGGGTCCGGATCATCCACCGGGCGTCCGGGGCCCGTGGGGAGTCGCGGGAGGAACGTAGCCAGCTGCTGAACAAGAAGGCGGCGTTCCGGCGGATGACAGAACATGTGATGTTCCGGGTGTGGGTGAACCGGATGATCTTCTATGCCGGGAAATCCCCGGAGGAGAGGGTGAAGGAAGACCTGGTACCGCAGAATCTGCGCACGGAAGCCCGTCGCGGGAACCGGTGGGTACCTTATGCGGCAGAAGGGAATGATCATGGCGGAACCGCAGGATGACCAGGCTGACGAGGAAATCATCGAGGAGCTCGTCAAGGGCTATTCCGGTGACGGCCTGTTCCGCGAGCAGAACTCGCCGCACCCGAAGTAATGGAGATGAACGGGCAGGAGCGCACCTCTCACGGAGGGGTGCGCCGGACGCGGGTAGCTCAGCGGCAGAGCGACGCTCAGATGAAGCGGAGGCCGGTGGTCCGAGTCCACCCCCGCGTACTGATCCGCCTCAGGGAAGAGCTGGGGCTGCCGGGATGCCCGTACGTGATCCGGTGGCGCCTTCAGGTCCCCGGGGGGTCGGTCCGGCTGCATCACTGGCTGGGCCCTGATGATGACCGTGCTCACCATGATCATCCGTGGTGGTTCGTGACCCTGGTACTGCGCGGCGGCTACACCGACCGCAGTCCTGGGGGGACCGAGCGCTTGCGGGCGGGATCGGTGCGGTACCGCCCGGCTCTGTACCGGCATACGGTGGTTCCTGATCCCGGCGGCGCCTGGACGCTGTTGGTTACCGGTCCCCGGGTGCGGGACTGGGGATTTTGGCCGGGGAAGTTCGTGAAGGCTAACAAGTGGTTCTTCCGGTACGGTCATCACCCGTGTTTCGAGGATTCGCCTAGCGGCTTAGGGCGCACGCCCGGAAAGCGTGTTGGGGGTGACCCCCCCTCGCGAGTTCGAATCTCGCATCCTCGGCGATGGAGACGTGGCACGAGTGGCTTAAGGCTCCGGTCCCGAAAACCGGCGGGTGTAACAGCCCCGTGAGTTCGAATCTCACCGTCTCCTCCAAGGGCTGGTAACTCAGCAGGTCAGAGTACCCGTCTGATAAGCGGGAAGCCGGCAGGTTCAAATCCTCCCCAGCCCACAGGCCGGTAACTCAAGTTGGTCAGAGTGCCATTCTTATAAGATGGGAGTCACGGGTTCGAACCCCGTCCGGCCTACCGGAGCCATGATGAAGCGCAAGGATGATAACAGCTGCCGGTGTGATCCGCCGCCTTTTACCGGAGGGTGCCGGTACCGGCTGTGCCGGTACGGTCACTGCGCGGAGTACGTGTGCTTGCGCTGCGATCTGTTCAGCTGGGGATACGGCCCTATGCTGTGCAAGTGTGATGTCCCTAAGCCCAGGCTCTTCCTTTACCCGGACATGGACGTGAAACCGCACGTAGCCCTCAAGTCGTCAGCACGCCGGCGGCGGGTAAGGAAATGGTGAACCGCCAGCCGCTGGCAGCATTCATCCAGGAAGGGTGCTACCGTAGCTGGCACCGCCACGGGAAACGGGCGAAGCACCGTTCTGTACGGCGTGAGCGGATGCTGGCCCGCACGGAAGCCAGGGAGGCCGTGATGAGCGAACCTGAGAGCGGATATGATATCTGGCCGTACGGTGATGACAACATGCCGGCGGTCGGTGACCCTGATGATGATTATGAATGGGTAGAGGACCTGCTCACCGCCGAGCGGGCCAGCCGTTCCGGGCCCCTGTAGCTTAACGGAGAAAGCAGGGAGCTTCTAACTCCCGGGATGCGCGTTCGAGTCGTGTCAGGGGCGCTGGTCCCTTGGGGTAATGCGCAGCCCGCCGCCCTCTCATGGCGGAGATTGCCGGTTCGAATCCGGCAGGGATCACTGATGTACCAGGAAAAGAAGAGAAAGGTCCAGCATGAAGAAGATGCTCGCCTGTGCCGCCGCGCTGGCAGGCGCGGCGGCAGGAACGGCAGTGATGGCCGTCCCTGTGCACGCGGTCACGGCTGCTAATGACGGGGCTGGCCGGATCACCATGACCGTCAGCGGTGTCACCCGGTGCCTGGCAGGTAATCCGGAGACCAAGGCGGTTACCCTCGGCAGCTGCTCGGACGCGCAGTCCTGGGCGATCACTGCTTCAGCCGGGGTCATGTACGTCGACTGGATCAGGAACCCGCTGCTCTGCCTCGGCGTGAAGCCAGCCAGCGGCAGTGCGCTGCTGGTCCGGTGCGATGCCCGTGATGTTACCAGCGCTTACCTGGGATATGATTTCCGGAACTCCAGGGACGCGGTCATCACATCCCCCGGTCCGAGTGCCTTCGAAGAGATCCTGCCTCCCGGGTTTGTTACCCGGGCCCGGCTGACAGTGGTCGTGCCGGAACAGGTCACGGCTACCACGGTCCTCCCGGTGCTCTGGGCTGGCCGTAACTTCATCGCTGAACCGGGATCGGCCCAGGACGTATGGACGCTGCCTAAGCTCAGCCCGACCCGCAAGGACTAGCTGCCTGGCCGCCGGGGGTAATGCCGTCGTTGCTCTGATGGTGAGGGGCCGCCGCCCTTTCATGGCGGATTAGCGACGGGGGTTCGATTCCCCCCGGCGGCACCAGGATAAGGAAGGAAGCCGTTGATCTGCAGGCACAGCGATGAAGGGAGAGCGGAGGCAGACGCCTTGCTCGCCGAAGTGAAGCAGCGACTCGGCGGCCGGGATGGGCCGGTCACCGACGGCACCCTGCTTAGCTGCGTGATATATAGCCTGAACCAGGACTTCGGTGCGCAGATCACCGAGATCATGTGTGATCTGTGGGCGGTAGTCTGCGCCTCTACGTACCGGGATTCGGATGACCCCTTCGAGGTGAGCATCTACTGCGATAACGTGGAAGACGGGATCGCCGCCGCCTGGAAGGCGTTCGCGGACAGGAAGGACGGAAATGCTGCTGCTGGAGCGGATGGCCCTGGAATCGGACTGGCAGGAGACCTGCCCGGTGAAGGTGGCGGAGCTGATGACGTTCATGACTCCCATCGCACCAGTGCTGGGTAACCTGGAAGACAGCACCGGGGAGCCGCGAATCTGGCGGTATCGGGTGTGCGGCATGCCGCCGTGGTGAAGTCGGAAATTCACGGTGTCCTCATAAGGCACAGAGCCCTGTTCGAGCCAGGGCGGCGGTACGAAATCGCTTGACGGCACGGGATCTGCCGGCGATAATGGATCCTACGACGCGGGGTGGAACAGTTCGGTAGTTCGCTGGGCTCATAACCCAGAAGTCGCAGGTTCAAATCCTGCCCCCGCTACCAGAGGCACCTGGCACAGTCAGGAGTCGACCACGGGCTGCTGCTTACCGTGGCCTCAGAAGCAGCGTAATCCCCGATAGCTCAACTGGCGGTAGCGTCCGGCTGTTAACCGGAAGGTTCCTGGTTCGATCCCAGGCCGGGGAGCGCTAGTCCGGGAAACGAGGGCCAGTGGCCTGCGGCTGCCTGCGCCGCGAGCATGAAGCAGGACAGTATGAGGGGTTCCCCGGTCAGCCGCCTCATGCGCCTATGGTCTTGTAGAGCAGCCCGGAGTGCTCGCCACCCTGTCACGGTGGAGGTCGCGGGTCCGAATCCCGCCAGGACCGCATAGAGTGGAACGATATGACCGCCAGCAGGAAAAAGCAGATTACCCTGTACCGGATAACCCGGATCAAGTACATCCGCAACCTGGCTCTGGGCTGGAAAGCGGACTCGGTGAGTATCGTCTACTGCTCCACGAAGGCCAGCCTTACTAATGCCCGCAAGGAACTGATCGTACTTAACGGGCATCAGTGGGCACGCGGGCAAGGCAACCCTCGCATCCGGTATGAACTGATAGCAGAGTGGTGCCCGATGCCGGAGTTCCAGCCACTGGACCTGGGCGCGTAGCTCAGCGGTATGAGTGCTCGCCTGACGCGCGAGAAGGCGGCAGTTCGATCCTGCCCGTGCCCACCGGGGTTACTGATCAGGACTGAGGTATCTCTCCTGATTTCTGGCCCTGCCAGGCCCCCATAGCTCAGCGGAATAGAGCGGCCGGCTACGAACCGGCAGGCCGGGAGTTCGAGTCTCCCTGGGGGTACGTGATATGGACTGATATCGACCCGGCGGACGCCGTGGACATTGATTGCCGGGAGCGCCTGGATCTTGACCCGCCGCTCAACGAGAACCAGGAGGCATGCCCGTGGCCCTGGGACCCGCAGCAGCTCAAGGGTGCTCCGCTGGGCCAGTATCACTGCCCGTACTGCGGGGCGATGGTGATGGCAGGTCTTCCCCATCCGGATTACCGGAGGGATCTCTAAGGGAAAAAAAGAAGCAAGGTCGGCTAGCTCAATGGAAGAGCGAGGCGTTTACACCGCCAGGACGAGGGTCCGATTCCTTCGCTGACTACCGGGTCGTGATCCAAGTGGCTGAGGAAGCGGTTTGTGGAACCGTTACTGGCGGGTTCGAATCCCGTACGACCCTCCCGTCTGATCTCGCCAGGGTGTCCGAGCGGTCAAAAGAGGCGCTCTGTAAAAGCGTTGGCCCTGCCTTCCCAGGTTCGAATCCTGGTCCTGGCACGTGAAATACGAGTTCTTTCATTGACGTAATGGACGATCTGTACAGTCCTGTATGCTCCCATGGTAAAGGGGATATTACGCTGGTTTCCGAAGCCAGAGATCGCCTGTTCGAATCAGGCTGGGAGCACGCCTGACCCCGTGCTGAAGCGGCTAACAGAGCTGCCTGCAAAGCAGCCATTCGCGGGTTCGAGTCCCGCCGGGGTCTCGGAGAAAAGAGAGGAAGTCATCATGCTGCTCAAGAGCCAGCAGCGGGTATACCTGCTCGCCGCACCCTCTAATGCGGGTCATGTGTCCCGTATCCGGGGTGACCAGTTCACTGTCACCTATGACAGTCCCGGACGGCCCAAGGGCCATCCCCGGGTCCGGGTGACCTACCAGGAGCGCCAGGTGTCCCAGTTCGGCACCGGCAATCTCGGCCAGCCCTGATAGCTCAGAGGACAGAGCGGGGCTCTCCTAAGGCCTGCGCGGGGGTTCGAGTCCCTCTCAGGGCACGTTACGCTAGGACCGGAAGAGGTGAGGGATATGGATACGGAGCAGGTCGTTTTCGCCCGGACGCACCGGGTATCGCTGGATACCGCCCGTGACGGCCACGATGCCGTCACGGAGGCCCGTCAGCTGGACGCGGTGCTGATGAGCACCGGGTTCAAGCTGTCCGCTGACCTGCTCCGGGCCCTGAGCGTGCTGGATCCCCCGTATGTCATCGACCGGGCCGTGGAGATCATCGGCTGGGCCCGGGAGCTGTCCGGGGATCACGTCCGGCACAACGCCTATTTCATCGACTTCCCGGCGAACGTGCCGGATACGCTGGAGTTCTGGGCGGATTGCCTGCGTGAGGCGGTCCTCGCCGGCGGCCAGGTCCGCCACTTCGCGGTGCTGAACACCGACGGCCTGCAGTTCTTCACCGACCTGCTGTCGCTGCCCGGCTACGGCCGCTATCGTCATGCCTATGAAGAGATGCTGGCCCGTCACGATGAGTTGATCCCGCTGATGACCGACCGGATGACCATCATCCACCTCGGCGTATCAGCGGCGCAGGAGGCGGCTGCGCTCTACGCGGAGCTGGCCGGGTCGGCCGTGCCGCTGTCCGGGGAGGGGCTGGCCGGGCTGCGGGTGCTGGCGCAGGCGTGCCTGGGTGAGATGCCGGAGATCCCGGTCCGGGAGAACCGGGCCGTCGTGAACGCCGTCCGGGTCAGGGCCGGGATCATGCCGTCGGTGACCACGGTCACCGACATCCTGCGGCTGGCCGCTGAGCTGTCCGGATCCGGCGTGACCCTGGCGGAGCCGCCCCGGTTCCGGTCGCTGCCCCGCCCGCAGCGTCACCTGCTGATGCAGTCCCTGGACGCCCTCACGCCGGTTAACGACGTGGTGCGGCACCGGGAGCAGTGGAAGAGGCTCGGCGAGCGGCTGCATCCCCATGAGTACCCGCAGTACCCGGTGGCCCAGCTGGCGTTCGCGGCAGCGCGCGGCGAACAGGAGGTCACCACCCTCGCCGGGAAGGCGGAGCAGGCATTCCGGCGCGGTGACACCGTCAGCGCGGCGAAGTGGCTGTCTGTTGCTCCCGGGATGCTGTGGCGGTCGGCGGACCGGCTGCTGCGCACCGCTGATCCCGGTGACCTGACTGCCCTGATGAAGGGGTTCAGCGGAGCTGCCCCGGACGTGTCCGCCCGGGTGCTGCTGTCGGCGGGGGAGCACCTGGTGAACCGGGTCCGCAAGAGCGAGGTCAGCCGCATTTTCACCGGCAGGGGTGCCCGCGCCTGGGTGATGCCGGACACCCGCCCGCTGCTGGACCTGTCCGTGGTCGCTGACCTGTCGGCACTGATCGATGAGGAGATCGGCCGCCGGCTCCCGGCAGTGCCGGTGCTGGTCATCGACCCGGCGATCCTGGACGCGGCCGTGCCGCTGTCCGGGAAGGGGATCCCGGACGGGCTGGGCGTGTGGCCGCGCGGGTCGGTGATCCCGCTGCCGCCGGGAGATACGCTGCGCTTCTTCTGTTACTGGAAGCAGACGCGGCGGCAGACTGACTTCGACCTGTCCGCGGTGTTCACCGATGAGCAGTTCGCCAACGGCGAGCATGTCAGCTGGACCCGTCTCCACGGGAAGAATGCCGTCCACAGCGGTGACATCGTCAATGCCCGCGACGGTGCGACCGAGTTTATCGACATCGCCCTGGCCGGGTTCGGGCGTGGCTACATCATCCCGCAGGTCTACGTCTACGCCGGGGAGGGGTTCGATGAGGTGGAGGAGAACGTCTTCGGCTTCATGACCCGCCAGTCCGGCCAGGAAGGTGCCCCTTTCGAGGCGCGGACGGTGCGGATGAGGTCGGCGCTCCACGGAAGCGGGCGGGTGGCGATGCCGCTGGTCTTCTTCCGGGGCGAGGATGGCCGTTTCTATGCGAAGTGGCTGCACCTGAACCTGAAGGGGCAGCAGGGCTTCTCCGGCGGCGCCCAGGTCGAGGATAACCGGCTGACCACGCGGCTGCTGGCCCGGTCGGTAATGGAACGGGATTATCTCCGGGTCGGCTACCTGGCCGGGCTGATGGCAGCGAAGGCGGGGATGGTGCTGCAGGCAGGCGGTGACCTGCCGGGCCAGCCGGTGACCTACCTTGGTGTCGCGGAGCCGGAAGGGCTGCCGGAGGGGTCGGCGGTCATCACCCTGCCGGGCCTGGCCCGGCTGATCCCGGTGTAGGATGAGTGCGTGAGGCCATGGGCGGGCTTCCTTCTATTCTCTTATACGGAAACTAGCGCGCCCGCTTTCCTCACGCACTCACCTCCCGGCGGTCATAGGCGGGGTTCCTTCTGTCCCTCATAATCTGGGTGCCGCAGGTTCGACCCCTGCCTCCCCTCCGGGGAGTAGCTCAGCGGCAGAGCACCAGACGGCTCCTACCCCGCCTGCTTCCCGCACGGGATACACCGAAGGCCCTGCGGTCATCGGAGAGCTTCCTTCTAGCTGCGTCCTGCGCAGCGGTTTCAGGAACCGCTTCCTAGCTCCCCGGCTCACCGCAGGGTCTTTTCCTCAGTGCGGGCGTACCTCCGCGAGGATCACCAGGATGAGGAAGAGGACCCCCATCGCGAGCACGATGATGACCAGGTCATTCATGAACGCCCGCATCAGGGGGCGCAGCTTCCGGAACCTGTCCACCTGTTCTCCTTAAACGACGGCCTGCTGCCGTCCTGATCATATAGAGTCCTGATCCACGGGGCAGCCTGGCACCCGCGACGACAGGCTCCCGGTCACTGCCGTCAGTCTTCCAGGGAGGTCAGCTCGTGACAGCTGCTGTCAAGATAGGCATCAAGCCGCTCGATGACCGGATCGTGGTCCGGCCGCTCGATGCCGAGGAGGTTACCGCCGGCGGGCTGGTGATCCCGGCCACCGTGCGGGAGAAGCCCCAGGAGGGTGAGGTCCTCGCGGCCGGGCCCGGCCGCTTCAACAGCGCGGGCACCGCTCGCATCCCGACCGGGATCAAGCCCGGGGACATCGTGCTCTACGGCCGGTACGGCGGTACCGAGGTCAAGCATGACGGCGAGCAGTACCTGATGCTGACCGCCGCCGACGTGATGGCTCTCATCGAGAAGTGAGAACAGGAAAAATACCCCCCCGTACCTGAGTGCGGGGGGGTATTTTTCTTACAGCACCTGTCTCTTGCCTTTAAGGCTATCACGGGCGGGCGGTCCACGTCTTCCCGTCGGGGGAGGTCACCGGCACGCTGGAGAGCCCGGCGGTCACCACGACGCCCGCCTGCACCTGGTGCGGCAGGAACCAGCCGGGGATGGTCACCGACAGGTCGACAGTCAGCTCTGACAGCGTCTGTACGGTCCCGGGAGCCACCGTAGCAGGATTGGAGGAGGGGGAAGCCCACTGGATGGCTACCACGTCCCCGCCGAGCGCAGCGGCTGCCCCAGCTTCATCCAGGGACCAGTCCGCGATCCAGTACTGCACGTGCCCGGCCAGCCCGGCCGCCTTCACTGCCGCCTTCACGGCGGCCAGGCTCCCCTGGCTGACGTAGATCCAGGACAGCCACCCCCTGCCCTTGCGGGCCAGCGCTCCTGTGACTGCCTGCGCGATGGTGCCCGCCCCCGTCTCTACGTCCGCGACGTCGGCCTCCCCGGCGGCGAAAGCGGCCAGCTCCGGGGACTGGTCGATGCGGACCTTCCCCTCGCTGAACCGGGCCCAGTCCGCCGTGGTCCAGCGGATCCCGCTGCTGCCGGTGACGTAGCCGGCTACCAGCGGGGCGTTCGCCGGGATGCTCATCACGTCAGCGTGGGTGGCGTCGGTCATCACCTGATAGGTCATGAATTCTCCTCCGGGGCGGATATCTTCTGGTGGATCTGCTGCGCCAGCCCGTGAATCTGCTCGGTGAGGTCGGTGTTCCGGTCCAGCAGCTGCTTGTTCTGGTCTTCTACCGTCGCGATATGGGTGAGTGCCTCATGCATGGCCGCCGACTGCAGGTCAGAGGAGCGCTGCAGCTTGTTCCCGACGTAGACCATCAGCGGCAAGGCGAACAGCTGGAGCCAGCCGCTGGAGTAGAAGAAGATCTTCCCCTCGGCGGCCGGCCCGAGATAAGGGGCGATCAGGGGCACCGTGAAGAAAAGCCAGATTGTCCAGCAGACGCCGAAGACGATGGCCAGATGGGTAGCCAGCCAGTCATTGGCGGCGGCGATTTTGCCCCGGGCTCCCCGCTCATGGCGGGCGGCATCCTCGCGGAGCCGCATATGCACGGCGTGCGGCACTGCCGGGTGCTGGCTGTCCATGGGCCTGTCTTTCGTTATGCAGGTGCAGCAGTTGCGCCAGCTGCCTGCCAGGGCGGTGATAGCTGCCGCGCTGCTGCCGCAGCGGCGCGCTTCCTCATCGAGGTAGCCCGCGACCTGGCACCAGCGGCAGCTCACCAGGCGGGGCGGTCCCAGATGCTGCTCAGGCACCACAGGAACAGGCCCAGGACGGCCAGCACCCTCCAGGTGAGGGCGCCGTGGGACAGCGTCCAGGCCACCATGACCAGGGACAGGAAGAATGCGAGCATGGCCAGGATGCGGATCATGATTTCCCTGCCTTGGCGATGAGGTCCCGGACGTAGGATTCGCTGGAGAAGTCGCTGTAGCTGGCGCAGTGGACGCCCATCGGGCCCCGGTGGTGGTTCACGCAGAGCAGGGTGAGGTTGGCGTCGCCGTCGATCCAGGCGCCGATGTCATCCGCGCTGATCCCCGGGTAGTCCTTCTCCAGCAGCGCTATGTCGATCTCGTTGAGCATGGCCAGCTCCACCACCCGGTGGTGGGCTTCCAGCGGGCTGCCCAGGTCGCATTCACCGGCTTTGCCGTCGCGGTGCTCCTTCGCGAAGTCGCACCACCAGGTCTCGGCGTTCCTGCGCCGCCGCTTCCATTCCTCGAAATCACGGCGGTGCGGGTCGGCGGCCCTGGGCGGGTGCTCCGGGTAGTGCACCAGGTAGCGGCGGCTGGTGACCTGCCAGTGCGCGGGGGTCACTTCGTGCACCTGAACTGGTGCTGTACGGTGACGAAGTCCTCATACAGCTCGTAGGTCTGCACCCGGCTCGGGTTGGCCGCCGGGTCAGCCGGCTTGGGTACCGGATGGCTGATCAGCAGGTTGATCACGTTGCACCACTGCTGATCAGCCCGGTTGATCTGCCAGGCGGTCAGCAGGTAAGCGCCGGCGATGGCCGCCACCACGATCACCACCAGTGCGGAGATCAGCAGCGCGATCCGGGTAGCGTGGGTCATGGCCGCTTGATCCTGTCTTCGAGGATCGCTATCCGGGTTTCATGGCTCTGGTACATGTTCTTGAGCTCTCCCACTCCCGTGGTCAGTCTCCTCACCGCCTCGGTGTTCTCCTCAGTAGCGGTGACCTGCCGGAAGATGCCGCGCCCGATGATTACGACGGTGGACAGCAGCACGATGAAGCCGCCGAGGCCGCCGGTCGCGATCAGCCAGGTCACGCCGTTCTCCAGGCGCGCGGCCAGCTCTGGTCAGCCGGCACCTGGCGCAGCCGCTTCCCGTTGTAGGAAGGCTGCTCCGGTTCCCCCGCCATCACCATCGCGGTCCCGGCGCTGGTGATGGCGGGAAAACGATGGCGCTGCTCGCGAAGCCAGGTGAACCCCGATCCGGGGACCTGGCCGTAGGCGCAAGCGGCCGTCCCGCGCCAGGGCAGCGGGTGGACCAGGCCGGGCCGGTAGGCGCAGAGCCGCATCTCCAGCGCCACCGGGACGGCGACCCCGGTCTGGGCCAGGTAGCGGACCACCTCGAACCGGGGGATCTCCGCCACTGACCCGTGGAGGATGATGTCCCCCTCCGACCCGTCCAGGCCGTGGGCCAGGAATTCGCGGAGGCCGTCTTTGCGCTCTTTCCCCGGCGGCTGCGGCAGCTCTCCCGGCAGTACGTCCACGTGGGTCCAGCGGCCGTGGTAAGGGCTGAACCGGGTCCGGCAGTTCTCCTTGAAATGCAGCGGCTTAGGATCTCCCTGCCAGGTCACGGATGTCTCCGCTATCACGTGAGTGACGTCCGGGATGTCCTCCAGTTCCTGCATCCGGGCGGCCAGCAGATCCAGGTCCTTGTCCTCCCCGATGAGGACGCAGTCGAAAACGCGTGGCATGCCGTTCCCCTCCGGTTGGTAACTGACTGGTCATTCCCAGTAATTATTCGGTTCGTGGTCCAAAGTGAGCACCACGCTGCCGGTGACATCGCTGTCATGGCTGCCGTAGGAGATCCGCCGGGTGATCGCGGTCACCCGGTAGGTGTAGACGGTGCCGCCGCCGCCGATCTGCCAGTCCTGCATCGTCACCACGTCCCCCACGTTGATCCCGGCGACCAGCTGCCAGGCCTGCGGGTAAGGGGCGGCGTCGATCCTGATCCCGGCCGCCCGCCGCTGCGGGGTGCCGTAGACGCTGAACAGCCAGTTCGCCTGGCTCTGCATCTCAGTGACGCTTTGCAGGTAGGACGTCACCTGGTAGGGCTGCGCCCCGTCCTGGTCCTGGCTGGCGTTAACCGCCGTGGCATCCTGCGGGGTGAGCAGCGGCAGCGAGGCGCCGGTCGGGGACAGCGGCTGGACGGTGATCGCGTTCCATACCCGCTGCGGGTCAGTGATCCACTCGGCGGCGCGGTAATAGGGGACCTGCCCCGCCGAGGTAACCGGGCCCAGCGCCCATACCGGGCTGCTGTACTGCGACTGCAGGTGCGGGCGCTGCCAGTAGGTGAGGTTGTTGCAGTTGTCGACGAACAGCATGCCGTCATCGGACTGCTGGATCGCCTGGATCCCGGCGCCTGCCTGCACGCCGCCGCCAGTCGCTCCCGGCGACTGGACCTGCAGCGGGGCCTGGTCGATGCACCGGTTCGGGGAACTGCACAACCCGGCCCGCATCAGCCGCTCGATCCGCTGTCCGACAGTATCCCCCACGCTGGAGGGGACCGTCGGCGGGGGGGAGCCGTTTCCGCCGGCTACCTGGCAGACCCCTGTCCCGGTGGCGCTGCCGCCGTAGCCGCCGGAGAAGGCGGCTCCGCTGCCGCAGGTCACCGCCGCCTCCTCTTCCGCGCCCACCTTGCTGGAGGTATAGGCGTAGATCAGCGGCGCGACCGCCTGCCAGCCCAGCCACAGGCTCGCGTAGCCGGTGCCGGACTCGTCGTTGCGCTGCACCGTCGTGCCGGTCGCCCAGGCGCTCGGTCCCGAGGTGATGCCGCCGGGGACCACCGCGACCGCGACCCCGGAAGCGGCTACTCCCGTGGTGGCCGTATAGCCGCCGTTGGTGCTGCCGTCGGGGGAGAAGGTGGTGATCACCTGGTTGCCCGTCGTCGGGACCTGCGGCGTCCAGGTAACCTGGACCGATGTCGGTGCCGGGAGCTGCCCGAACCCGGTGATCGCGGCCCAGTAGTGGTCCATGATCCGGTAGTAGGGCAGTACGTACGGGTAGAGGGCCAGGTGCGCGATCGCGGTATTGCCGCAGTGCTGGACCTGGCCCGAGGCCCCGCCGCCGCCGGAGCCCATGTCGGCGTTCGCGATGAGCCAGGTCCAGGCGGAGGTCATCCCGGACGCGGTGCCGCTGACTTCCGCTGTCGCGCCGCCGTTGACGTAGACCGTCCAGCTGGTCTGGGTGAGGGTCATGCTCACCATGAACCAGGCGCCGGACCGCAGGTCGCTGCCGTTGTAGATGAGATTCGAGGTGCCGGTGCCGCCGGAATAGGTGATCAGGTGCAGGGCGCCGTTATCATCAAGCTGCAGCACCGCGACCGGGTTGCTGCCGGTGGCCAGCTCGATCAGGGTCAGCGGGCACAGCGGCTGCTGCTGGAGCGGGGAGGGCTGGTCGGTTTCCCCTATCCCGGTCGGGCCGGCCTGGAACTGGAACTGGAACCACCCCTCGGCAGTGATCCCCGAGGACAGCGGCGGGAAGCTGCTGTCGTTGCAGGAGAGGTACCAGCCGTAGGAGCCGGTGCTGCCGGACTGCCCCGACGCCTGCCAGGCCGCCGACCCGGGGGTTGCGGTCTGCGGGTTGCCGGTGTCGACGGTGCTGATCGCGGACTGAGGATCTCCCGGCATCCACCCGGCCAGCGCGCCGGTCGTGTAGACGGGCATCGTCGGCGGGATGAGGGTGTCCGGCGCGTATCCTTCCAGGCTCTCCGGTGTCTGCGCGATCCCTCCGAGACTGGACAGCATCACGTCCAGCGTGTTCGTGTTGCCGAGGGCGGCGTTCAGCAGCGCCGTGGGCAGCACCCCGGCCGTGCCCGGCTGGTCATCGCACGGCCACCAGGCATAGGGGGCGTCCTCGTAGACCTCGGACCGGTAGAAGGTCGGCGGGGTCGCCGACAGTGCCGCCCAGATGTCAGCGCCAGTCACCGTGCAGTAACGGCGGAAGGTGTCGTCGATCTGCTCCGCCCACTGCGTCGCGTTCCGGGCGATGACATACCACCGGTTGCAGGTGCTGCCGCCGAGGGTGCCCAGCGCCATCCGCAGCCGTACGGGAGTGCCGGGGACGCAGTAGGGATAGTAGGGTGACAGGGAATTCAGCGGTGACAGCGCGCCGTCGAAGTTATCCAGGATCAGGGTGAGGTTCGTCGACTGCAGCTCGCCCAGCTCGAACTGGATCCCGGTCTGCTCATCCCACTCCCAGAGGCGGTTCGAGATGTCGGTCCAGGTCACCTCGCTGTCCGGGGTGTTGAACCCGGACCCGAACCCGGCTTCGGCGACGATATGCGGCCAGGCCTGGTTGCCGGCGGGGACCGGGCTGGGGGCATTGGTGTAGACGCCGACCAGGAAGCCGGACATCGCCTCGGCGGTCCCGGCGGAACCTGATACTGACTGTGCGCTCAGCGAGGAAGACAACACGGCGGCGGTGAGGATATTGTCCGCGAGGGTGTTGACGCCGTTGGTCTGGGTCTGGGTAACCAGGGACGTCCACCCGGCCGGCGTGAACGCCTGTCCCGACGACGCGTTATTCCCCCCGGTGGCCCCGAGGAAGAAGGAGGCGGCAGCGGGAGCGCCCAGCGACAGGGATAGCGACGTCCCCGAGCCGGTGTAGGCGGTGTCTGTACCCGCGACAGTGTCCCACGGGCCCAGTCCGGCCACCTCGATGACCAGCACGTTCATCGCCGCGACTTCCATATCGGGGGCCACGTAGACATACTGGGGGACGCCGGCGATATTCGGGGTGTAGCTGACGGCGGTGCGGACCAGCCCGCCGCTCCCGGCGGCCGGGTACTCGCGCCAGTAGGAGCGGATGTCGTCAGCGGTCCCGATGTGGACGTTCGCGATCTGCGGGTTCTGCGTCCAGCTGGCAATGGTGAACAGCCAGTTCCCGGCGGTCGGCACACCCGAGCCCGGCCCGACCGACCCGGTCGGGGTCAGGCTCACCACCGTCGACTGCAGCGCCGGGGTGATGGCGGTGAAGGTAGTGCCCTGCCCGTAGCCGCCGGCCCACTGGTTGACCACGGCAGGTGCGGGCAGTGACCCGTAGCCGGCCAGGGTGCCAGCTCCGGTGAGGGCAGTCGTCCCGTGGAACGTCTGCAGCTGGAGACCGGGCACGACCTGGTGCCGGGCCCTCCCGAAGCGGCGCAGCCAGGTGGGCCCGGGGGCACGCTGGGGGGCGATCACCGTGCCGGGGACGCCGACTGCCCCGCCGGCGGTCAGCGTGCCGGTTCCCGCCAGCGTCGCGGTCTCGGTGAGGCCCAGGGTGTAGATGAGGGTGACCTGCCCGCCGGCGCCGCTGCCGCCGTTGCTGGGAAGGGTGTCCCGGGAGCCGCCGCCGCCGCCGGAGCCGGGAACGGTGCCGTTGGCCCCGGCAGCACCTGCGGTTCCTGATCCCGCGCCGCCTGCCGCTCCGCCGGGAGAACCGGAGCCTGCCGTCCCGCCAGCGCCGCCGCTGGCGGAGCCGCCGGTCCCGCCGGATCCGCCGGAGCTGCCCGCTCCCGCCGAGCCGCCGCCGCCGCCGCCGCCGCCTGTCCCGGTGCTGCCGGTTGACTTCCCGCCGCCGCCGGGACCTCCCGCGAACGCGACGGCATTGCTGCCGGCCGGGCCGCCGGTGCCTTCATTGGTCCCGGACCCGGACGCTCCCGCGTCAGCGGTGATAGACGGGCTGGCCCCGGTGATGGTCGTGTTCGTGGATGTGCCGCCGGACCCGATGGTATAGGTCAGGACGGTGCTCACCACGACGCCGGGATAGTCCTGCGCGAATGCGCCGCCTCCCCCGCCCCCGCCGCCATGGTGGTTGGTGACGGAGCTGCTGCCGTCGCCGCCCTCGCCCCAGGCCTGCGCCGTCAGCGATCCGCTGACGTAACCGGTGGGGGTAACCCAGGTTCCCGAGGAGGTGAAGGTGACGGTCGTCACGGCGGGTCACCTTTTCTCAGACGAGGGAGACGGAGATCCCGGCGGGCGCGATCTGGAAGGTGTCGCCGGTCGGTACCGAGATCGGCTGGCCGGTCCAGGTCCCGAAGAAATGGCGCAGCGGCGTCCCGGCGGTATCCCAGATCTCCAGTCCCGCCAGCGACCAGCTGCTGCCGGTATTGATCCAGGAGATGGTCCCTGAATTCGCGGTGGCGGCAGCGCTGACAGCATTCCAGGCAATAGCTGACCCGCCGGTTGTGTAGCCGGACCCGCCGCCGAGCTCGGTCATGTCGGCGGTGGCCGTCGGGACGGTGGTGCCCAGCCGGAGATGGGTTGAGGTAACCGTGGTATAGGCCGAGTCATTGAGGATCGCGGCGAGGATATTTGTAGCGTCGACCTGGTCAAACATCGCCATGAGAACTCCTTAGTTGAGTCCGCTGGCGACCAGCTGCTGCATGATGGCGGAATTGCTGGAGCTGGCGGTGGAGAATGTCACCGTGAAATACAGCCACTGGTTGACGGAGAAGTCGATGGTGGCCAGGTTCGCGGGGCCGCCCAGCACGGTCCCGCCGGCAGAGCCGGCGTTCTGGTAGCCGATGCTCATCGATGACCACAGGTTCGTGGACACGGAGCTGGTGCCGTAGCCGGCCCCGAAGCAGCTCACGATCAGCCGCCCCATGACGGTCGCGGAAGCAAAGGAAGTGCAGGTGAAGGCGTTCGCCGCAACCAGCGTGCTGCCTGATGCGGTGGTGGTGGACTGCGGGGAGGTGGCCAGCCCGGCGGTAATGATGGCGGTGGTCGCCGACCCTTGCCCGGAGAGGATGACCGCGAAGTCTGCTGACAGCGCCTGGTTGGTGCGGCCCTGCTGGAAGAAGCCGCCGAACAGTACCGGCTGCTGGTACTTCCCTGAGGCCCCGGCGACCAGGTTCTGCGCTCCGGAGGAGGAGGCGTTAGCGGTGGGGTAGGCGAACCCGGAGGAGAAGACGACTTCGCTCTGGGTCCCGGTATAGAAGGTCACATACCTCTCTCAGGGGGTGGCGCCAGCCAGGCCGGCGGTTGCGGTGATAGTGACGGTCCGGCAGCCCAGCCCGGCGTGATCATGGGGAAGAGGGCAGCAGCCGCACTGCAGCGAGGCGTGGGGCTGCGTGCCGTCGGTGACGGGTGCCTGCGTACCGCAGGTGTTGCAGGTGACAGTCAGCTCGTCAGTGGTCATGAGCCGTAGCCTTTCTGGGTCAGGCCGCTCTTGCGGTTCCGCTTGGACTGCTGCAGGATCTTGGCCTCGATCTCGGCGATCAGCTGCTTCATCTGGGCGTTGGACAGGGCCAGGTTGCCGCTGCCGGAGCCGGAGCCCATGTTGACGCTGACGGTGACGTTGTTCGTGGTGAAGGTTCCCGACTTCAGGTTGGGGGCTAGCACGCCGCCGTAGGCAGCCCCGGCCGCCTTCGCCCCGAATACGTTCGCGGCCTTGGTGATGGCGCCGTAGAGCTTGTTGATGGCCGCGATCTCGCCCTTGCCGCCGCCCTGCGCCTGGTTCGCTTTGGTCCCGAACTGGTTCGCCGCCTTCTGCAGGCTGGCGTAGGCGGCGTTCACGGCGGCGACCTGGTTACCCCCGGTGCTACCCGCCCCGAGCAGTGACTGGGCCAGCGGGTCCGAGGACGGCCCGGCCTGAATCAGCTGATTGAGCAGGGACTTGTTGAGGTGGTCCTTGCCGAGGGCGCCGACGTCCTTGGTGAACTGCTTCAGGCTGCTGGTGTAAGTGCCCATCTGCTGCGCGACCGGCCCCTGGGTCGGGTCGATCTGGGCGAAGTTCAGCCCGCTGACCGCCGATGCGCTGGCAGCAGAGGCGCTGCCCTGTCCCAGGATTGCCTGCGCCTCCGGCAGCGCTGCCGGGCCTGCGCTGGCCAGCTGCTTGAGCAGGGTCTGGTTCAGGCCGCCCTTGGATAGCTCGCTGATCGCCGTGGTGAACTGCTGGATGCTGGTCAGGTAACTCTGCATCTGGTCGGCGATGCCGCCGTTAGAGGGATCCAGCTGAGCGAAACCCAGCCCGCTGACCACGTTCGCGGAGGTGGTCTTGGCGTAGCTGACCTCGTTCTTGATCCGGGTCACCAGGCTGGAGGCCAGGCTTGCGATACCTTTGGTGCCGTCGGCGTCCGCCAGCCCCGACGAGATGCCGCTGACCAGGGAGACGGCGATCTTCTTGCCGATCCCCGACTTCTCGATCGCCGCTTCCAGCTGCGCCTCCAGCTGCAGCAGCGCGGCGGACAGCGGCGGGTTCGGCTGGCTCGCGCCCGCCCCTCCGGTGGGACCGCCGCCGGCGGTCATCGGGGTGATTACCTCCGGGGAGCCGGTCCCGTTGTAGGCCATGGTCAGCCCCGGCATCAGCATGCCGCCGGCGTCGAACCAGCCGAACTGGAGCTTGTGTGCCATCGCGTTGCCGGGAGTGCCGTAGGTGCCGGAGATGTAGGCCATCTGCGAGGTGATCAGCGAGGCTGCCGTTTCCACCGGGGCCGACCCGAGCGCCCCGGCGATCTGGGCCGCCGAGTTCGCCCCCGTCACGGCCTGCATCATCGCCCCGACCCCCGGCGCGACGCCGCCGGCCGCGAAGCCCGGCACCCGGCCGGCCAGCAGCGGCGCGACCATGCCCACCAGGTGCTTGGGCACGACCGCCTCGCCGGGTTCCAGCATCGCCGGGATGATGTCGCCGCCGCCGTAGCCGGGGATCTTGCCGCCGGTCTGCTCAGCCAGGACGTGGCCCGCGACAGGCCCGGAGGCACCGGGCATCGCCCCTCCGGGCCCGGAAGTGACGTAACGGAGATTGACGGTGACCGTCTTGTTCTGCACGGCATTCAGGGCCGCCTGGGCCGCGATGGCCCCGGCGGTGTTGGCCTGGATCAGCAGCCGCACCGTCTTGTCAGCAACCGACTGCACCGCATTCTTCGCTCTGGTCGCACCGGACGTGTCAGCACTGACAGCGAGCTTGATGTCCTTGCCGGAGATGCCGGCGATATCACTTTTGACCTTGTTGATGCCAGAGGTGTCCGCCTGGACGCTCAGCCGGATGGTCTTCGGCGAGACGTCTGCGATCGCCGCTTGCGTCTGTGCAGTCCCGGCGGCGGTAGGGCCGGGGAAGATGGGCCTGGTTCCGAGCGCTGCTGCCGCATCTTCCGTCAGCTTCGACGGGACCAGGGTGGCGAGTTTGCCTTCCTTGGGGCCCAGCGGACTCGTGGAGGTAGTGTCGTGGGGTGTCAGGCTGGCCAGTGAGCGGCCGGAGATAATATCGCCGACGTCGCCGGTAGCGGCCTTGATACTCGCCGACGTGGCACCGTACCTTGTCATCGTCTGGCTGACGACCGCCTGGATGGAGGCGAGATTCTGACCGGTGTCCCGCATGTTCTGCGCCAGCCCGGTCAGGGCGGCCTTATCGAAGGTTCCTGAACCCCGCTTCAGGGAGCCGGCAAACAGTCCGTATGCTGCTGCCGACCGGGTGACTGACGGGTCGGCACCGCTCAGGGCGGTGCTCAGGGAACTTCCGACGGCAGAGCTGAATCCCTGTGCCTGCGCACTGAGGTCAGAGGTTGCCTTGGTGCCGTCGGTAACGGTGGCGTTGTACTCTTTCTGGCTGCTTGCTACCTTATCGATAGCTTTGCTGATGTTCTTATAGTTCTGCGCCTGGGTCAGGGTGGGGTTATAGGCGGCTTGCGAGCCGAGTCCTGCCTGCTGGGCGATAGTGCTTATTTCCGCTAGCGCAGCCGGGCTCTGCTTTCCGTAAGGGAGGAGCTGTTTGGCCAGGTAGCCTCCCGCGCCTTCCATCTGGGTAGCGGTGATTCCCGGCTGCCCTCCCCAGCCGTAGGAAGTGGCGGCGGTACGCAGCCAGTCCATCATCGTCCCGGCCTGCTGGATCAGGCCGGGAGTAGTCGTAGAGGTAGAGCTCAGCGCCGCCCACGCGGAGGCACCCTGGGGGGTAGTGAATGACGTCAGTGCCTTGGCGAAGTTTTCCTGGTCCTTTTTCGAGCTGACCTTCGCTTCCTCAGCAGTATGTTCAGCGGCAGCTTTCGCGGTAGCTGTCTGGGGCTTGGCCGGGGGGACGCTCATGCCCGCCCCGAGCGTCTGTGCTGCCTGCAGTGACTGGTAGAGGCCGGTGATCGCGGTCGTACCCTCGGTCGCGTTCTGGAGAAGCAGGTCCTGGGACGTGTTGACGCTCGCCAGGGTGCCACCCAGGCCCTGAGCGGCGGTAACTGCACCGACGTTTACGCCGAACTGACCGGTATTCGCGTGCATCATCTGATAGCCGGTGGCCGCATTGAGGACTTGCTGCAGTGCGACGGGGGTGAGAGTGCCGTTCTTGCCGAAGGCAGTGGACATCTGTACGCCCGCCTGGTCCAGCAGTCCGTAGGCACCGGACAGGGACACGCCGCCGAGCTGCCCGCCCAGGTCCTGCTGTACCTGAGCTCCGGCGCCCAGGAAATTCGAGTACTGGGTCGCGAAGTTCATCAGGGAACCGAGATCGGTCCCTCTCGCGCCGCCAGAGACCAGCCCTTTCAGGTTCTGGATCGTGGTGGCGTCCCAGTTCCAGTTTGCGCCGGGGGCCGCTTGCGCGGCGACGGCCGTCTGGTTCATGGCATTGACCAGTTCGCTGCCGCCTTGCAGGAACGGCGCCTGGTTGATCTGCGTTTGCAGGCTCCCGGTAGCTGCCTGTGCCGGGGTCGGCTGCATAATCGCGCGCCCGGTGATATAGGCGCCGGCCGCAGCCAGCGCGATCTCCGGGGCGGACAAGCTGCCCAGGAAGCCGGCCGCACCGGTCCCGGCGACCATATCTCCTTCGGCGATCCCCAGGCTTGCCGCCTCGGCAGCGGTGGCCGGGTGGGCAACTGCCCCGAAGAAACCTCTTATGCCGGTTCCTGCTGTCGCGTCTCCTGCCGCTGTGCCTAGCACCCCGGCTCCGGCTAGCCCGAAAGCGGACAAGCCGCTCCCGATGCCCTCCAGTGCATTCCCAGCCAGGCCGCCGAGTGCACCGATTCCGCGTCCGACCGACCCGACCAGAGCGGGACCGTACCGGCCCCCGGCTTCGGCGGCCAGTGCCGGGCCAAGCAGGCCCGCCTCGCCGAGCCAGCCGGTGGTCAGTGACAGCCCTTTGGTGAACGCATCGAGTGTGGACAGGATGTCACTGCCGACACCGGGCAGGTTGGGCGCGACGTTCATGAACGTCTTACCCAGATTGCCGAACACCTGACCGAATTGCTGCAGGTCACCGACCCCGCCGGAGACTACCCCTGCGAGAGCCTTTCCGGCGCCTCCCTTGAAATCGAGGGTCATCCCGGCAGAGAACCGGTCCAGCATGTCGATTGTATTCTGGCCCATTGACCAGAAATTCGACAAGCCGCCGGCAGCGTTGTCACTGGCAGCTTTCACCGAGTTGATCCCGGCACCCATCAGTTCCCAGACACCCGTGTCGGCCGAGTTCTGTGCTTTCTGCAGAGCGTCACCGAGTCCGAGGAACTGCCCGGATGTCTCGTTCAGTGCACCGGCTCCCAGGGACTGGGAGACGTCGTTGACAGCGACCAGCCGGTTCCACAGCGTCTGGCCGCCTTGCGCGCCGACGGCCATGGCGTTGCCCGCCGCGATAGCGGCCGGTCCGACCGTGGCCAGGATCTCGTTGGTCGCCATCATTGCGTAGTGGAAACGCGGGTACCAGGTGCCAAGCCAGCTGAGCATCGCCGCAGACTGTACTCCCGAGGTGCCGAGACCGAATCCGCTGCCGCCGCCCCCGCCGCCCCCGAACATAGCGGCGGCGGCTCCGCCTGCGCCGCCTACGCCGCTGCCGCCAGCTGCCGCCGCCAGGGCGGTAGTAAGACTGCTGCCGCCACTTCCCTGGACAACCCGCCTGGCTTGTGCTGCTGCTGCTGTAGCGGCGGCAGCGGCAGCACCGCTGTTCCAGCCGCCGCCAGCGCCTCCTGCTGTTGTTGCCGCTGTCGCGACACTGGAATAAATAACGGCGTTGGCGATAGCCTGCTGGGTCCTGGTGACTGCCGCCGTTGCTTTGCCCATCTCGGTAGCGACGGCAGCGCCTGTGATAAGAGACTGGTCTGAGATTTCCTTGGTGGCTGCGGCAACATCTCGCTGTGCTGCCGCCAGACGATAGGCGGCTGATTCGGAAGGGAAAAACGTCTCATTCATTCTTTCCCAGGCATTTGCCACTTCCTGGGCCGAAGCTTTCGAGCGATTCCCGCTATTGATCAGGGCGTTATTGTAGGTCTCATTGCGGGTGGCGGCTTCAGTCCATGCAGCTTCCATTGCGGCAAGATTCCTGCGCTGCTCTTCAAAGTCGTCACCGGAAAGACCTCCGCTTCCGGCATTTCCTCCGCCGTTACCGGAGCCGCCGCCGCCGGTCCTGCCGCCGGATCCGCCGAACCCGCCAGTTCCGCCACTGGAGATAACGTTCTCCAGTTCACTGATAGCGTCGTCCCAGTTGCCGCCGCCGAGGGCGAAACCGGAGCCGCCACCGCCCGCACCTCCTCCGGCCAGCGCGAAGACCCGCATGACCTCCGGCGCCTTCGCCTGGATGGCGTTCATCTTGACCAGGATCATGTCCAGGGCGCTGCCTTGGTCGGACAGGCTGGAGATGGCTATCCGGCTGGCAGCCGCCGTGCTGGCCCCGAGGTTGTCATAGGCGTCGGAGATGCGGCCTGCGGAGCTGGCGGAGGCATCTGCCATGTCACCGATGGCGGTGATGCTGTCATTCATCAGGTCGCCGGTCCTGGCTAGCACCAGCTGGTGCTGCTCATGGACGGCGGTGGCCCCGGCAACGGCTTCGCTGAGCCGCGCGTACTCCCCGGCATAGGCGGCGACCCGGCTTCCGCTGTCATCGGCCACCTGCCCGGCGTCGCCGATCGCACTGGAGACCGCAGCGACCGCCTCGCGGACCTCGCGGAGATCCCCCACGGAACTGCGCAGGTCCGCGAACTTCTCCCTGAGGCTGCCCGCCGCGTCGCCGGCCCCGCCCAGGACCGTCTTCATGTCCTCCCCGGCCGCCTTGATCAGCGCGAACGAGGGCGCCATCTCCCGGGCCATGACGATAGTGGCGGCAATAGCGCTGTTGACATCGGCGTGGATGCCGATGATCTGCTGCATGCCGCCGGTGTACTGAGAGACGTCAGCGATGAATTTCTGCTCGACGGTAGGCAGGCCGCGTGACGGCATCACTCACCACCTCTGCAGAATGAGTATCTTGAGTTGTCTGTGTTTCTTACGGATCGTAGGGGCGGAAAGCCTCGATGGCTTCCTCCTGCAGGTCCCCGTCACGGATCGCGGCCTCAGTCGTCGGGCCCAGGTAAGGGTGCGGGGGAACCACCAGGATCGTGTGGTACCAGGAGCCGCCCGTGTCGGTCCAGTGCAGGAATTTCTTGTTCACGGGCACGATGACGCACCCGAATTCGAGGATGCGGGAGTATTCCGCGTCATTCCCGGCAATGGCGGTGGCCCGCATCCCTGAATGGGCGGGACGCACGTACATGCTGGACGCCAGGTTCCCCGAGGCGTAGGCCGGCGGGCGTCCCGGGCCCTGCCGGTACCATTCCCCGGGGGCGTGGGAGGACTGGCGCAGCGTGTCTTCCGCAGTCCGCAGCGCGACGTAGCGGGCCATCGCGGTGGCGGCAGCCGGGGCGCCGCCCCGGGTCAGCTGGGCGATGTCCTGCCAGAGGTCAAGGCTCTCCTCGAAGGTGATGCTCACGCTTTCTTTTTCTTCTCCATCCGGTCCAGCAGCTCCTCGATGGCGGGCTTCATGTAGAGCCGCGCGACCAGGTCGGCGTCATAAGACAGAGCGTGGTCGCGGAGGAGGTCGCGCAGCTCGCTGCGGCTGCCGTCACGGCGCTGCTGCCAGGCCTGCTCATAGGCTGCCGTGATCCCCGGTACCGACGGGCGGGTCCACCAGCCCTTGTGCACGCCGTTCCAGAAGGGTTCCCCGGGAACCTGGGTTCCCAGCGGGTTCAGCTCCTCCATCGCCGAGCAGGCGGTGGTGATCACCGGGGTGCCGCAGGCCTGCGCCTCGACGACAGGCAGCCCGAAGCCCTCTCCGTAGGAGCAGTTGGTCAGCACGTCCAGGGCGCCGTACCAGCCCGCCAGCTCGCCGGGCTGGACCAGGCCGCAGGAGTAGCGGTACTGGTCCACGGCGCGGACCCGGTCGGTGATGCCGAGATTCTCGGCGAGGGCGTCCAGGTCCTGGCCTCCGTCGGTGTGAATGCCGGTATGCAGGGCCAGCAGCCCTTCGGGGTGGCGCTGCAGGAACTGCGCGAAGGCGAGCATCTGCTCGGGGATGGCCTTGCGGATCGCGTCGTTGTTAGCGGAGTTCATCCCCACGACGAAATCCCCCGGCTCGATGCCGAGGGCGGCGCGGGCCGCCTCCCGGTCGGCCGGGGGGGTGAAGACGGAGGTGTCGATGCCGTGAGGCACGTAAAGAGGGCGCAGTCCCGCTGTCGCGAACCGGTCATAGCCGAACCGCGACATCGCGATCAGCTCCGACCCGGCCGCGTCGACGACATGGCGGTCCGCCAGCGACATCGGGCGGCAGTCCGAGGGCAGCCAGTGTGCCAGCGGCAGCCCCTTGAGCACAGCGGGGTCCAGTACCCAGATGTCACCCAGGGTGATGACCAGGTCAGGCCTGAGCGCCTGCGCGTGCTGAGCGAGGGACTGGGAGCAATACGAGTGCCCGAACCCTGGCATCACGGTGACGTCCTGCCATCCGGTCGGGGACCCGGACAGCCCCCAGTAGGAACTTACCGTCACCGAGTGGCCCATCTGCGTCAGCTTGCGCACCCAGACTGCCGTCTGGGTGCCGTAGCCGCTCGCTGCCCAGGGGGCTGTTGAATGCCAGAGGATAGTGCTCATGCGCGGTTCTTCTCCGGGGTTCAGTCGTCAGAATGAAGCTCCCGGTAGGTACTGATCGCCTCTGCTTTCGCGTCGGCCATCACCGGCAGCCAGAACATTTCATCGAGATCGAGCCTGTCGACGGTGCGCGGATCCCAGTGGTGCAGGTCGGCGAACCGGTCATAGGCCCACATCCGCTCCGGCATCCCGGCTGGCGGACCGGGGGCGAACTGGGGCGGGTATCCCTGGTAGTAATGCAGGTAGACCGAGGTCAGCTGACGTCCTGCTTTTTTGGGTCCGGTGCCGTGCGCCCCGAGATCTTGTCCATCAGCGGTTGCACGGCTTCCTCTATCAGGGAGTAGTCATCCAGGTCCATGCAGCCGCCGATCACCGCGTCAGCGGCTGCCATGGAGTTCTGGCCGGGAACCGGCACCGGGTAGCTCCAGGCGGTGATGATGCGCCCGAGCAGTGCATTGCGCATGTCGTTCTGCAGCGCCAGGAAGCTGGTACGCTGCTTCCCGTCGCCGGTCTCGACGAGGGCGGCCTCCTGGACCTCGAAACGGTCCTGGGCCATCAGCTTGTCCCGGAACTCCACCCAGTGGGGGGTCCCGTCGGGCTGAAGGCTGGCCATGTCAATGCGCATCCGCGTCTCCTGGATGTAGGGCGGTTCAGTAGGTGGGGGTCGAGTTGGTCAGCGTGATGGTGCCGGGGCCCAGTCCGCCGGAGCCGCCGACGTCAGTAGCGTTCGCGACACCTTCGAAGCTGTTGCTGTAAGCGATCAGCTGCTTGCTCCGGTTGATCTTCGACTTGATGTTCGCCGTCTGGGAGGCGGTGAAGACCAGGGTGAACGGGGTACCGGAGTTCGGGATGCCGGTGTTGGTGACAGTGACCGTCATCGGGCCCTGCGCGTTCAGCAGCATCATGTCCAGCGGCTGCTCGGTGTTGGTCGGGTCCCAGTCGACCATCCCGGTCAGGTTCAGCGGCCCTCTCGCGATGACGAACGGTGCCTGGATGCCCTGGACGGTCCAGTAGACCTGAGTTGCCCGCACGAAGCTGAAGCTGAAGTTCCCGATCTGGTTGATGCTGGCGCCCAGGATGGACATCGTGGTGTTCCAGTTCGGGATGGGCCGGGAGTTGGTGGTCACGTTGGTGACCGCCGAGGTCGCCGGGGTGGACAGCCAGGTTTCCCCCGCCATCTTGATGCTCAGCAGCTGCTCGGCATTACCGCTGAAATCGATGTTCTTCAGTACCCCGGACGGGTACTGGCGGGCACCGTAAGTGTTGGTGGGCGCGGTGCCGTAGGTGGCGTTGGTGTAGGTATTTACGATGTTGGTGACATCGGTGAACGTGTGGGTCGGCGGCTGCGCACCGTAGGCGCCGCCGTAGCCCAGCGCCGAGTTCAGGGCCGCGAATTTATGGGTGTACGGGCCGGTCACCGTGTTGACGGTCTGGCCGGTCGGGTGCGTGAACCGCAGCGGGTTGTTGGCAAAATTGATCACGTTGCTGGCGGCGGTCGTGGTGATCACCACGACCTCGCTGGTGGAGAGGGTGCCGATCTGGATGACGGCGGTCGCCGTGTACTGAGTCGGCGGGGTGGTGCCCAGCGTCATCGAGGTCGCGCCGACTGCCAGCGCGCTGTTCGCCGTCGCCGGGTTAGCGGCACCGGTCCCGGTGGTGGACAGGTCCCCGAACAGGTTGTCCATGAAGTACCCGTGGGAATCCAGGAAGTTGGGGCCGCCGAAGGAGAACGTCGCCGACTCCACGCCCAGAGTCTCGTAGAACAGGTTGGTCATCGAGCCACGGATCGCGTTGTCCTTCAGGAACTTCGGCGTGTCCTCCGGCTCGAAGGTGTTCTGGTCCAGCGGGTGCGTGATCACCGGGTTGACGCAGGTGCCTACGGTCAGCTCGCGGGCAACTCCGAGCCACGACAGGACGCCTGGATAGATGTTCGGTCCGCCAAGGGCCACACGTTATTCCTCTCCGCCCTCAGGCTGGTCCGCGCTCGGGGCGCTGTTTTTCGCAGCCTTGGTGCTGCTGTCTTTCACTGTCACCGGGGTCACGGTGAAACGGCCGTCGGTGGGAACGTCAGAGGCCGTTCCCCCGGCCGGGACGATGTCATAGGAACTGCCGGGGACGCAGGTCAGCGTCTTCCCGGTATCCGCATCGAGATACCCCGGGTAGGTCATGACCTCATGGCCCGCGTAGGTTACGAGCACACTCTCCTTTTACGCTTGGAAGATTTCCCAGATGGAGACGGTGATCAGCGCGTCATAGCGCTTGCGTCGCTGATCGGCGAGGGATTCCACGCCCAGGCGGTAGGTCATGATCTCGCCGGTGTTATACAGCGTTGAGGTCAGTTCCGTATTGGGGTCGGTGATGTACACCGGGTTCGGCTGGCTGAAGCGCATCGCGAACATGACGGCATCCACCATTCCCGGGAAGATAGGGTCCTGCTGGACTCCCGATCCCCCTGACGTCCAGGTGATGTAGACGTCGGTGCGGTGCAGGATGCCTTTAGTCCCCGAGGAGGTGCCCACCCCGGTATTACGGGGAATGGTGCCGCCGAGATCGGCGCTGCGGTTCTCCTCACCGTCGGCGGGCCATATGTACAGCGCCGGGATCGACGTCTGGATTCTCGGGTCCGGCGGGGTGATGAATGCCCGCGCATCCGGTTGCCCGTAGGGCATCGGCAGCTGGTCCAGCAGGTTCAGCAAGAATGACTGCGCGACGACAATGCCCATGCAGGGGGCCTTTCCGGGATAAAAAAAACCCCTGATGGATTTATACCAGGTTTATGCCCGGCGCGCTTTCTGCGCCTTCTGGGCTTTCTGCGCCTTCGGGGAGCCGACCGGGCCCTCGGACGACGACTCGTATTCCTGGTGCAGGATCTGCAGCTGCTGCAGGTACTGCTGGCGGGCCATCATCCGCTGCTCGCGGTACAGGGCGCGGGCATTGCGGCGGCGCATGCTCAGCGCCGACATCCTGCGGTTCACCGGGGTCGATGCCATGAAAATCGCCTTAGACCGTGCGCCGGAACGGGTGGCAGAGGAGCTCGGCCTCGGTATTCAGGCCGGTGATGTCACCGCCGGTCGCCTGCGAATGGCCGCCGATGTCGTGGATGGTGGTGGAGGTGGCGCCGCGTACCAGTGCCTCGGCGGTCGCGAACAGGATGCACGCCTCCTCGATGGACGCCGGCAGGGAAGTAATCAGCGTCCCCGCCTCATGGGGGTAGACCAGGGGCGTGGCCAGGGTCAGCGTGCCCGGTCCCGTTTTTACTGATGCCGACGTGACGCGGACGGCCTCCTGCTGACCGGAGTCGGGGATCCGCCCGGTAGCCCCGGTGTAGGTCCCGTAGTAATTGGTGACCGCCCAGCCGGTGGTGTCATCGACGGTGATGACGCTGTCCCCGGCATCAGCTGAGACCGTGACCTCGCTGTGCGGCCACCCGTTGATGTAGCTCACCTGGACAGCCCACCCGTTACGGCCGTAAGCCCAGGTGATGTAGCCGGGAGCCAGGATGACGGCCTGGCCTCCCTGGGCGCTGCCGCCGGGGGCGCTGCTGCCGTAGATTCCGATCGGGGGAGTTTCCGGCTCGAAGTAGCCGGCCGGGACGCTGGTCCAGCTGCGCGGCCACATGTTGTTCGGGCAGGTCTGCACTGCCGTGACTTCCAGCACCGGCCAGCGGGCCAGGATCAGCCGTGCGTTATATCCCGCTCCGCCCCAGTAGGGGGTCGGGGAGGAGCCGCCGCCGCCGGGCCCGACGGTGACCTTGAAGTCGGGGCCGTGGAGCAGCTCGTCATCGGCAGTGGCGCGGAGCGTCTGGTTGCAGTAGCCGTCGACCTTGGCTGTCGCGCGGGCGCACATGTTCCAGATCTCGTTCTGGGTCTGCGCGGGAGTGGCGTCGTCCCAGGGGGTAATCGTCGTCCAGTCGATGCCGGTAAAGTAGGCGCCGATTGCAATGTTACGGGGGAAATGTAAGGAGCTAGCCCGAAGGGCAATGGCGTTGACATAAGGCATCACCTCCCTCCGTGACCTGGTAAGCTACTGAGCCTTTCTTCTGGGCCCGGTCGCATTTAGTGCAGATCCACCCGTCTTTCCAGACGGAATGCTTTTCGCAGATGTCCTCGCGGCAGCGGTTGCACTGGGCCCAGGGGGCGGCTGTCCGGGCGGCGCGGCCCCGTTTAGGCCCGCCGCACCTCCTGCACAGCCCCGGGGCCCGTGACATCTAATCTCGCGGTCCTCATGCAGCCTCCAGGCGCATGATCATCTCGTCTTTGGTGCCCTTATCGGGGAGATCCTTCTCCCGGCACATTTTGCGCAGCGTCTGCACGTGGAGCCGGTCTAGCGGGATAACTGCTTCCGGAGCGGCTTCTACCTGTGCACGCGCGTTCATCGCCGCCCCGCATTCGGCGCAGAACTTGGCCCCGGCGGCATTGTCGTGGCCGTTGACGCACAGCATCGTGCCGTAGAGGATCCCGGCGGGGAGTTCCTTCTCCAGTAGCCACATCGCCTCGACGGGGACGTTGACCCCGGTAGCGCGGATCGCGGCCAGTGCCTGCAGCATCTGGATCTGCTGGCTGCCGCGCTCGGCGCGGACGTGGTTGACGGCCGCCTCATCGGGGGTCAGGGGGACGGAATCAGGGGTCGAGGACCACAGCGGATCAGCGTCAGCGACGCGCTCCTGCTTCGCCGGGATGCCCGCCTTCGGGTCGCCGGGGGTCGTCTTGAGGATGCGCTGCTTGCGATCTCCCTTGAGGTAGCCTTCACAGGAGGGGCAGTCCAGCCGGAATGCTTTGTCAGGAGCGCCACGGGTCACCGTCCGGGAATGGGAGGCTCCGCAGCCGCCTGCCGACGCCGGCACGGAAATGTGCATGACATCGGAGCGCGCGTAAAGGACCAACGGAATCAGTTCCTCTCGGGAGAACGGGAAAAGAAAATGGATACGGACAGGCTTGTCTTCGTCGACTGCGAGGCACGCGGCGCGAGCTCGTTTTCCGGGGTGATGACGGAATTTGCCGCCGGGTACTACCGGACCCGGGACACTTTCCACGGGCGCCTGCATGAAGGCAGCCCCGACCCGGCTAACCCGGCCGTTCCGCTCCCGGGGAAGCGCATCGCCTCCGACCTGGAGGTCGCCACCCGTCTCTCCGGGTGGATCGCGCAGCGGCTGGGCGGGGCGCGGCCTGTTTTCGTCAGCGACAATCCGGCCTATGACTGGCAGTGGGTGGCCGCGATGTATGACAGGGCGGGGATAGCGAACCCGTTCGGGCATTCCGGCCGCCGTATCGGTGACTTCTGGGCCGGGGTGACCAGGGACTGGCGGAATACGCAGCAATGGAAGCAGTTCCGCGTCACCCGTCATGACCACAATCCGGTTAATGACGTCCTGGGGAACATGGAGGCGTTCGCCCAGATCCTGGACCGGATGGAAACAGGGATGATCTAGGGCTGGTACTCGCCGGGGAGGGAATGGTCCATCTCCGGCTCCGGGACGGTCGGGCCGTGGCCTTTCGGGCACTGCCGGGTCCAGGAATGCCAGAGGGTGTTGCAGGTGCGGCACCACATGCCCGGCGGTGACTTCCGCACGTAGAATTTCTCCGGCCCGGCGTCGACGAGTCCGGCGTTCGCGTAATCCTGGTTCCTCAGCTTCTTCAGCTGCCGGGGGTCCTCGATGCTCACGAAGCTGCCGGGGCCTCGCTCGGCCATGAATTTCTGGTTGCCGTCAGCGAACCCGGCGCAGCCGGGAGGAAGCTGGATCCTGGGCAATGCGCGTCCTTTAGAAGTTAGTGGAGACGATGTACTGGATGGATGTCGCGGACGCGGCGGCCGTGGAGCCGGTGGTCCCGTAGAGCTGCTGGCCCCTGCTCCCGACGAACGCAGTGAAGCTGGTCGGGAGGGAATGGCACTGCATCCCGTTCGCGGACGTGACAGCCGTGGACGTCCCGATCCATACCGGGACGGCGCTCAGGTTGTAGAAGGTGACGGCGCAGGAACTGGCCGGCACCGCGAACAGGAATGTCCCGGTCGTCCCGCTCGGGACGGTCGCCTGTCCCATGACAATCGCCACATGGCTCCTCTAGGCGCCGGCGAGAAGCCAGCGGACATCAGGGTTGAATTTCCGGCGCAGCCGGGCCACGTCGAGGATGAAACCGGTGCTGCGCCATTCCTGGAAGGCCTTCAGGTCGCGGTCCCCGAACAGCTCCTCAGTCTCGGAATAGAGGGAGTCCTTGTCCGTGGTGTCATCAACGGAGTAATGCCGGTGTTCCACTACCGCTTCGGGGACATACCGGATCAGCCCGGAATGGACACCCAGGTCGGCGATAATATTGTCACAGTAAAAATGCATTTGCCATGGCGGCGCGAACCAGCCCAGCTCGGTGACCAGGTCGGAGCTGGCCAGCCAGATCTCCGGGATGTCGGAGCGCCTCTTGTCATCGGGATAGACCCAGCCGGTGCCGCCGAGGTCATCCAGGGCCCGCAGCAGGATCTCGTCCCAGCCGGGGGTGAGGAAGACGTGGTCGTCGCCGGCGAACATCAGCGTGTCATACAGCGGCGCGTGAGCCAGCGCGGCTGCGTTCAGCTTCCCGCTAAAGAAGGCGCGCGGGGTGATGACGGTATGCGCCGCATCTCCCCAGTCGGTACCGTCATAGGAGTCGTCGTCGCAGTCCGTCACGACCAGGATCTCGGTGTCCGGGGACGTCCTGGTCGCACGGAAAGAATCAAGCAGCCGGGCGAGCTGGCCCGGACGGGTCCTGGTCGGGACGATTACCAGCAGGGAAGTCACTCACACGGTCCTTTGCCGTCACGGGCACGCTGGTAGGAATCCCAGGTGCCGCAGTCGCGGAAGTCATCCAGCCACACCACCGGGGTGCCCTGCAGGGCAGTGACAGGCCCCCGGACCTGCCGCAGGGTGGAGGCGGTGATCAGGTCCAGCCCAGCCAGCCCGTCCGGGCCGCTGAACCCGAACATGCCCCAGGCACTGTCATAGATCCCGGGGACGTCTGGCTTGTCCTCATAGGCCACGACGTGGTCATCGCGGGTGCGCAGCGCCCCGAGGGCGCCCAGTTCCTCTTCGGGCTTAGGTGCCGCCGCGAAGCAGAAGCCGCTCTCCAGCAGCCGGTCCCCGATCCGGGACAGCACGTCCCCGGTGCAGGAGTAGATGACGTCGGGAAGCATCAGGATGGTAATGCTCCCCAGCCAGGGTTCCAGGCAGCGGACGGCGTCAGGCATATCCCTGGTGTCGGGGTCCTGCCGGACCCGGGCCAGCGGCGCCCTGGGGAGCCTGCGGCCGATGTAGGCTGCCGTCTGCTCCCGCATCCCGCCGTCCATCAGCAGGATGCGGACGTCGAGGCCCGTTTCCCGGATCAGGTCCAGGCAGGAGTCGATGACGAGCCTGCCCGGCTCCAGCGGGGCCAGTTCCTTGGGGAACGGCAGCCCCAGACGTGATCCCGCCCCGGCGCAGGGGAGGATCACTGTCGCGATCACTTACACGACCCCGGCCGTCACGCGCAGCTGCCCGAAGGTAGGCGTGCACGTGTAGATGACGTCAGAGGTGGCGTGAGGGTACTGCAGGGTGGTCGCCAGCGTCAGTGACGTGGAAGCCAGCCCGAAGGTGGAGATTGCCACTACTTCCGCGTTCGCGGTGTTCACCGTGTTCGCGATCATGATGGTCCCCCCGGTGAACAGGCTGCCGGTAGTCGCCGTGACAGCGCAGGTGATCACGGTGACGCCGGGAGCCACCGCCGCGCCGACGGTGCCGATGACCGGCCCCTGGGAGACCGCTGACATCGCGTACATCGCGACGTTGCCGATGAGCTCCACCGGCCGTGACCTCGGCGTGATCGGGAAGCCCCCGTTGATCCCCATGCCCTGCTGCCCGACGTAGACCGTGTTCAGGCCTTCATTGCTGAGCCGCAGGTTGGTAGTCGCCGACGTATTCGGGGTGAAGATCCACGTCGGGGTGTAGGTGAGGTTGACATGCTGGTCGACCCCGGGCCCGAGGTAGGGCATCTGGTTCTCCTGTCTCAGACGACCGAGACGACCGACGCCCAGCCGAGGTTGACCGTGGCGGTTCCCGGGCTGTACGCGTAGATCTTGGCGGACGGCGGCGCCTGTCCCATCAGCACGGTGGTCTGCCCGGCCGGGATCAGGAAGCCGGTGGCGGCAGCGGCACTGGAGGCAGACGTGCCCATCGTCACGTACAGCAGGGCGGTGCTGCCGTTGTTGATGGCCAGGTCCCGGTAGTAACCGGTGGCCGGGATGGTGTACGGGGTGGTGCTGGACGTGATGGTCGCCGTGGTGAAGTAGCTGACGGCAAGAGCCACACAACTCCTTTTCCTGTGTGCTGGGTAACGGAAGACGGGCGGCTCTGCGCCGCGATCGCGGTACCTGCATGACAGTTGCATCACGCAGGTACCGCTCTCATTAGCTGTACGGGGTGGTGTCGGAAACCTGCAGGCCCTGCAGGATCCCCGAATAGAACGGCGCGTGCGCGATCAGGCTGCCCAGGAGGAAGATCGAGTACCTGAACGTCGCGTCGATGACAGGCCAGGCGACGCTGCAGTAGTCCTGGACGCAGGTCATCTCCCACGCATTGTCGATGTGGCTCCAGGTCTGCGGCAGCTGGTAGCTCATCAGCAGGGCGGTGCCCTGGCTCATCCACGGGTGGACGGTGAGCTTGACGGTGCTGCGGGTGACCGGGTTGACGAACTCGGCGACGGCCGCGCCCGCCCGGATGCCGCTGATCTGGTCCTGGCTGATGTTCAGCAGGTAATTCAGCGCGCTGCCCTGCAGCAGCATGTCGTTGGCCAGCCGCATCAGGTCGCCGCCGTCCGCGACGATCTCGCTCGGGTCCGCCTTGTAGGCACCCGGGGTGACCTGGTTCATCCCGTTGTTCTCCCACAGGGCGTCCAGCGCGGTGAAGATCGCGTTGGTGCTCAGGTGGGTGCCGACGGACTGGTTGACGTAACCGCCCTGCCAGACGCCGCCGGCCTCGAAGCCGACATTGCTGTACGGCCCGGAGCCAGTCGAGGACAGGCCGGACAGGACGGGGATGAGCCCCTCCATCCGGTTGCCGGAACCGGTGCCGGTGTCGGCGCCGGGGGCGGCCTGCTGGGAGGAGGTGGAGATGGTCCCCTGCAGGGTGACCCGGTAACCGCCGACAGCGGTGGGGGACTGCTTGCCGGAGTAGGAGACACCGGACTGCACGGTGGTGCCGACCATCAGGTACGGGGTGGAGGCGGTCGCCGCGTAGATGTTGTACTGCTGAGCCCCCGGGACCGGGGAGATCGCGACATCAGCGACCGAGTTGGCCGCCAGGGTGGCGGTCCCGTTCGCGGAGGCGACCGTCTCGCCGAAGTAGTTCAGCGCGGTCACCGCGACATACAGGGTGCCTGATGTGGTGCCCAGCGCCGTCTCGTTGGAGCCGGCGGTCCGGACGGTGACCGTGGGGGCGGCCGGGGTCGCCAGCGGCTGCGAGCTGCCGGCGATCATCTGGTATTCCTCGCCGAGCATCATCTCCTGCAGCAGGACCAGGTTCGCCAGTGCGCTCAGGTCCTCGAATCCCTGCCCCTCAAACTGGGCAAGCCACGACAGTGCTTCGGTCAGCCCGAAGAAGCGGTAGGGGACGTTGAGCTTGTACTCGGTCTGCTTGCCGGTCTGCGGCAGGTTGATCGGCCAGTTCCCCGACCCGGAGATCGAGTTGTTCGAGGTCTGCACCAGCTCGGGGATCGAGATGTCGATGATCCCCTGGCCGCCGGTCTGGCTGCCGGAGATCCCGAGCAGGCCGTAGACCTGACGGGAAGCGCCCTGGCCGGCCGGCCTCGGGAACTTGTTCCGGAACAGGGTGTATACGGGATATACGAGCCTGCTCGGCGCAAGGAGGTCGAAGGGGACCAGGCCGTAGGGCTGGCCGGAGGTGCCCATGTTCGTCGCGGTGAACGACTTGGGCAGGTCCACGCCCATGCTCTTGGCGAGGGAGATGTCCATGCTCTTGCGGACGCTCGCGTCGTTGGCCAGCCGGTAACCGATGTTCCCTGCCGCCGGGTGGCGCAGGAAGTCGGGACTGAACCGGGCTGCGACGCTGTCGCTGTCCCAGCGCCCTTCGGCGACGGCCGCGCGGGTGTCCAGGATGGCCTGGTGGCTCTTGGACAGGATCGCGGTGTTATGCTGGGCCTCATTCAGCGGCACGCCGCCGTTGGTGACATGCCCGACGCCCTTGACCAGGGACTTGCTCAGCGAGGTGAAGGTCGCCTCATAATTACTGCGCCGCGCGGTCCGCGCGGCAGCGGCACTGGCCGCGCCGGCGCTGGCGCCGCCCATCTGGGGGGCCTCGATGCCCTCCTCGGTGCTGACGATATCCGCCACACACTCTCCGATCTGCGGTAAGGAACTCAGGACTGGTACTTGTCGAGCTCGGCCCGTGCGGCTTCCCGCTCAAAGGGGTTCTCGCTCGTACGCCAGGTGTGGGTCAGCTGGCGCTGGATCATCTGCTGAGTACGCTCCGCGTTCTCGGCGATCTGGGTCACGGCCGCCGGCCGGGACTTGCGGACGGGGTTCAGGGCGAGGCCGCTGAAGGCGGCAGTCAGCGGGTCCGGCTGGTCGGCGATGGCCTCCAGCACCCTCTGCTGCTCATCCAGGCGGTTCTGCTGGGTCTTGATGAGGTCAGCCATCGGGGCGAGCGCCTGCGTGATGGCGGACTTGATGAGGTCCGGGTCAGGGTTGGCTGCTTTGAGCGATTCTTGCAGCTCCTGGATCTGCCCGGGGGTGGTGCCGGGGGCGCTCTTCGTGACGTCGGGGGCGTTGTCCTTGCGGGACATCGAGTTGCCGACCCGCGCGCGCGCCTCATCCAGGGTGAGCTTGCCGCTCATCACCTTCTTGCCGAGCTTCTTGAGCATCTTCTTGCGGCTCTTGACCAGCTCCGTGTCCCCGGTCCCGGGATGCTCCGGCTCCTGGCCCTTGCCCTCGAAGGCGGGGACCGGCCGTGCCTGCCCCTGGGTGTGAGGGTCACGGGCCGTCATCGGGCAGGCCATCGGGAACTCGTGGGCCAGGTGGTCGTGGAGGGTGGCCAGCGCCTGGCGCGCCTTCTCCTTCTCGATGTAGGCGTAGGACAGGTTCACCGGCACGCCGGTCTCGGCGGGGTACTCCCAGTCGCCCTTCATGTGGCTCGGGCTCGGCGACTGGTGCCCGGCACCCAGCGGCGGCCGGTCGAAGGAGTGTGCACTGGGCGCCGAGGAGGCCACCTGCGGGCTGGAATTCGGAGGGCCATAGCCCGGGGACAGGGCCGCCTGCCCGGCGGTGATCACCGGGCGGCAGAACGTCTGCGGGCTCATCGCGCCGGGGCTGGGATACGTTCCCGGGCCCGGGTTAGCGTCCCGGAATGCCTTGTGCAGCTCCAGCCGGTAATCGTTGAGCTCGGCCGGGTCGGCGGTCTTGAGGACCTGCACGGCCTTCCAGGCGCCGGTCAGCTCGTAAGCACGCTCCAGCGGGCCGCAGGCGGCATCCACGGCCTTGCGCATCCACAGGTCAGCGTCAATAGTGCTGGCGAAGCTGGCGTAGGGGTGGTACTTGAGGGTGTCCTGCGGATCATAGGCAGCGCAGGTAAGGTCGTGGAGGCGGCCCATGTCATGGTCGATGCCGATGGCCTTGAACCGCAGCATCGCGGCATGCTCGGGATCAGCGCTCTTGGTGTCAGGGGTCTTGCGCCCGGCTGGCATCGGGGATTCCTGCAGCGCGTCCGGGTGCGGGATCGGGTCCATGTCAGCGGCCTCAGCAGCGCCGGATGCCGTCTTCGGGTCGACCGCGCACTTGTCGGTATGAGCGTGGTCAGCCTTGCAGCTGCTGTCCCCGGAGTCATCGCTGTCACCCTTGCCGTCATTCATCCACGGCGGCAGCTTCTTGCCCTTCTTCGGCTTCTTCGCCTTCGCCGGCTCCTTAGTGACCTCCGGGGTCGCCTCGGCCGTCAGGGCACTGTCGTCCTTGACGACGTCGGGGGTAACCTCATCGGTCACACACTGTCCTTTCTCCGACTCCTCGGAGTCATGGAGGGGGTTGGGAACATCCAGTTCGCGGGCACGGCGCGCGATCAGGCGCTTGGCGCCGCTGACGTTGCCGTGACCGGACCGGGCCAGCACCGCCGCGTTGTGCAGGTCGTCGGCGTTCTCGATCGGGTAGCTGCCGTCGGGGAGGGCGCTGCCTTCCCCGGCCAGCCGGCGGCGGGTCGCGGTATCGATGTCGCGCTTGTACACGGCGTACTCGGCGTCGGTGATGGCCTTGGCGGCCAGCTCGTCGTAATGGCTCTCGACGACCTTGTGCTGCATGATCTTCATCAGGTCGTCGGGGGTGAAGGTGATGGACAGGTCGGGAGCCTTGGGGCGCTCCTGTACCGCGTTCTGCGATTTGGTCACGGCGTCACCGGAGAGGTACTTCGCGATGACATCCTCGTCGCCGAACACGTCGTTGAGCAGATGGACGGTACCGCCCTCGGACTTGACCAGGGCGATGCCGCAGGACTTGTTGGCGGGGCGGTCGACCAGGGAGATTTCCACGATCTGGCCCCCGGTGATGATGCCGCCGCGCGCCTTGCCGGTGACGTCGCGCTCGATGACGGGGCGGGCGATCCCGACGCTGTAGGCGGTCAGCACTCCCTTGGCGACCAGCTTCTGGGCTACCGGCTCCACCACCAGTGCCTTGACCCAGGTGGCGTTGCCGTCATGCTCGACGGCGATGCCCTTCCCGGCCGGGTCGCGCTGCGGGTTGTGCTGGACCCGGACGTTGGCGCCGGTCTCCTGCCAGGCCTTGATCGCAGCGAAGGCGAAAGCGGGCTGGACGATCTGCTCGTCGGCATCGACGCTGCCGTCGGTTGCCTTCCCGTAGACGACCAGGTCACCGTCAGCATTCGTCTCCGACTTCTCAATCGGGAAACTGGCGAAAACCAGTTCGTCAGTACCGGTCAGCGTTACCGCCACACAGCTCCTCGGTTATTTCTTCCTGAGCGTCCGGGCAACCCAGGCACCGTGGCGGCCGAACGGCACCACGTATCCTGCCTCGGTGTAGATCACTCCGTGTTTCAGCTTCGGGTTGATGCCTGCGCGCCCGGCAGCGTTGAGCGCGCAGGCCAGGTCATGCAGCAGCAGGGCATTCCTGCGCTTCTTCTTCCTGCTCACGCCACCGAGGTGAGGACGGCGGTGCCGGTCCACGGGTTAGACCCGGTGACGGTGTCGCTGGCCAGCGTCCAGGTGCCGGACGGGGTGCGGGTGTCGGTGGCGGCGGCGGTCACCGGGAGCATCGCCCCGGCGGCGGCCACGGTCAGCGTCCCGCTCTGGCTGGCGCTGGTGCTGGCGTCGGTGACGGTGGCGGTGACGGTGCTCCCCACGTCGGAGGAGGCGGCGTCGGTGCTGGTGTAGATGACAGTCAGGGTGATGGTGTCACCCGGGTTATAGACCGCCTGGTCGAAGGTCATGCTGGTGATGGCGAGGGACATGCTTCCTCCTGATGCGGATCCGCGCCTTGTGGGACGCGTGAGATTCCTGGTCGCCGATATGGACAGTGACGGTTACGGCCCTGGTTTTCCCCCAGGGCAGCCAGCGGAGCATCAGTGATGGGTCTCCTTGAGCGCGTCCCATTCCGCCAGGGCATTCCTGGCGGCCTGCCGGACCTCACCGGTCACTGTCTCCTTCCCGCCGAAGGAGGTACCTGCCGCCCATTCCCGCATAGCGGCTATCGCGGTTGCTATTGCCCGGGACTCATCCATTCCCTGGGTGCGCATGAGCGCTCTCGCGGTATTCTGGATATAAGCGGGGAGCTGCTGGCGCTGCGGGATCTTCCTGCTGGGCGTGCGCCACAGCCCGTGGGTCCCGAGCGGGTGATGAACGGTACTGGCGGCCGGTGTCCGTGCTGACTTCTTCTTCACTGCCCAGGCTTCCGCGTTTACTTGTTCTCTGGTGAATTCCCCTGGTGCAGCTGCGCGGAATGTGTTTCCAGCGCGGCCATCCGGTCCTGCGGGCGGATCGTGCCGATATAGGACAGCACATCCTGCTTCAGGTTGTGCCGGGCGATGGCGCGGTGGTGGCCGTCGACAAGGAATCCCTTGCTGCCGCCGGGTTCCTGGACCAGGATGCTCGGTGCGACATGGCCCTTGTGCGCGGTGATGGCCCGCTCGAATTCCTTTACCTTGCCCGGCTGGTGGGTGGCCGCCCATTTGCTGATGTCGTCGGTGTCGATGCTATCCCACGGCACTGAGACCGGTCCCTGCCAGGTAGCACGTTTCACCCAGGCGATCTTCTCCGGCGGGAAGTTCTGCGACATCGCCAGGTAAATGTGCTCCGCCTCGACGGGATTAGGGTCACGGAAGTCCGCTGCCCCTTTACGGGCTCCGGGAATGTCGTGGACGGTGTTTCCCTCAGGGGTGAGTTCCTCCACGGCCTCGCCGGGATCGAAGGCTTCCGGAGGGACGGCTCGCGGGTTATAGGGCTTCAGGGCCTGCGGTTCATAGACCCCGACGACCGGGTGGCCGGAATCGTTCTTCGGGATGCCTGCGGCATCGCCGCCGGGATCACTGCCGATACCCCCGTCTGGCCAGGTTCCTTCTGTCTCCTGGCCGGGGAAGCGGCTCGCCGGGCGGTTACGGGTCCGGCGGCGGGGAAATGCGTCATCCTCGCTGCCCCGGGGGTAGATGACGGCCCCGGCGGAATCGCTGTCCGGGTCGCTTCTGGGCGGTTCTCCCCCGGCGCTGCTTCCCGGTACTGCCCCGGGGCCGGCATCGGGCCATTCAGCACCCTGCGCGTTATGCGGGTAGGGCCAGCGGGCACCGCCGCCCTGCGCGGAGACGTCCTGGCCGTCCAGGACGATGCGCTCGCCGTTCTCGGTGACCATGTTCTGCAGGAACTTCAGCGAGTCATCCTTCAGGGTGTCGCTGAGATGGATCTCATCCTCCCAGTCACCCCGGAAGCCGCTGGTGAGATCCAGGCCGCTGACCTGGCTGCGGCGGAACCAGGCTGCCCCGGCGCTTTCCTGCGGGGTGGACCCGTTCATCCTCGGGGTGAAGATCTCCGGAGCCTCGCAGAGCCACAGGTAGGAGGTTTTCCCGTCAGGGTCGGTGTGGGTGAAGTCGCGGATCACCCGCAGCTGCGGGATGTCCCCGATCTCCTCGGTGGTTTCCCGGACCGCCGCGTCCCAGCCGTCCTCGCCGGGGTGGGCGCTGCCGCCGGGCATGCCCCAGTCGCCGTCATCACGCTGCTGCAGCAGGTAACGCCATTTCCCGTGATCATCACGGGCCCGGATGAGCAGCCAGGCGACCCGCGCAGGGTCACCGGACTTATGCGCCAGCGGCGGGAGGGCTTCTACCCCTGCGGGCGCGGGAACGCAGCGGCAGCCGGGATGGCACAGCCCCAGCATCCCGCCGGCGGAGAAGGGAGCATCCAGCGGGATGTCGCCGTCATCGGCGGCGTTCAGGCAGGTATCGCAGGCATCCCCGGTCAGCAGGTGCTTGTAGGTGACCCCGGCGTCCTTGTAGGCGGCGAGCGCACCAGTATTCATGGCACGTGCCACCTCGGTATGGGCGATCATCTGGCTGCGGGCGGCGGAGTTGCCCAGACCGGTCCGGGAGACCTGGCTGAGCCAGTGCTGTCCCTCGGTATCCAGGAAGCCCTGTACCGCGTGCGGGTCAGGCTCGCCGTGATGGCCGGCCAGGATAGTGCCGGATTCATAGCCCAGCTGCCAGGCGCTTTCCCACATCGGGGTCATCGCATCGAGGAAGATGCCCTTCGTCTGGTCGGCGATGATGTCCAGCAGCGTGCTCCGGGTGGTCATCAGCACCCCGGCAGCGGCATCCTTGCGAATCCCGGAGCTCTTGATCTCCGCGTCCTGGAACGCCTGCGCGATCACGGCGGTGTACTTATGGACCAGGGTGAGATCATGCTGCCAGCCGGGGAACCAGGACTCGCCGTGGTGGCGGATATGCGAGGCCTTCTCTTCGCCGAGGAGCTGCCCGGCTCGCTCGACCGCGACGTCCAGCAGGACGCCCTTGGCGATGTCCTCGGCGATCATGGCCAGGGTGCCGTTGCCGATGTGCTCAGGCTTCCAGGAGGAGATCAGCCGGCCCTTGCGCAGGTGGCGGCGCAGCGCGTCCAGCTCTGAGGCCGCCGCCTTCTTCCGCGACCCCGCCACGGAGCTGCGGCTGGTGGTGCCGCCGGTCCTCGGGGTCGGGGACTGGACGGCGCCCTGGGCTGCCGCATGCCCGGGGGTGATGCCGCCTTCGCGGTGCGGGGCCAGCGGTGCCGGGTGACTGCCGTTGGGCTTGGTCTGCCCCGCCTGCCGGACGCTGGGCTGGCTGGTCCGGCTCCTGGTGGAGGAGGTGCGTTGCCCGGAGTTGGTGCCCTGCCCGGCCTGGGCCGCCGCGATGAGCTGCGGGGCCATGCTGAACGGGATCGGGCCTTGCGCGGTGAACACGACCGGCTCGCTGGTCTCCTGCAGGTTCCACGGCGGCAGGTCCAGCCGGTCGCGGACCTCATCGATGGAGGCGATGCCGTTCTGCACCTGCTGGACGCCCAGCTCAGTGATGGCCTGCTTGTCCTCGTCGTCGACGAGCCCCTCGAACTGGAACTGCATGTCCGGCATCTGGCAGATGTCCTGCAGGATGTGGTTGAAGATGTCGCAGAGGAACAGCAGCAGGGGCATCGTCGACTTGCGGGACTTGATGTCACGGGACTGCTGCCCGGCGAACCGGACCCCGGACGCGCTCGGGCCGGTAGAGGTGCCGCCGATGTCGGGGATGATGCCCAGCTCCTGCGGCTGCACGTCGAAGGCCATGCAGACCTGGTTCATGACCAGGTAGTCGAAGGAGTCGGAGAGGTCCACCGGCCGCTGCGGCTCCACTTTCGAGCCCGGCGGCAGCACGACCACTTTCAGGTGGTAGGCGGGGTCGCCGGCAAGGGCGTTGAGGGCATTCTGCAGCTCCCCGATCTGGGTCGGGGTGATGTTCGGGTCGCCGGGAGAGATGTAGACCGCCGGGACAGTCCCCTCGGTGAAGTAGTCGAGCTGGAATTCCTGTTTCTGCAGCCCGGAGATGATCGGCAGCAGCGCCCGTTCCACCGGCGGGAAGCCGTAGGGGGATTCCCGTTGCGGCCAGTACGGGGCATACAGCATGATGTCGGTGCTGAACTTGTTGACCTCGGCCCCGGCCAGCCCGGCGTCATCGATGTCGGCACCGGTCGCGATCGTCATGTAGTCGCTGCGCGGCACCCCGTAGAGGAACTGCTGGTAGGCAGGCGCCGGGGGGGGCGGGTGCTCGCCGTGGATCCCGATCAGCGGCCGGATGGTGGGGCCGGAGACCAGCCGCAGGCTGTCCAGGTCGCTGCCGAGGAGGCCGCGCCCGCCCATCCCAAAGGAGGCGCCGTATTTCGGGCGGAAGATGACGGTCAGCGCGTCATACACGAAGATCTCTTCGAGAAGCGCGTTCAGGAAGCTCTGGAAGGTCCAGAAATCCGGGTCCGGGTGGCGGAAGAACCGCACCGCCTTGGCTTTGCGCTCGCCGAAGTCGCGCATCGCCTTCGCGTCACCCTGGTAGGCCTTGGCGGCGTCAGTGGTCAAGGTGATGTCCCAGCGCAGCCCCCGGATCTCCTGCTGGCGCAGGTCGATGGATGCCCTGGCGACAGAGTACTTCTGGGCCAGCGTGCGGAGCTGGTCGAAGGAGGCGAGCTTGAGGCCCTCGGTGCCGGGAGGGGTGGGCAGGTTCCAGCCGGTGCGGTACTGCCACAGCCGTGGGTCCGGGTAGAGGCCGCCGGACGGCGGCTCGTCGACGGGGACCGGCTGAATCGGGGACATCGGGGCGAATGCGCCGTCGGTGAAGACGCGGCTCGGGCGGGGCAGGAAGGGCCCGTAGGTGTTTGCATAGGGGTCCTGGAACCAGGCATTCGCCTGTACCGGGCTGATCTGGCCCATGCCGCCGGACTGGGGGGCGGGTGTGTAGCGGGCCCCGCCCGGGATTGCCTTCATCGCGGCGACCAGCGCACCGGGACGCGCCATCCGTGCCTTTCTAGGAAATGGCCAGCTGGCCGGCAATGAGAACCGGGATCTCCGGGTCGTCGGTAATTTTCAGGTAGATGATGTAGGTGCCGATTCCCGGGTTCGCGGTTCCTGAAGGGCCGATCAGTGCCTGCGCCGAGTAGGGATACAGGACGTTGGAGGGCACCGAGATCCAGCTGCCGTTCACCCAGTCACCGGATTGCGGAACCTGGGTCGCAGTGGGCATGAAGGCGAACTGGACGGCATCCCCGGTCGGGTTATAGGCACTGCCGTTTTTCGCGGCCGTGACGGGAACGGAGATGTACTGGGTGGACAGCTGGGAGATGCCCAGCATCGAGTAACTGCCCACGACCCACTCCGCCTGCCCGGTTCCGGTGTCCCACAGGCTGCCGGGCGAGCCGGTGAGGAAGATGACGATTCCCGATGACGGGATCTGCCCGGTCGCATGGAATTGCGGGATGATACCCAGCAGTGCTGACCGGTAGTTCCCGTGCCTGCGCAGGGCCGTAAATCCTGGGTGGATGACCAGGGCCCCGGACCGCGCGTTGCCGTGAGAGCGGTATGCGGTGAATGCCGGGATGAGATCCAGGGATGCGGTGCGGTACTGCCCGTGGGCTCGCTGGGTGGTCAGTCCGGGAGTTACCGCGAGGGAGGCGGTCCGGTACTTCCCGTGGATCCTGGCAGCGGTAAACGCGGGGGTCACGGTCGTGGACGCGGTCCGGTACTTTCCTCGCGTCCGCACTGCGGTGAACGACGGGGTGACCGCGAGGGTGCTGGCCCGGTATTTTCCCCGGGTCCTGCTCGCGGTGAAGGACGGGGTGAGAGCCAGCGAGGCGGTCGCGGTATGCGCGATGCCCCCGGCCGGGGTGACTTCGACATCGACCCAGTAGTTCTCGCTGCCGGTAGTGAGCCCGGGGTACACCCAGGTGGTCTGGTAGGACCCCTGCCCGGGGCTGCCGCCGGCGTTATCGGGAGCGGAGATGATGCCGTTGGTGATCCCGGCGCTGCCGGGCCCGGTCGACCAGTAGGCGCCGGTTACCGACATCCACTCCGACCCGGAGGCGTGGTACGTCGAGACCTTGTAGTTCACCGACGCGGAGAGGCTGACTCCCGCTGAGGAGTAGTTGCAGTAGACCCAGCCTCCGCCGGCGGAGGCTGCCCCGCCGGCGGGGAGCAGCCAGCTCGGGGAGCTGTTGTCAGTCCCGGCGACCTCGGTGGTCGCTGAGACGTTCCACAGAGCGCACCGGGTAGGCAGGGATGCTGCCCCTGAGGGGGAGTAGTGCCAGATCTTATCCAGTGAGGAGGCCTGCGTGAGGCTGAACTCCGAGGCCAGGATGTAGCCGGTGACGTCGGAGCTGACCCCGGTGAGGTTATCCGGTAGCGAGGGCCAGAGCCGGTAGGTGGCACCGGACGGCGCGGTGGTGGTGATCTGGATGTCCAGCCAGCAGTTCCAGCCGGCGTCCGCGTCGGCGGCGAAGACGGACGTCGGGTCGGTGCTGGAGGGCTGGTAGACGCACTGGCTGTTGCCGTAAGGATCGGGATTGCTGCCGGTGCTGTCAGAGAAGGCGGTCAGCGGGCCGCTGACGATTCCTGCCGCGTAGGCGCCGCCGCTGGCGAATTCGGAATCTGTCAGCGGGAAAGGACCGGAGAATGCCGTCTGCGCCTGGTAGGTGGCGCCGGCGCTGAGCGGGACCGGCGTGGTGTAGGCAACGTAATTCCAGCCCGCGCTGAGCGTTCCTGACGTGACCTCGGTCCCGGGGACCAGGATCCCGGCGGCACTGCCGTAGACCTGCCAGAGGCAGAATGGCTGCGCGGAGGTGCTCTGCCCGCCGGTACTGCAGACCCACCACCAGAAGCCGGCCAGGTAAAGGCCGCCGGAGGTGACCGTGAACTTGATGCCTGGCCCGAATGGCCCGGTAAAGTTCGTGGCAGCAGCCGGGCCGTTTGTCGAGGGCCACAGCCGGTAGGTGGTCATCAGACTCCCCCGGCGTTATTTTTGCTTTTCTTTTTACTCTTTTTTTTTTTACGAGGCTGTCGGCAGGGTAATAGTAATGCTGGTCAGGGTCAGGCTGTCGCCGGTATCCATGGTGACGCTGGAGCTCAGCGTCATGCTCAGCCCGAATGCCCCTGATGAGCTCAGCGACCAGAAGGAGATGTCGGTATCCATCTCGGCGTTAGTCCCGGCCCAGGATGTCCATTCCGGCTGATTGCTCGCGGCAATACTGCCGGCGGACGCCGACCCCCATGTCACCGCCTCGCGGGTCGTCACCGAGGAGACGTTGGCAGTCCCTGCGCTGCCCGGGGCGCCGGTATGCAGCTGGACATAGGCGGCATCGGTGCCGGTGATGGTACCCAGTGCCGCGTCGGCGACTGCTACGGAAAGCCCGTCAGCCATGGAAGATCACCTGCTCCGGGACGGCGGAGAGAATACGCTCGCAGGCATTCCCGCACTGGCGGCAGAAATAGGTTCCCGCATTATTTCCGGGAGCCAGCTTTGCGGCACAGCAGGCCGATGATGCGCGTCTGACCTCCCCGTTCGCGGTCATGACGGGAGTAATTGAAAGGGCAGCCACACACCTCCAGCAGGCCGGGGAAAGCGCGCGGGCATGATCATTCCCCAGCCACTTATATCACAGGTAAATGCAGGATGCAATAATTGAAGGATCATTCCCCGGGAACATCGGGCTGCGGAGGATTCTGCGGCGCCTGCTGGACGGCATTCAAGATAAGCGCTACGGTGACCCGGCAGGTGATCTCCAGGGCATAGGCTTCCGCCATCCCGGCATTCACCTGCCCGGCGAACAGGGCGTTGACGGCACGTCCCAGCCTGGCGAAGTCAACGGGCACGAACGGGTCTTCAGGCATCGTCATCCCACACCTCTTCCGGCCATACGATCTCTGAGTCATCATAATGGCGCCAGTATTCCACTTCCGTGCGGACAGTCCCGTTCTGGCTCCATGCCTGCCGCCGGATGCGCGGGCAGGCCCGCCAGTGAACGCCGCCGCAGTCACCGCAGGGTGCAGCCGGGCGGACCGGGAAGAGCTCGCGGAGAAGTGCCTTCTCCTCCAGGGTCGGCGCCCTTGCAGTCATGATCTCTCCAGGTCCAGGAAAATGCCGCATCATAATGGATAATTCCCGGGTGCGGTTCCAGCGTGCACCAGATTAGCATGCAGCCGCATTCCAGGATGATTCTCGCGGAGGCACCGCATTCAGCGGCGCCGCCAGTCCTTGCCTGCATAGACGTGGGCTCCGGTACTGCTCCCGGTGAATGCCGCCAGCTGCTTCAGGTAGAACGAAGGGTCGGTATTGCATTCCGGGCAGCTGGGCATGTTCATCGGGCGCACATGATTGTTCTCGCAGGTGCGGGAGTAAGCCATATGCCAGCGGTTAGCACGGTCCCTGACCCTCTCCTTCTCCTGCGGCGCGATTCCTGCCCCGCAGTGCCGGCACATCTTGTCCAGCAGCTGGTTGACGTTCTCCCCGCACTCCGTGCAAGGGTAGAAGCTGTACATCTCCATGTAGCTGGCGCCACTGCGGCGGGACAGCTCGATCAGCGCCCAGATCGCGGCATCCGCGCGGTCATCGTGCTGGCGGGAGCGCTCGATCTCCGGGATCATCGCGGTCAGCTGCTTCTCCATCATCTCGAACTCGCCGACCATGTGCAGCCGTCCGGCCGCTGCCAGATGAGAGATGGATTCCGCGCGGATGTACTTGCCCTTCATCGCCGCGACGCTCTTGTAGGGGATGTTCGGGTCTTCCTTGGACAGCAGCTCCGGCATGTAGTCGCCGACGGTGTTCTCGCCGACGACCAGGTCTGCCTCCCAGCGGTGGAAGGCGCTGGCGACTACCTCCATGCACCGCTTGGGGGTACCGCGCAGGGAGAGGTCCTCCAGGATGTAGAAGTGATGATCACCGCTTTCGGCGGCCACGACGATCCCGGTCTCGTCGGAGGACTCGGAGGAGGTGGACGCCGGGTCGATGGCCACCACGATGCGGCGCCATTCCGGTACGTCCTCGGGGTAGATGCGGTACTCACAGAAGTTCTCGGCGGAGAACAAGGCGCCGTCGGAGCCCTGCACCAGCTTGCCTTCCAGCTCCTGCTGTTCCAGGTAGGTGCCCTTGTACTGGCGGCGCAGGTCCGCCAGGGCGCCCTCGGCGAAGTAGGGGTTCTCACTGGAGGAGGCGGTGGTGATGTGGAAGCGGCGCGGGTCGGCGTTCGCCATCTCCACCAGGTCGCGGATCAGCCGCAGCTTGCTGGGGGTGGTGGTGATCATCAGCCGGGGGTCGTTGTTCTTCGGCTTGATCCGCAGCGCCGGCTTGAGGCCGTAGTCGAAGAAGCGGACGTACTTGATCATGGCCAGCTCGTCGAACCAGCAGTAGCTCAGGTTGGCGCCACGGACGGAGTCGACGTTCTCGGCGGAGAACCCCTGGATGATACTGCCGTTGCGCATCGTGATGGACAGGTTGTTCTTGTTGACTTCCCGGATCTCCCCGGGCTGCGCGTTCGCCACGATGCCGGACTGTAGGTCTTCGAAGCACGTCTTGCGCACGTGGATGTAGGTGGGGGCACAGACCCCGACGTAGATCTCCGGCTCCGACAGGGCCATCGCGATCGCCCACTCGGCGCCGGCCCGGGTCTTGCCGGTACCTCGTCCGGCCAGGCAGATCCAGGTGGTCCAGTCCCTGGTCGGGCCGTCGCAGCCGCAGGAGTAGGTGACGCCCGTCTTGGGGTGGGTCCAGGGCAGGTGGTGGCGGGGATGATCGGGAGGCAGCTGCTTGTTCCGGGCCGCCAGCTCCCAGGGGCGCGGCTCGCTGGCGGCCCGCACGGCATGAAGCCAGCGGGCTATCTCCGCGTGGGTTTCCGGGGAGAGCTTCTTCGGGTCTTTAGGCACACACTCCAGACATGGCAAGACCCCCGGGGGAAGGTTTCCGGGGGTCTTGCGGGGTTACGGACCCTACGGCGTCAGCAGCCGTCGTAGGGTCTCCACGGGGAGGTGCCGTCGAGGGCGTACGCCTTTTCGAAGGCGGCATCCTGCTCGGCGGGTGAGTAGTCGCGGGCCGGGCCGGGGAGGCCGGTGATCGCGGTCCAGGTGGTGTCCAGGAAGCCGTAGAGGCCGCTGGCCGTGGAATACGGATTCTGGGCGTCAGGATTGCCTCCCGACTCGCGGGAGATGACGCACTGCTGGAATGAGCTCATTCCTTCCGTGGGGATGGCGGCGGTACTGGCCAGGGTGGCCGCAGGGCGGTGCTGCCGTTCCTGCGGCAGCGGCCCCCGGGCGCAGCGGATGACCAGGACCTCGCCGGGGATGATGATGTTGTCGTTGTTGCCGATGACGCCCCTGTTCGCGTCGTAGAGGCCGGGCCAGTCGGCGGGGGTGCCGCAGTGGCGCGCGGCCAGCACCGACAGGGTATCCCCCGGGCGGACGGTGACGCTCTCCTGGACGGCACTCGCCACGTCGTAGCTGGCGGTGAAGCCCGCACGGGGGATGGCGGCAGCGGCGGCTGCGGGGGAATGGGACACGGCGGCAGCTCCTGCTGCCACCGCGCCGGCGGCCACGGTGGTCCTGGCGGCCCTGATGACTGGTGCTGCCTTGCCGGGACGGCGGTGCCGTCCGATGCGTGACACCATACGGGTGGAGCTCCTGATGGCAGGGTGCCCGCGCAGGCGGCGTGCGCCTGCTGCATTCCCGGGGTCACGGGGAACGGACGGGCCTGGTATCATGGCCCGTGAGGCATAGGTCCCCTGGGACAAGATTTACCCAGAATGACAGCTCCCGTCAAACCTGTCACGCGTTTCCGGGAATTCATCCGGTTCCCAGCGCCTCTTTCAGTGCGATCAGCGCCTCGCTGATGAGGATCAGCTGAGCCCTGGAGTAGGCCCGGGGCTGGCGTCCCTGCCGGGAGAATGACGACATCCGGATCACTCCCGACGGCTGCAGCCTGGTGATCCTGACCAGCTCGCGGAGGTCTTTCTCCGGCATGTCCAGCAGCTGCGCGGCGATGTCCAGGGGCAGGTCATCGCCGGTGATGTCGGTGAACTGGTAGCCGGCCCAGCCGGTCATCGCCACATCCCGAAAATCAGGTGGAAGAACAGCCAGGTGAGCCCGGCCGCGAAGATACTTGCCAGAGTGTAATGCAGCCAGGTCCAGTCGGCGAAGTCGAAGGGGTTGGCCAGGCTGATCTTCTCGATGCCCCAGAACTGGTCCGAGAGGGTGTTGCGGGCGTTCACCGCGAGCCAGTAGGCTTCCGGGCCGCCGAACCCGAGGATGAACCAGGCCAGCCAGTACCAGCCCCAGCCGCTGACACGGGGGCTCACGCTGCGGTGGGGACGCCGGGGATCCCGTCCTGCCAGACCAGCACCCAGCCGCTGAGGTGGCCGGAGTACTCCATGTGCGCGACCGGCTTGCGGCCCTGGTCATCAGTGCAGTCGCCGATGCACTGGATCAGCCCTTCCAGCGGCCTGATCCGGAGCGTGTGGCAGCGGCAGAAAGGGCAGACCGGTTCCGGCTGCCCGGGGGTGCGGGGCAGCCGGCGGGGCATCTCGGTGATGTCGAGGGCGATCTTGGCCCGGCGGGTCCAGGAGGACAGCGACCTCACCGCGATGCGCACAGAATCGTCGCAGACGGCATGAGCGAGCTGGCACAGGTTATTCACCGCTGCGGTGCTGTTCGCCCCGCTACCGCCCCGGTGGCGCACCGGGAGGCCCGCTTCCCGTTGCATCGAGGCTTCCAGCTGGCGGATCTCGGCGTGGAGATCGAGGACGGCGTCAGCGGCAGTGGCATTCCACGGCGGCTGGCTGAAGTCGAGCTTGCCTCGCCGGTGCTCGCCACCTGACGGACGGATCCCGATCACCGCTTCGAGGAGGTCCCCGAACCGGATGACGCCGTCGGCGAGAGTCCTGAGTTCTTCACGGAGCGGGATGCCGTCAGGTTTCACCTCATGAGGATAACATTTTCATCCCAGGCCGTCACCGCGCAGGTTCCTCACGATGGCGACAGCCTGGGTATCTTTCCGCTGCTGGTCCGGCGGCAGTTCCCGCCACGGCCGCAGGCACGGGTGCGTCCTGGGCGTGGCACACGGGTCCTTGACCTCACCCAGGACCCAGCCCAGGGCGGTCATCTCATCCGCCCACACCTCGTGGATGGCCTCGGGACCGTATCCCTGCTCGATGAGCGCGACCCGGCGGATGACCTGCTGCCGGTGCGCCCCGGAGAGGGTCTCCCAGGGGCCGTCGGGGGCGGGATCGGCGAGTGCGATATTGAGGGCGCAGTGGGCTGCATGGACGACTTGCGCGGTCTGCTCGGCAGTCAGCATCAGGTTCTCCGTCTCTACGCTTCTGCGGGCAGTATATTCTCAGTTCATGAACGATGCGGACCGGATAGGGATAGCAGGGGACTGGCACGGCCACGCGCAGTGGGCGGTGATCGCCATCCACGCGATGGCGGCGCTGCTGGGGGAGCACCCGCTGATCCTGCAGCTCGGTGATCTCGGGGTCTACCCCGATGACGGGCGGCGGGAGTGGATGGGGCGGACCTGGACGGAGCAGACCTTCCTGGAGGCGGTCAGCGAGGCGCTGGAGGCCTGTGACGGGGAGCTCGTGTTCATTGAGGGCAACCATGAGGACCATGAGCTACTGAAGGGGAGGGAGGCGGCCTGGCGTGATGCCTGCGACGCGTTCATGGACTGCCCGTGCGGCAGCGGTGACTATGACAGCTGCCAGGACTGCACGGCCGTATACTGCACCCGTCACGGGGACGGGCAGCTGCCCCGGCCGGTGATCATCGCGCCCAGGATCACCTGGCTGCCCCGGGGGTACCGGTGGCAGTGGCATGACCGGACCTGGCTGGCCTGCGGCGGGGCGGTGTCGGTGGACAAGCTGCTGCGCACCGAGGGCACTGACTGGTTCGCGGGGGAAGAGATCACCGATGAGGAGGAGGCGATGATCATCGCCGGCGGTCATGCCGACGTGGTGGTCAGCCATGATGCCCCTCGCTGCGTGGGATTGCAGCTGATGAGCCCTCCGCCCAGGATGTGGGAGGCGATGATCCCGGCGGCGGAGGCGCACCGGGAGAGGATGCAGCGGATCGGGGAGGGAGTGACTCCTTCCTGGTGGTTCCACGGGCATTACCACCAGACCCACTGCACTGGGGTGCGGATCGGGGAGCGGGGGGGCTGGTGCGAGGTGCGCGGTCTCCACATGAACGGGTGCGACGGGAACTGGGGCATCCTGGATCTTTCCTCGATGACCTGGCTGGAACCGGGGGAGCCTGCGTGACCGGCGTCGTGGAGTGCGGTGAATCCTACGTTTTCCCGGTGACCGGGCAGCCGGTCCGAACCGTCACCATCGACGGCGAGCCGTGGTTCGTGGGGCGAGATGTCGCCGGAGCGCTCGGGTATACCAATCCGCGCAAAGCCGTGAGGGATCACGTTCCCGCAGGTCACCATAGGGGGAACGAATCGTTCCCCCTATCTGACCTGGGCTTTCAGGCGCAGACGGTACTGATTGATGAGCCCGGCATGTACCGGCTGATCATGCGCGCCAGCACCGCGCTTGCCGAGCGGTTCCAGGAGTGGGTGACCGCTGAGGTACTGCCCGCTATCCGCACGACGGGCAACTACAGCGTTCGGTCCGTGCAGCCGCATGTGGCGGACCTCACCACGCCTGAAGGCGTGATGGTGCTGGCCGGCCTTTACCAGGACGCCGCTCGCCGGCTTGTTGATGCTACCCGGCGAGTGGCGGAGCTGGAGCCGCGAGCGGAGGCCTGGGATTCACTGGGAAGCGGTACTGACAGCTGGTCTCTCCGTGATGCTGCCGGCATTCTTAATCAGGACTGGCAGATAGATACCGGCCAGAATAGGCTGCTGGCCTACCTGAAGGCGCAGGGGATGATTGACCGTAACGATATCCCCTATGCCCGTTACTCACGGTATCTGACGGGATGCCCCAAGGAGTACACCTCCCCTAGCGGCAAGACGGTGACACGTCGTCAGATCAGGATCACCCATGACGGGCTTGGCTACCTGCGCCGCCGTCTTGCCGGACCTGTGCAGCTGCGGCTGCTGTCCTAGAACCGGCGGTACCTGTTCCGGCGGTACTGCCGGTTCCGGCGGGCGGTGTCTTCCGCAGATGTCGCGGCCAGGAAGATGAACGCGATGAGCAGGCAGGCCCCGGCGGGACCCCACTGGCCCATGCAGGCGCTGACGAGGGCACAGAGGAAAAGCAGTGCCGCTACTCCACCTATGAACATGTTGATATCCTTTCTTTTCTACGGGTAGTACAACATACCAGGGCAGCGGGATGTTCCCTGATCCCCGGTGATTGACGCCAGTCTAACCCTCTACGCGTGGAAGAGCTTTTTTTCCCTGAAATATCAAGCAGCCCTCTACACACGAGGGCTGTTTTTTTTTAACAAACTGCGGCCATGCTCCTGCTGAAACTCTCCTGCAAGCGGTTGCGCGGTTTCCGCTGATTTCCTTTTCATATCCGAGGGGGCCTGACGGCATTCCCGGTTAACTGCGTTAACTACAGGTGAATCATCCTAACCCCAAGTTAACCGCATTAGCTGATAATTCGAACAAATGTGCGTAGAGTACATATTCGAATTATTACAGCACATCGTTAGCAAGACTAACCTTATTCGTTAGCAAGGCTAAGAGTAATGGTTAGTGGTGCTAAGAGTAATGGTTAGTGCTGCTAACCGTTATTGTTAGCGGTGCTAAGGGGAAGTAGTTAGCAGCACTAACCTTATTTGTTAGTTATGCTAACCATTATCCGTTAGTATAACTAACCTTTACCCCTGAGCGATGCTCACCGTTGACCGTGACCGCCGGAGGCGCTTGAGCTTCAAGCTCGTCACCCGTCAGTGACTGCCCCTGACTGCCCCTGTGCGCCCCGCTGCCGGTCCGGGGTACCCGTCCTACGCCCTTCACCTCCCGAACCCGTCTGCGTGGCTGCCAGCCGCTTGCAGGGGGTACTGGGGTACTGCCCATCTCCCAGCTACGGCCGGGTTCCGCTCTCACCCGTCGGGCGTTCCTCTATTCGAGAAAACGCCCTCTGACGGTGGTCGCTCCGCTCCCCGTTTCTCTTTCTCCCCGTAACCTGAAGGTACACCGAGCCTATTGTAGACTCGTTTTTCTGCATTGACACGTAATTGCAGGTCAGCCGGCGTGTCGCGGTGTTCTGACTACCTACGTCCTCCCCTCCACGTGGTCCGCTTCCCCCACGCACTTGCGTATGGCCCTGAGAGCCTCTGTGGCGGGTCTACATAGGGGGGCCAGTGTCATCACATCACCGAACCCCCGGTCGTCATTCTCCCTGCTCAGCAGCGTTGTGCAGGGGCACTCACGCACCACTACCCCGAGGTGGAGCTCTCCTAGTGACCGGAGTATGTACTCACGGTGATGTCAACCCCCTCTCTTTGTTACATTCCCTGGTGAGCATGTGGTGTTTCCGCAGCTCAAATATGCTGACAAGCGTAGTGTGACCTAGATCACAGGGAAAGCTTTACAACCTCCTCCCACCTGGTCTTTCTTCTCATCGGTGCTGGTAGTGGACGTGGAGTACCCGGAGAGCATGTGTTACGTTTCGGGGAGTTTCACAGCACGGTCCGCCGGTTCGGGGGCCGCTTCACTCGCACGACGTAGGTTGGTGGTCCCCCGTCGGGGGCCGGACGGAAACAGCAGCGACGGCTGACAACTTCATGACGGAAAACCTAGCGGGATGCGTGGATGTGGTCGCATCGTGGTGAGCTAGGGTCACTGATCCCCCGAGAACTACGGCAACGGTCCCCTGAGAATGGCGGAACCTAGCTCCATAAATGGGTAGCGATCACGGATCTTTGCAAGTGACCCAATACGGCGTAACACGCGGGAGTAACCCCCGTAACCCTGATGTCATGGGGTTCTTGCAGGTCAAAGTCACTGTTCTGTCCGGTAGCACATGTGCAAATGTGCGCAGTACCGGATTGCTGGTGACGCACCGATACGTTAGGTAGGGATCACGTGATCCCCGGGACAGGTCGTACCTGTTCCATGCGGACCGTAAACCGGACCGGTAGGTATTCACGCTGCCGGGAGGTGACTTGTCACCTCGGAACCAATAAGGCCGGACAATCGGGTAGCACAGTCCGTCATATGCCCATTGACATGTCCAGTACGACATGCGGATGGGGTTCTCATGAGGTGATGCTGTCTTGGCGGTAGCCAGGCACAACGGAAGGGCCGCAGCTATGCCCTTGATTCTCCCTTGTGCCTCGGCGTGAACAGACGGAGCGGTAGGTCCCGCTCCCCCGGTAAAGCACCAGGCAGTGATACAACCACCCGACATCACACGCAGCGGGCAGGACAGTTGACAGATGCCCTGTGCCGCGTGCAACCACTCCAAGGCAGTCCGCTTACGGGACACGCCGCACGACGGAGTGGCGTTACCCGTCGCCCTGGTCAGCAGAGATTCAGGTCCCATTGTCCTTACCCGATGGGCCGGTAAAGAGTGAACATTACTCTTCCGGTTACCACTTATGACATTGCGGCTTCTTCGCTGACCAGGGACCTTCGACGGCAGTTTTCAGAGTCGCCTTACGTTCATGGTGGCTCACGGCGGCTAAGCGTTCACGCTCCCCTTCCGCATGCCGGCAGCCTTCAGTGGCTAGCGGGTGCATGCTTGCGGGCGGCTCACTGAATGCGGATTCACCGTGAGCGGCTATGTCGGCAGGGAGACTTACCGACAGCACATACACCAGCCAGCGATCATTTACGGGTCGTTGGTTAACGCCGTTAACCGCATCCAACGACGCAGATACCACGCGGGAACGTGGTTTGGCTCACTCCTTGAACAGGTCATGACACCCTTTACGGGTGACAGGGAATGCCTGCCCGGACAGTCCAGAGTATCCACGCGGTTACGGAAAGTCACTCAGATGAGAAAGGTCATCGTGCCAATTTCTTCTTCGCCGAGAGCCCGGCGTGTCGCGGTGCTGGTCATCATCACCCTGGTGATGGTAACGGGCATCGCTATCGGTCACGTCACTACGTCGCGCACCGTCACGATCGTGTGCACCCAGACCGTTTCTCACGGTCAGAGCTACCTGAATAACTGTTTTTACCGGTAAGACCACGGAAAGGAACGTGAATGGTCTACCTGTTCCTGCACCGCACGGAAAGCGGCGGTATCTGGATGCCCCGGCGTGTTGCATGGTTCATCATGCGGCACGTCCAAGGACTGGATTACATTCCTCGCACGTGCCTCGCGTACTATTCCATCGCCGATTCCCACGACGGTGCGTGCTGCTACGCGTCGTACAAGCGCGGCGACGGCACCACCATGTCAGGTCGTCAGTGGTTCCGGGGGGCCCGTGACTAACCTTCAGCGCTACTCCTCGCGGGAACTACGCGCCGTGTATTACGGCGGCAACGGCTACATCGTCCGCCGTGACACCTACCCCCGCCACCGACGTCAGGTCGTCTCGGTGTCCGTAGGCGTCCGGCAGGGACTTGCCGCCCCGTCCGGATTCACCGTCTTTACCTACCGGCGGCCGGCATGAACGACGCCACCGACGTCATCCTAGAGCAGGCTAGTTACCGCAACGCGGTGAACAACAGCCGCGACGGTGCTGTTACCGAGATACCCGCATGGGTGGTGATGGTCCCCGGCAGTTTTTCCGGCATTGTCTATGACCCGTCGGTGCTGCTGGACAAGCTGAGTACCCCCGGCGCCACGGCCACGCGGGTCAGGCGCTACCGGCCCGTTAACCGGAAGACGATATGACGTATGTCAAGATCGGTGATCATAAGTGCACCGACGAAACTGTTAGCCGTGCACTAGATCATCACCAGGACACGCGGCTTATACGCGGCTGGGTATGCATCGACGGCGTGCGGATTATCACGCTGGCCGGCGGCGAGGTGCTGCGCTTGCACACCTTGCGCGACGCCGCGTTGCTTGTTCACGGACTTGGCAGCGCGGACCATGCAATCAGGTCTGGTAAGGCGAATATCACGTCGGGAAAGTGAGGAGATCATTGGACCGAGACGGACCGACGCCGCTCGCTGAGCTTCTGGAGCTAGCCTGCCCCATGGAACTTCTTGAGGCTGGCGTCATCACGTGCGGCGAATTCGCCGCGATTACCTGCCGTTAAGCAGGAGGGCAGCCTCTGGCATGAGGAGCGGGAAATACCCGCGTGACCGTTCAATCCGGTCACTGTCCGCCCGGCCACGCCAGAACGCGCTTGAATGCGCCGTAGGCGTGGCCGTACCACCTCTGAACAGAACTGCAAGGCTCACCCGCCCTGTTCGCCGGCAAGCGCGACGCTGTCCGGTTCATACAAGCCCACGAGTGCATCGCATTCGGTGCCGCCGACAATCCGCAACGCCAGAGAGAGCTATTCGGGCGTGTCATATTCCCCTCCGTCACCTGAAAGGACACTGACAGAGAAATGACCTACACCTATTCAGAGGCTCGTGCGGCTGCTGAAGCCTACGCATGGGCACGCCACGACGCCGACCAGACGCTTACGTGCGCAAAAAACGGGCTGCGAGGTGACGGTAGCGGCTATGATTTCAGCCTGGCTTACGCCGACGCCTGGAACGCATGGAATGCAAACACGCGTTCGTCAGTCTCTCCCCCCGGGCGGGCATGGGAGAACTGGCAGGCATCTCACGGCACGACCATCGACGCTACCCGCATCGTGATAATGAGCGTGGTGCTCACCGTCGCCTCTGGCAAGACCAACGATGAGATCGCCGATTCTGTCCGGCGTGAACTTGTCAGCCCGACTACCGGAGTGTTGTGGACGGTCAATGACGTGAGCGTGGTGACATGACCGCATACGGGTACATCGCTCTGTACGGTGAACGCCGTACGGAGCTTTACGCGGCTAGCTTGCATGAGGCTAAGCAAAAAGCTCTAGCGCATTTCAAGCCGCCAAAGAGCAAGCGCCACCTAGTCAGCGTGCATCTGGCAGAAATTGACGGCGAGACTGTCACGCAAACCACCAATTGAGACATCGTTAACCGCACGGGGGGGCATTGTCCCCCCTTTGCCATGGGGACACGCGGTGCGTGCCTCCATGGTGAAGAGAAAAGAAGAGATACGGAAGAAAGGACTTACGTCTATGGAGCCCTCACGGATAGTGGCGTCCGCCATCGATGACATCTCTGACCGCACCTTCAGCTACGGCATGGAGATGATGGCGGAACGCCGGGGGGAATTCCCCGATGACCTGGCTATGAAACTGGCCGGAATCGCCATGGTGCCCGCTGCCAGGCAGGCATTCGATGACTACCTGTCCGCCTACTGGACCGGCCGCCAGCTCCCCGGGTTCACCGACTACGCCAAGTCGGAGGTGGTCATCGGTGACGGTCTGCACGCGGCTATCTACTGCGCGGCCCGTGCGGCGATGGGCTATTCCAAACCGTACGTGCTGGGTAAGAGCCTGGCTGAGAACACCGGCGGCGCTTTCGCGGTCGGCGGGGGCAAGCCGGTGTTCTGGCTCAACTCCCGCAGCCGCGCCGGCGGGCAAGGCTCCCCGGACCAGGGGGTGAGCCTGAACTACCTCCCCGGCGCCCCCGTGCAGCCGGACCAGATCACTCCCGGTGAGTACAGCACCAACGCTGACGTGCGGTTCGCTGTCCGTGCCGCACTCGCCCAGCACGCCATGGTGATCCCCGGCTCGGAGGTCACCGACCTGAATCAGAGTAGCAGCGCTCCCACGTGCTGGGATGTCACGTTCGGTGACCGGACGGAGACGTTCGGGCGGGTGCTAGATATGCGCGGTATCGGCACTCCGGTCTTTGACGGGTCCAACGGCAGCACCGTGATCACGTTCGCGGAATTCATGACCCGGATGGCGGGGACCTTCCCGCTGCGCGGCCTACAGCGGGTCGCGGTCATCGGCGGGGGAGACAGCGCCAAGTGCGCGGCTGAATCCCTCCTCGGGATCGCCCCGGCCACCCACATGTCAGCGACCGCGCTGGACTACGTCGGCAAAGTGGACTGGTACGCCGGCGATGACGTGATCACTACCGGCGGGTGCATGTCCTGGCGGGACGGCCGTGGCCGCTACATCCGGCTCGGGCAGTACCTGCCGGGCAACGTGTCGCAGCCGTCGCCACGTCTTCAGATGTTCACTCAGCGGGTCACCCCGACGCCCCTGGCCGGAGGGACGGTGCTGATCGGCGAACGCAGCTACGACCTTGCTGTGGTGTGCACGGGGTCCGTGCTGCCGCCACTCGGCGGTTACGGCACGGGCAGCTTCACCCCCTACCGGGTGAACGGGGCGGCCATTGCTCGCAGTCTCAGCGAGTTTGAGGTCTACCGGGCAGGCCCGGCGGCTGCTCTCGGTTTCAGCAGTGCCGAAATTGATTCCGGTGTGGCCAGCAACCCGGCGAACTCGGTGGCCATCTTCCGGAATGCGCCGCGCACCTACGCGCTGGGTTCGGTTCTCCCGTCCCTGTAAGACCCATCTCTCTACGGGTGCCCAGTCACAGCTCATTCACTGAAAGGAAACCAGCATGGCTATCACCACCGACAACACCACCATTAACAGCAGCGACGTGATCGCGCGGATAGAGGAACTGGAAGAGGAAACCGGGATTGAGTATGAGGTCTACCGGACCCGCAACGATGAGGTCATCGCGAGCTTCGATGTTCTCAATGAGGCAGAGAGTTACATCAGCGAGGAGGATTACAACCCCGACCGCGTCAAGGTCCGCGAGACGGACAAGGGCGATGAGGAGGACCGCGACGAACTACGGTCGCTGCGTGATTTCGACTCAGACGGCCGCTCCACGTTCGGCACCTTCACCTGGCAGGACGGCATTACCCTCATCAACGAGAATGGGATAGGCCAAGAATATGCCAGGGAACGCGCGGAGAGCGAGAACCCGCGCGTTGACTGGGACACGTGGCCGTTTAATCTCATCGACTGGGATTACGCCGCCACTGAACTAACAGAGGGTAACGACTACGCCGACCTGAGCGGTGTCTCCTACTACTACCTGTAACGGGTCGCCTGGCCGCGCGCACCGTGAGTGACCACGGTGCGCGCCCCTGGATACCCGCGACGGAAAGGAAAGGAATGAAAGACCCCCGCGCCGTCAACCGTGACGCGCAGCTAGGCCGCGCCGTCATCGACAGCCACGGCATGGTCCCCTATATCGAGATCGGCGGCGTACGCATCTACGCCCGCATCGAGAATGGCGATCTGGCTGTCATCATCGAGATGGAGCATGCCGACCGTGACGCCTTCAGTGGCGCCATCACATTCCGTCACGGATAATTCAGTCAGGCAGAACGGTAACAGAAAGGAAAACGTTAATGATCCCTGAAAGACGGCCGGAGCTGGGGGCAATCACCCTTGACCGGCTGATACCCGGCTGGTACTGGCAGGTAAATATCGTGACGCTGGAAATGCGTTGCGGTGACCGCTGCATTCTCGGGCAGCTCTACGGCAGTTTCCTTCGCGGAGCGTACCAGATTCACCTTCGATGGCCACGTGAAAAGGCACTGCTCACCCTCGGGTTCTCACTGCCCTACGACGTGCCGGACGGCGAGTGGGACCTGCTCCGTGCGGCATGGGTCGCGCTGATCCTCGCAAGGAGGAACGGACATGGCTGACCCGCGTGATGTCACGCCCGCCGAACGCGGCGCGGCACTGCTTGATGAGAAGAAGCCAGGATGGGAACAGCTTATCGACCGTGACCGGCTGGACATGTCCTCCACGAACACGGACGTGCTCGGACAGCTTTACGGCAGCTACGGTGCTGGTCTTAGCCAGCTAGGCGGATCTTTGGGCGCCTACGGATTCGGCGCTGGTGGCGGTACATACCCGGAACTCACCAGGGAATGGCGGCAGCTCATCACCGCTCGCCTTGAAGGACGCCCGGACAGTTCCGCCGGGCGGCGTAGTACTCCCAAGCCGCCTAAGCAGCGTCCGCGTGAGGTCTGCCTTGACGATGACGAGCTAGCCACGGCTGTAGCCAGAGTGTGCAGGATCGGCGCCTCCGAGCCCCTGACAGAGAGCATGCGGCCCATTCTCCTCGCCGAGATCATCGCCGCCATGAAAGCAGAGAAAGGACAGCGGTCATGACCGTGCAGACCGTACTGACATACAAAAGCGCCATCGGCACCGTCACTGATGAATATCCTGACGGCAAGCCCCCTGGCACCTACCTCGCCATGATCGAGACGGCTATGCGGAGCGTAGGGCTTACCGGCCTGACCATGACGATCGTTCCCGAAGTGATACCGGAGGCACCCGAACCTGACCCTTACGCCGTTCTTGCGCTGCGGGCGAAGACAGGTGCTGCACTGCTGGACTTGAAGCGGCCCGGCTGGGCTGATGAGGCAGCCGACCGTAACCTGTCGTCACTGAACATGGCATCAATCTCCAATGACATCCTTGCCCGGGTTTACGGAGATTACTACACCGGCAAAATCGCGCTCGGGCTGTCCGAGGGGGCCCAGGAGTCCGATGCGGCTGCTTTCGGCTTTTATATCCGTGACGGCAGCGTTCCGGATGTGAATAAGGGCTACCGGCTGCTCGGCGATGAGTGGCGCATTCAGGTCACCTCCCGGACGGAAGGTAGCTGACGTGCCGCGCAAGAAGGACCTGACTGCCTCCCTTGATGACGCTACCGGGGAAGTCACCGAATACCGGCAGCTCTATGAGAACGAGCAGAAGCTGAGACGGTCCGCCGAAAAAAAGCGTGGCGAGATAGAGCGGGAACTGCGCTATACCCAGCGTCTGCTGCATGCCCAGCGGGACAAGACCCCTGACCGGCTGTCCGGCGCTGACAGCATGCGCGACGGGTCCGCTGTCTGTAACATCCTGGCTGTCCTGGCATCGATGCCTGCCTACCGCTACGTATTCGGGGCCCTGGCTGACACGCTGGCTGTCCGGGAGGTCGTAGCGGCTACTGCGGAGTTCCCGCAGAGCGTGCGGGACAGCAACGCGCCCGGCTCAAGGATGAGCAGGCAGGCATTCATCGCGGCTGTCAAGGGCTCCCTTAAGACCCCTGGAAATGAGGAGTGATGTACCTGAGTGAGCGCATAGAACGGGAGAAAATCACTATCCGCTGCGTGAAACTGCCCGATGATCCCGCGTTCCCCAACTCCTACCGAGTCACCGTCCAGCGGGCCACGGGCGGCACCAAGGTGACCATTCCCCGGTTCGTAATGGGATCGTATAACTTCCGTGAGCCGTTCGTCACTGAAGTCATTAACGTCCTGTATCCCGATATCACCGACGCCGCGAATTATCCTGTCTTCGAGGACTGGGCGCAGAACTACGGCTATGACCCCGATTCTCGCAAGGCTTACCAGATCCATAAAGACCTGCTGCGCCGTGCCCGGCAGGTGAAGAAATTCCTCGGGACGGCTTATGAGACATGGCTCAATGACACCGACAACGATACATGATGACGAAGCAAAAGGACAAGATATGACCATGAGATCACAGATCTACGTCGATAACAGCCTCTCCTATCGGCCTATTGATATTGATACCGTGCTGCTCGTCCGCACGGACACTGATGGCGCTAACTTCTGGGAGACCTTCGGCGAGATGAATGAGCTGCTAGACGCCATCCGCGCCCACGTGAACACGCCCGGCGTCTCCCGGCTCGAAGTGGTGATGGGACCATGACCGCAAGTAACAAGATTCTCGTGGAACAGGGCATGATCGTCGTCAATGACGTGGCCATCCAAGAGGAACGTGACGGGTTCATGGTGCTGGAAGCTGACATGCACAGCAAGTACGCAGAGGTAGGGGCTATCGGCGGGTGGGACGTTGACGGGACCGGCGTCCCAGCGGTCTTCCTTACCGCCACCGAGCACACCCTGAAAACAAATACCAGCTCGGACGCCATGACAATGATCACGCTGCCCGCCCGCTGCAAGGGCTGGGAGGTTTTTGCCCAGACGGCACGGTACACGGTGCGCATCATCGCGTGGCGTGCCGACCCTGACCGCGAACCGGATGTCATCTGGCTGGGTGAGCGGCTGTGAACGCCGTGAACGCGCCCGCCCCGCAGATAGGGGTGCTGAAAGCAAAGCTTCGCTTTCGGGGGCTCGTGAACCTGTTCCGCCCCTACCTGCTCGCTGGCGGCGGACGGCAGGAGCTGCCCCGCGACGTGATGAGCCGGCGGGCGGTGAGCCGCTGGGTGACTCAGTACCAGCACGATGAGTGGAATGCCTTCATGGCCGCGCACAGCGATGACGGGCAGTGGCCGCCTGGCCCGGCTGGCATCTGCCTGCCCTGGCTGGTCCACACCGACATCGACAAGTATCACCGCTGCCCCGTGTGCCACACCATGGCGGGGATCAGGGCTCAGATGGAAGCGACCGGCGGCTACATCAGGAACCGTCACGTCTATACCTGCTCGGAGTTCCACCACGATGACAACGGGGAGATTATCCCCGACTGGTACCCGTGCGGGCAGCGTTTCTCGCGCCGCTGGTACCTCCCGGGCTACCCCTCCAACGGTGACGGCTTCCGGAACCGGCTGCGGGTGCTGTGGTTCCGCAGGTACCAGCTCAATCCGCAGAACAGGCTGTGGTACTGGCACACGCGGGCAAGGATAAGGAAAGCACTCACGCACAGAAAAGAAAGAAAATGACACCGGAAATTAACAGGCGGGCCGCAATGACTGCGCAACTCCACCTTACGCACCGTAAGCAGTACCTGCGCGGTATCGCCCAGGGCGGCGGCGATGAGAAGGCCGGCCGTGACTACCGTCCGCAGGATTGCGCTACGGGCACTCCTGACGAGCGTCACGCCTTCACCCTGGGCTACTGCGACGGATGGTCGGAGAGTGCGGATAGCAGGACTAGCAACGGAAGGGACACGTTCGGGATTACCTCTGATGAGGAGATCACCAGCCGTTTCCGTAATGTCTGGGATGAGGATATCAGCGATGACCTGAACGCAGTGCTTACACTCAATGAGGCATTCGCCGGGGAATGGAATGAGGCATTCGCCGGGGAATGGCAGGTCGTAATGATCCCCGAAGGCTGGGATATCGCCGCTGACCTGATCGCGTCCACTACTGACGGCTTCTATGACGGCTATGAGGTCAAGATCAGGGCGCCGCACGCTGACTTCTGGCTATGCGCGGAAATCCAGACCGTCACCGATACCGATCCCATCCCGCCGGCACACCTGGTCACCATGGCCGTCGATACCGCTAACGACCTGCTGGCCGCCTGGCGCGACCACGGAAACGGATAGAGAATGAGAATCGTCCCGCTAGACCGGAACGGCCACCTGATCTCTGATATCGCCACCGCGACAGTCGGGGTATCGGCCAGTGACCCGCCGTTCGTGATGGGGAATGAGCTGTACTCCGCTTGCGCGATGTGCGGCGCCTCCCGCTATGAGCTGGAGATCACCGCTGAAGGGGCGCGGATGCCGCAGCCCTGCCCCGTCCCGGACGGCATCACCACCTCGGTGACGCTGCAGGTCCCGTCGGGGAAGATCGTCGTGGCTGATGACCTGCGCCGCGTCTACTCCGTCGATAAGAGCGAGATGGCGTCGTATAACAGCACGCTCGGGCAGGCTCAGGTCACCGAGGCGATGGCCGCCGCCGGCTGCGCCTACGGGCCGGTGGGCAACACCTGCCCCGGCCTGTACCGCACCGGGCCGGGCAGCTACGTGATCGCCAACCCCGCTTATGACGAAGAGGGAGAAGGCACCCTCACCCCGCAAGGCTGGGAGTACCTCGGCGGGATCGTCACCGACCTGTGGGCCTACTGCATCGCCGACTACGGCGATTTCATCAGCAAGGCGGGTGCTCCCCGTCCGTATGAGCAGGTGGTAGACATCCCCGCCGGCACCTACACCGTCCGCCACCATACCGGCGAGAAGGGGTTCAACCGGGATGCTCCCGGTTGTGTTATCTTCGCGCACATCGACAGGAACGGCTAAGACATGGCACGTATCTACCTCCGCACGACCAACAGCCGGGGCAATGAGGTATCAGCGGCTGAGCCCGGCTTCTGCCATATCGGCGGCTGGAACGCCGGCGTCCGGGTCCGGGTGGGGCGCCGCGATAACCGCGACACCTTCACGGTGGAGATGACCAGCGGCAGCTACGGCGGCGAAACAGTCACTCTCGGAGTGGTCACGGATACCGGCGACGGTCCCCGCTGGGAACCCGCCTCCCCCGCCGATGAAGCCGTGCGTCCCCGTGAGCCCGGCAGCATCATCAGGATCGACGGGGAGGACCACAGGACGGCCTGCGGCCATTCGTTCGTCACCTGCCACGCAAACCGCTGCTTCCGGCAGCATGACGTCCCCGATGAGGACTAGCCAGGAATACCCACGACGTTGTAGAGTGTTCTGCAATGGAAGAGAAGAGAAAAGATGACCGACCTGATCAGCGGCAGTGCTCTCGCGAGGGAGCTGGGCTGCGCCCGTTCCGCCGTAACCAACTGGGTCACCCGCGATATCCTCCCCGACCACCTCAAGCCCGTCAACCGGGTTGACCGCAATAATCCCGCTGTCAGGGGCAGGCCGGTCTGGGACCGGGCACAGCTCCCCGCCTTCCGCGAGTGGCGCGCGTCCCATGCTCCCCGTTTCTCCCTCCGCAACACCCCCACCCGGAAGTTCTTCCTGGTCACCGTGGATGCCCCGGAGGAATTCACCGCCAGGGTCATCCAGGCAGCGCTCATCACCGCGCTGGATGCACCGGATAACTACCCGCTGGATGTCAGCGAGTGGGATGTCATCGTCGAAGACCTGCACCGGAAAGAAGAGAAGCCATGAGGATGGCCCTGCTGCTCTGGCGCCTGCGCTCCCGGTATTCCGATGAAGACTGGGCGGATCTCAGCCGTTCCTGTGAAGCGATGACCTGGGAGGAATACGGAGAGTACGATCCGGACCAGGTCAGGCACTGACCGCTGGCCATGGTGCGCGTCTGACGTCTATCAGAATACAACCTGAAAGGAGAAGTGATAAAGACATGACCGTGAAGAAAGGCGACCGGGTCGCCTATACCGTCACCATCCGGGAAGCCCCGCATTTCCTGAATACCATCCGCGTCACCCGTTACGGCACCGTCACCGCTACCTGGGAGACCGGCCGCGAGCAGGGACCGAAAGTCAGGATCGCGGTGGAGAACTGGCAGGAGGGCTCCAGCAAGTACGCAGAGCGCTTCTCCAGGGACGTGGCACCTGCCCATGCTGCTTATGACGGAGTGGAGTTCCGGACGTTCAGGGACGCTCAGGTGCGCATCTACGACCAGACTCTCGATGACGCCAGCGACATGTACATCATGGAGGTCCTCGGGGTCACTGTCCGGGTGTACCGGCGGGCCGACGGCAGCCTGGTGCTGGGGGCTGAAACTGACAGCTACCCGCTGGACACCGACATCTGCGGCACGCAGACAACCTACGGAGAGACATGAGCACCGTCATCAGCATCACGTTCAGTGAGGACGTGCTCACAGCAGACCAGATGGCCGCCGTCATGCACGCCGCCAGAGCTGCCGGTGCTCTCTGCTCGCAGATACAGAGCAGCATCGCACCCGGCCTCATCTACACCGAAGATCACCAGGAGGAGGAGCCATGATCCCGGTCCCCGGCAGCCACGTCCCCGAGGTCATCTATTTCGATGAATGGCATGTGAGCATCCCGGCCGAAGTGTGCCGGGCCTGCTCTGACTACAAGGCGGGATACTGGGTGCCCGCTTCTTTCTGCCCCCTCGCGAAAGCCGCGATGGGGCCGTGGCCCCAGGCAACCTACGGAGAATAGCATGACGTTTGAGATCAGCGAAGAGCAGCAGCAGGACCACCACCACCACCACCACGACAAGCTAAGAGCTATCGACCCGGATCACGATCAGATCAGCTGCATGTGCTGCTGCACAGACTGCGGTGAAGGCTGAAAGGAGGAACCATGATCCCGGTCACCGCTGATGACGAGCTGCTGGCCAGCTACGTCGCGAACATCACCATCGCCTGGCACGCGGCGTCCCCGGACCAGCAGCAGCAAGGGCGCTCCTGGTACCGGACGGCCCAGGATCTTGCCTACGTCATCGGCGACGGCGACATACGGATGGGGGCCGGGCTGATTGCGGCCCTGTCCGCCAACAAACGCTGGGAGCTGAATCTCACGCTGGCTAAGGATGCCGCTCAGGGTGATGTCCACGGCCACACCAAGGCCACCCTGGACAAGGTCCGTGCCATCCTCTGCGGGGCCGATCCCGCAGGCATCCTCCCGCTGGACAAGAAGACCGGCGCCTTCTACCGGTGCATCCTGAACCCCGGTGATCCCGACCCGGTAGTGATCGACCGGCACGCCCACGATATCGCCGTGGGTTCTGTCTACGGCAACCAGGATCGCGGCCTGTCCAGCCTCGCCCGGTACGCCACCCTCTCTCACGCCTACCGGGTGGCAGCGAGGGCGATCGGCGAGATACCCAGCATCGTGCAGGCCGCCACCTGGGTGGCTCACGTGGACATGCTCTCCGGGACCGGAACCCGGGGATACAGGAACGGAAGGGATAACGGGTGACCGGTAACGACCGGCTGGACGCCGACATCGAGGACATGACCAAACTGGAACTCAAGCTCACCATCCGGCAGCTCATCAAGGACCCCAGGGTTCCTGATGACGCCGTCACCGACGCCGTGAGGACCGTCCTCACCGCTAGCTAGAAGAGATAGGCCCCGAAAAGAAGAGAAGGAAGCAAATGATCCTCGACGCGCGCAACGCCGACCTGGAAACCATCTACGACATCCTGACCCGGCAGCGGGCACGGCGCCTCGACCTGGTCGTGGGCAGCGGGCTGATCTCAGCCCATGACGCCAGCATCGTGATCGCCGACACCCCCGCCACCCAGGTGGTCGGCGAGGACGGGGTGACCCGTTCAGCCGGGCTGTACCGGCCCACGCCGATCGCCGATGAGGGGCTGGGCATGAAGCTGTCCATTCCGCCGGCGTACCTCAAGCAGCTCCGCGTCAGCCGGCCCGATCTTTATGACGCGAACGTGAACGGGATGCTGCAAGGCCTGAAGGACTACGGCTGGCCCGGTCCGGACGGGATCAGCCCGGAGCCGGAGGAGATCTACCCGCCGTTCGGCAAGAACCTGCTGCTGCGGCTGCTGCGCGGCGATGACAGCGAGGAAGGCGTGCTGCGGGCCGTCCTCAGCCCGAAGTACAAGGTCATCGATAACCTGGACGTGCTGCTGGCGGTAATGGCAGGGATGCAGGAAGCCGGGGTCAACGCTGTCCCGGGAACCTGCGACCTGTCGGACCGGCGGATGTTCGCCCGGTTCGACGTACCGGAGGTCGCCGCGCTGGCCCCGCAGCTGCTGGCGGGCTACCGCAGCCCCTTCGACGGCCCCGGCGGAGCGGAGCGGGCGGGCCAGGACCAGCCCGGCTACCGGTTCCGCGCGGAGCGGGGCAGCTGGAGCCCGGAGGCAGCCCTGCGGGCAGCTCATGCTGAAGGGCAGGGCTATGAGCCGGGCACGGAGCCGGTCGTGTGGGCCGGGCTGGTGGTCAGCAACTCCGACACCGGCGGCGGGGCACGCACCATCGCGCCGCAGATCCGGGTCCGCGTCTGCAAGAACGGCCTCACCCTGCTGGCGGAGGCGGACAAGCGCATCCACCTCGGGTCCGCGCAGGAAGAGGGAGTCATCGAGTGGTCGGCGGAAACCCAGGAGCAGGAGCTGGCGCTGATCACCGCCCAGACCAAGGACGCGGTCCGCACCTTCCTGAGCCCGGACTGGTTCGGTGCCCAGGTCGCCGCCATCGAGGCGAAGGCGGGGGTCGTGATCAGGGAGCCGGAGCCGGTGGTCCGCGAGGTCGCCAGGGCGGCCGGATTCACCAAGGCCGAGGCTGAGGGCATCCTGCAGCACTTCTTCCGGGGCGGCGGCGGCACTGCCGGGATGGTGGCCAACGCGGTCACCAGCTTCAGCCAGACGCTGCCGAGTCCGGAGCGGGCCGCTGAGATGGATGCCAGGGCGGTGACCGTGATGAACCACGCGGCCCGGATCGCCGTCCGGTAAGAAGCCGGTGACCTCCGGCGGCCACTACGACCTCGTCGCCCGATGACGCGTCGCTGCCGGGGGTCACCACAGCAGAGGGAGAAACCAGCATGATCGAGGTATTCCGGACGGAAAACCCGCCGTTCCAGGGGGAGGTCTTCTACACGATCATCTCCGAGGATACCGGGAGCATCGTCATCGATACCGAGGCAGGCACGATCGACCTCAGCCGGGTCGCCGGGATCTTCGGCTCCGGTGAGGTAGCAGGAATCGTCGGCGGGGGTGACTTCCCCCGCACCGCCATGGTCACGGTGATGCCTCATGACATAGGACGCCGCCTGTACCGCATGCGGGCTGGCGGCAGCTACATATGGCAGGCAGAGAGCGACCCGGACCGCGCAGCGAGGATCGCTGCCGGGTAACAGTAACCCCCGGCGGCCATCTCACCCCCGTCACCCATCGAGTATGCGCCGCCGGGAATTACCCCAGAGGAGAAACCATTGGATTACCGGATCACCATCAAGAAGCTGGACGGCTTCGGGAGGACCACGTGAAAGAAGTATTCAGGGACACCGACCCGCGCAGTGACCGCACAGTCTTCCATGACGGTGATGTATTCTACACCATCATGAAGGAAGATACCGGTGCGGAGAGCATTCCCACTCAGGTAGGCACGATCAATGCCTGGCAGGTGATCGGGTGGAAATTCCCTGCTGTCGTATCCTCAGATACGGGCCGCCGTCTCTATCGCCGCAGTGACAGTGATGGCCATTATTTCTGGCGTACGGAAACAGGTCTGGAATACCGGAGCAGGCTCTGCGAGCAGGAAGCGGATAAGAAGAAGCGCCCCCCTATCGAGGAGGAGCGCTCACGGCTGCTCGCGGAGGAAGTCGCTCATCATGAGGCTAATATGCGCGCCGAGATGAAGCGGTTCAGCCGCGAGATGCAGCGCATCCAGGATCTTTACCGGCTGCGCACGGAGACCCCGAGTGATCCTGCTCTCGGCTGAGGGTGGCCCGCTCGTCGGCCATCTCCAAGCGGAACGCACCGCATGTCACTACCATTGGCGGTATACTACCATGTTTACCACCAAACGAAAGGGCTTCGCATGGCGAAGACATCCATATATCTGCCTGACGACCTGGCCGAGCAGGTCCGCGCTTACGGCATCCCGGTATCCGAGGTTGCCCAGACCGCGCTGCGCCAGGCCGTCAAAGACGCCGAGATCAAGGGGAGCATCATGACAAACATCCAGGCCGTGGCCGACCGAATGAAGGGGATCATCGCCGCAGAGACCGAGACCAAGGGAGCGGAGATTCGCAAGCTCGGCACTAAGTGGGCTCGTGAGAGCGCCACGGCGGGCGAGCTTGAATACCTGGCGACCTACGACAAGGCGGATGGCTTCAACGCGCCGATAAGCCTGGTCATGTACCTAGATACGGGTGCTCCCTTCGGACCGAGCAGGCCGTATTGGGCAGAATTCCAAAACGGCGCCCGCGAGGTCTGGGGTGCCGTCCAGCCTCTCCTAACGGAAATGGATAATCACGGGTTTACGGTCCCGGTTGGGTCTGGCGGCTATTCGGGGACAGTCACCCCGGAGTACCAGCTGTGGCTGCTGCGCGAACCGGCGCCAGATGCCCCGCTCGCCGAACATGAAAGGAAAGGAAAAGTACATGGATTACACCACCTGCGCCCCGCGCGGGGCGCAGCTCCTTGACGGCAGGAACCCGCAGTGGCCGTTCAGGATCCGGCTGGATACCCTCGACATGTCTGACCCGGAGAACTGCATCATCGGGCAGCTCTACGACGGGATGAGCTATGACCATGGCCTGGAGACCCTGCTAGGCATTGATCCGGCCCAGGCACGCACCTACGGCTTCGATCTGCCGCATGAGCTGAGAAACGGCCAGGAGATCGTCGACGGCTACAAGCGGCTCAACAGCGAGTGGACGGAGCTGATCCGGACCCGCCGTGAGGCAATGGCCCGTACCGTGATCACCCTCACCGGCCCCGACGACAAACGGCTGGCAAGGCAGGCGTTCCGTTCGCTAGCTGCGGACCTGCGCGACCACGTCAAGCGGAAGGCATTTGCCGGAGATTCCTGCAAGGATTACTGCAAGCGCATGCGTGCCGATGCCGCCCGGCTGGAGAGACTTGCAGAGGAACTCGGGTGAGCGGCTACTGGAGCGACCTCCGCGACTCCATCGGCGCTATCGTGGACTACCTCTGGGACGCGGAAGAAGCCGATTACCGGGAGCAGGAAAGGCTCGGCGACACGGGCAATCACATCTTCACGGACTTGCAGAGGGTCAGGGAATGGCTAGAACCATGACAGAGAAGGAAGCCGTGGATATCACCGGGATGAGCAACGGGGAGCTGATGCGCCTCCAGATTCAGTACAGGCGGGAACACCCGAACCCGTACACCGTGGAACTTCACGAGCGAGCCGCCCGACTGGCGGCGGAACGTGTTACCGAGCGCAAGATAGCTGAAGCCGGCTGGGAGCTGGAGAAGGACACAGCCGGAGCGCAGGCTACCGGGCTCAGCCTAGATAAGTACCGCGAGGTCAAGGCCGTCGTCATTCCTGACTACGAAGAGAAAATAAGCCTGTTCAGGTTCTGATCCCTTACCTGCATTATACCGGAAAAGAAAAGAAAGGTACCAGGACAATGAGAGATTACCCGCCGCCGCGTCCGGTCGATCCCGCCGACGTGGCCCGCATCATCCGACTGAACCCCGAGCGCCACTACCAGGGGGGATGGATCACCAATCCGTCCAGCGTCCGGGAGACACTGGTGGAGGAAGCGCGCCCCTACGCCAGCCGGCCGTACCCGGCCCTCCCTAAGGACCCGCGCCACCCGGTCTGCCAGACCAGGGCGTGCGTCGGCGGCTGGGCGGCCATCCTGGGCGCTCCTGACGGCACCCTTATCACCTTCGGCGGCGGCCTGGAGTTCCCCGACGGCAGCCGTGCCGCCGTGAGCAGCTATGCCCGCGACGCGATGGGCATCACCATCGACGCCGCCATACTGCTCTTCGACGGGAATAACACCCGCAATCAGGTGCTGGAAGCTCTCGACGAGCTGGCGCTGGACCGGGACGCGGACATCTCGTGGATCTTCATCGAGGACTAGGGCAGTTGACATGCTCATGGAGCATGCTAAGCTCGCATCCGGATTGTCCCCCGAAAAGAAAGAACAGGCATGACACAGACCGCGATCCCCCGGCTCAGCCTCGGCGAGCCCGTCACTGCTGAGCAATTCGCCGCCGCGATGACCGCCGGCTACACGGAGCTGGAAAGGCTGGCCAGTCATCACGGCTGGTGCGGCGGCTGGCGGCAGTACGCCGCCAGGCTGACCCCCGCCTACCAGGACGTCTACGGGGTCAGCTCCGTCCGGCCGGTCACCTTCCAGTGGCCGGTGCCGCCAGAGGACCTCACCGAGCAGGCCCGCGCCCGCTACGCCGGGCTGGAGAATGACTTCTACCGCCAGGAACTGGCCACCTTCCGCCGCCGTGGCCTCGGGATGGTCGCGCAGAATCGGCTCAGCCTTGCTGACGCCAACCGCGTCCTGGTCGCCATGGGCCTCCCGTCCTATGAAACCCCGGACGCAGGCTGCGCCTACAACGCCTACCCGGCAGGATTCGTCCTGGATGTCCCGGCCGACTACGACGACACTGCTGTCAAGGCGGCTATCCAGGGTGCTTACCAGGCCTGGCTGTCCGCACTGCCGGAGGGCTTCACCGCCTACAGCGGCAACGCGGAGAAGATTGCCGGACGTTCGGTACAGCTGGAGGCCCGCAACGCCCCGGTAGTGGCACCTGCCGACTGCGACCAGGTGTAACCCTCACGGGGGTGCCCGCATCACAGAGGCATGCGGGCACCCCCGTCCGGATCAGGAAAAGAAAAGGAATCATCGCATGGCTATCACGAAGAGCAGCAAGGTAACCCCCCTCAACCTCAGCGGGCCTGTCACTCGCGAGCAGTTCGCGACGGCCATCACCCTGGCCTGGCCCGAGCTGAAGCAGCTGGCCGTCAGCAAGCGCTGGTGCCGGGGCTGGCTGGACACCCTCCGGAAGATCTCCCCGGTCTTCCCGCACCCCGGCGAGCAGGAGCCCGACCTGAGCCGGGCCAGCTACACCTGGCCGGTACCCCGCGAAGACCTGACCAGCGCCGCGCAGGCCCGCTATGAGGCGGAGGAGCTGGCGTTCTACGCAACCGCGCTCACCCAGTTCCGGCGCCGGGCGCTGTACTTCGCCCAGAAGGGGACCGTCACCCTGGCGGAGGTCAACACCGTCTTCGCCGCGATGGGACTGCCGCAGTACGATGCGCCGGACCTGCCTGCCCAGTACTACATGTACACCGGCTCGACGCGGATCTCGGTGGCACCCGGCTTCCAGGGCAATGTCCAGGAGGTCCTCCGCGAGGCACTCGCGAACGCCCTCCCCGAGGGCATCACCATCACCGATGGCTGGAACCCCCTGTCCGCCGACCTGGAAATCGCCAGGACCCCGCAGGTCGCTGACAGTGACTTCGAGCCCGTCCGCGAGGACTGACCGCCCTCGCGCTGAGAAGCACAGGTCACCACCCGGGCGGGGTGCGAGCACCAGGGCAGCGATGACCCTGGTGCTCTTCCCGCAGAGAGGAGCATGCATGCACGCCGATATCACGTCGCAATCCATTCTCTGCTCAGAGACTATCACCAGGGCGCCGGGTGCAGGGGCTGCTGGAGTCCGGGACGCCGTCGCCGACGTCAAGCAGGTTATCGTCATCCGCAGGGACCTCGGGATGCGGAGAGGAAAAGAAATCGCCCAGGGAGCGCATGCCAGCATCGCCTGGCTGACGGAGAGATGTACTCAGAAGGTTTGCGCCGAAGGGTACGGTGACAACTGGGGTATAAATTTCATCGGAAGATTCACGCACGCTGAGTGGCAGTGGGTGGAAGGGAATGTCCGTAAAGTGACCCTGCAGGTCTCCTCTGAAGAGGAGCTGTTCCGGATCTATGAGGCAGCTCGGGAAGCCGGGCTGGAAGTGCACCTCATTACCGACTCGGGGCTCACTGAATTCAGCGGCATACCGACGGCCACCTGCCTGGCAATCGGGCCTGATTTCGATGAGAAAATCAACCCGGTCACTAGTGATCTCATCCTCTACTGAAAAAGAAAGGAGATAGTAATGATCACCCCGGAGATGTTCGCAAGAGAACTACGCGCGCTGGCACTGGCAGAAAGCGGCAGCGAGACGGCGGATGCCATTGGGAAGAAGATAACCCAGCTGGAAGACTTCACCGATGAGCTGGGGAACGCCTGGGACGACCTGGAGAATGCCCGTAGCGCTGCTGGTGACCTCACCGCGATGACAGAAAGCCGGTTCAACCCGCTGATCAACGTCCGCGCCATCGGCCTGGCAGCCCGCGCCTTCCTCCATGCCACTCCCGGCGGGAATAACATCCTGGACCAGGTCAGCGACCTCCGGGCCATCTGGGAGTTCTACTGCGATGTCATCGAAGACATCACTGAGGACCGCGATGACGCCTGGCAGGACCTGAGCGCCGCGCTGGTCACGGTCGCGGACACCATCAGCCGCGCGCCCTAGAGTACGCTACAATGCGCTGGAAGGAGGTATCATGCAGCTCTACGACTGGGACACCCTGTTCAACGGGGACGTCCACGTCCTGCACCCCGACCGCCGGGTGACCCTGACTACGTTCACGGCCAGCCGCGAGTCGTTCCGGTCCTCCGCCCAGCAGGCAGCAGCCCGGCGCGGGCTGCGGCTGGAGACACGCAAGGCCGGCGACGGCCTCACCCTCCAGGTCACCGGCCACAGCGCCGTCTTTCACCTGAACGCGGCCGTGCGGGAGCTGAAGGAGGCCTACCGCATCCTCGGCGACAAGGAAGGGGCCGGGCTGCTGTTCCTGGCCACCCAGGTCAGGGAGCTGTCCGCCGGGATCGGGGGGGAGCAGCGATGACGCAGTGCCCTGACTGCCCGCCGGGCGCCCACGCGCAGTACGTCCGCGACCTGCTGGCCGACCGGGAGGAGGATGCCCGGATCACCGCCGCCCGGCTGGATGAGCTCCAGGACGCCCTCATCGACACCCTTCTCAATGAGGATCTCCCGGTGGTCTGCGATAACGGCTGCCCGCTGGGAATGCTCGGCATGCACAAGTTCTCCTGCCTCAGCGAACAGCTGGTCATCAGCATGCGGGCCACATAGAGAAAAAAATCCGGCAGCACCTTCTGAATGGCTGATGAGATATGGAACACGGAGAGCGCACCACCGCGATCTTCCGGAAGCTGACCGCTCACCCGGAAGGAATGTCCACCCCGGCCCTGGCCATGGCCATCGACGGCCGCCGGGACCAGCACATGCTGTCCAGTTACGGGCAGATCCTGCGCCGTCATGAGGCATCCGGGCGGGTGAGCGGCGACCGGTGGACCCGGGACCCCCGCTGGGGGCAGCCCGCTGCCCGCATCTGGGTAATCACCCCGGCCGGCGAGGAGTGGCTGCAAGACCGGACGCTCCCCCGTCCCCTGGCGAAGAGGAAGCCGCCTCCTGACCAGGGCCGTCATGAGCTGCTGGCTACCGCCCGCGAGCTCTACGGTCCCGGTACCCCCCGCGAGATCCGCCAGCCGCTGGCCGCCGAGCTGCGCCGGGCCGGCTGCCGGCTCCACGAGATCGCGGCCGTCTTCGACGTCAGCCCCGAGACGGTGCGGCTGGACGTGGAACGGGCCGGTATCGCCAGGGGGGACCACCAGGTGACCGTCCAGCGGGTCTTCGAGGTGAAGTGCACCAGCTGCCCGATGAAGGCACTAGCCCGGTCCGGCCGGGAAGCCGGCGCCATCCGGCGGGCTCACCTGGCCCGGCCCGATACAGCGGTCACAGCACCCGCAGTCACTGCTCCCGCCGTGGCTGTCATCCCCGAGGCCCCGCAGGACGAGCTGGCCCGGCTGCTCCGCGAGCAGTCCGGCCTGGATGCGCGCATCGCCAGGCTGCTGGGAATGACATAGAGAGAAGAAACGGATAGGACGGATATGCCGTCGGTAACCTGCTCACAATGTCCTTTCACCAGCTATAACCCGCATAATATCCGTGACGGCTACTGCGGGAACTGCCACGACTGGACCGGTGTCCCGGCCGGGGCCATCACGCCGGGGATGCAGGCTGTCATAGACATCGAGGAACGGCTGCTCTATCCTGCCTGGTACGACCGGCTGCGGTTCACCCCGGTCAGGTATCCCGGGGTCGGGTTCGTGGTCATCGGGTCAGAGTCAGGGGTGTGCATCCGCATCTACGCCGCGAGCGGCGAGTCATCCGCCCGCTGCCAGCGGACCGCCGCCCGCTTCCATAGGATCCTGGCGAACGCCGGGTACCAGGTGGAGCACCGGCAGCTGGACCTGCTCGTCACCGGCAAGGGAGAAAAGCGCTATGCCTGAGTTCAGCGACCTCGCGAATACCGCAAAGTACGACCCTGATCACCTTGACCCCCGTGCGGTCCGCAGCGCCCTGCTGCGGGCCGTGGAGATCGAGGACGCCCTCCAGTGCCTCACCCGCTGCGGCACGCTCAGCGTCGCGCGCAAGGGTGAGGAGACAGAGCTGTCGTTCGCTCTCCGGCTGGACAGCGAGACCGCTGACGCGCTACTGGTGGTACTGCTGGACCTCGGCGGGTTCACTCCCCTGATAGAGCGGGAAGAGTCATGAGCGGCTCGCACCGGAAGCGGGATGTACGGCGGCACCGGATAGCAGAGGAGAAAAGCAATGGCCAGGATGCTGGCAGCGGCCCACGGGAAGAACCAGGCGGAGCGCCCTGACTGCTGCCGTGGCGATGACAAGTTCCGCGCACCTAGCGCCAAGCGCGTCCGCAAGGCTATCCAGCGGGCGCGGGAAAAGAGGGAATGGAAGGAGAAAGGCGTTGACCGGGGAAAGGAGACCGGCAATGACCAGGATGGCGGAGCGCCCTAAGGAAGCTGCATGGGAATTCAAGGACACCGATCATATCGGGGATCCCACCAGGCTGTCGTGGACGTCATTCCTCAGCCGTGCTTTCGAGCTGGGATACCTTACTCCCGAGGAATACGCCCGGCGGCTGGAGATAATCGCCGGAGCAGTCACCAAGAGCGATATCGAGGAAGCTACCAGGAACCTGCCCTGCCGGCGGGAGTGGGGAATCAGCTGGAACGAGGCCAGGAAGAAGGGACTGCAGCCCCGGTGGGAGATTACCCCGCAGGCGTCCCGGCGCCGCCACCGTGACTGCGTCCGCCTGTTCGTGATAATCGCGATCATCACCGCCATCATCGAGATGACCGTCTTCATCGGGCTGATCGTCAACATCCTGGTATGAAACATATGGAATGAAACAGTCCAGGTAAGCGTTACGCATACTGCGCGGTAACTCCCGAAAAGAAAATGAAGGAAGACCATGACCACCTCCCGACAGCGCACCCGGGTCCGCCAGCCCGCCAGCCCCTCCGTCCTCGGCGGGGCCGCCATCCTCGGCGACATCCGCACCTTTACCGGCAGCATGCTCTACGCCGCCGATGAGATGCTGGACGCCCTCACCCTGGCCTGCGCGGCCACCCACACCATCGCCAGTTTCACCACCGTCCCCCGCCTGCTGGCCACCTCCGAGGAGGCGGAAAGCGGCAAGACTACCGTCCTGGACATCATCACCATGCTGGGCAGCCACGCCTGGGAAGGGGAGAGCAGCCAGCCGGCGCTGCGAGCCGCCTTCCAGCGGCCGGAGCGGCCCGTGGTCGTCATCGACGAGATCTCCCAGGTCTTCGGCAAGGGCGGTAACCGGGGCAACGGCACCGAGCTGGCCAAGATCCTGCTCAAGGGATACCGGTGCACCTCCACCTTCAGCCTCCAGGTCGACGGGGCCGATGATGAGATCAGCTCCTTCTGCTTCGCCGCGTTCGGCGGGCTGAAGAACGCCGTCCCGAAAGACATCCGCAGCCGCTGCATCGTGTGGAACATGCACCCGGCCCCGGAGAACATCCGGCTCCGCGACACTCTCGACGAGGACACCCTCGCGCTGGCGGAGATCCAGCGGACCCGGCTGCATCAGTGGGCCCGCACCCACGAGTCCGAGATCAAGGATGCCTTCCGCAACATGCGGGCGCCGCACCGCAAGTTCCGCTCCCGCCGCCGCCAGATCTGGGGCGCCCTGTTCGCCGTGGCCCAGGTCGCGGGCGGCGCCTGGCCGCAGAAGTGCCTGGCTGCCTTCAAGATGATGGGGCTGGACGCCTCCGACGCGGTCGTGCTGAGCGCCGAGCAGCGGGTCATCCGGGACGCGGCAGCCTGCTTCGAGCGGTCCGGTGCCGGGCAGATGCTGGGCGCCGACCTCCGCGAGCAGCTGCTGGAACTCCCTGACGCGAAGCTGTACCGGGCGCTGTCGGAGAACGGGTTCGCCCAGCTGATGTCAGCGGCGCTGGGGTCCAACCAGGCCATGACCGTCGGGAACCGGCGGGCCAGGGGATGGCACGCAGCCCGCGTGCTCACCCTCTGGGATGAGCTGGAGGAGCAGCTGGAGGCCGTCCAGGCACCCGGCGGCGACGACAACCCCTACGAGGGCTTCTTCGACGTGGAGTACATCACGGAAGTCACGCATGTCACAGCGCATCAGAATGGAACGATAGCAGCATGAATGCACGGATATCACGTACCGACGATCGGTTCCCAGAGAGCCAGAGGATATCACGTGTGCCGGACCACCCCGGTAGATTGTGCAATTCCGGCTCCTGCAGCAGCCGCGTGAGGTTACCATACGTCAGGGACAGCAGCACCAGACGAGGCCCGTCAGCCATGCATCCCGCCTGCTGCTGTCCCTGACCTGAAACGGATAGAGGATATGAGCACCGGCATTCTCCGCCATGACGGCATCTACTTCCGCCGCTGGATGTGGTGGGCGCCCTGGGGCATCACGGACCCCTGGCGGCCCCGCCTCCTGCGCGGCGGCGATGAGTGGTGCAACGACTCGGTCGCGGCCGGGCTGCCGTTCACCGGCCTCCTGGCTATCTCCTGGCGCAGGCGGCTGCGCGCGCTCCCCTGCCGGGACTGCTGGAGGCTGACCCCGGACTGGCAGCAGGCTGACTACGCGCCCTGCGGCTGGCTCCACGACGGCCGTCTCCGCGACGATGCTCACCACCACGTAGACGGCATCTGCGATGACGCCCGGGGATGGCTTGCAGGGGAGCGGGATGGACAGTGAAGACCGCCTCTGCACTCGCTGCGAGGCTCCGCTTCCCGGCACCCGCACCCTCTACTGCTCCACGACCTGCAAGAGGGCGGTGCAGCACTGGCGCGCGGCAGTCCGCAACGGCTGGCGCCGCACCGGGCTCAGCACCCATACCCCCCGAAAGCGCCGCATGCTGCTCATCCGGCAGGACGGGCGCTGCGGCATCTGCGGCCAGCCGGTCAGCTGGAACAGCGAACTCAACTGGGACCACATCATCCCCCGCTCCCACGGCGGGATTAATGCCCTCATCAACCTGCAGCTGGTACACCCCGCGTGCAACCAGCTCAAGGCAGACCGCTGCCCGTACTGCGAAGGAAGAGATAATGCCCCCGAGACCGGAAAAGAAGACCGTGATCACCCTGGAAGTCCAGTCCCGGGATCCCGGTGGCGGACCCTGGCGGACCTGGGTCAATGAGGGCCCGGAAGGAGATTCCACCGAGCAGGAGGCGCGCTTCGACGCGCAGCTTGCCATGGGCGGCACCCCGCACCTGGAGTACCGGATCGTCCGGATCATCGCGCGGCTGACCATCGAGACCCTGCCGCTGACGGAGGCTGCCAGTGAGCCTGCGCCGGTTTGACATCGAGACGATCCCGCTGGAGAAGGACGGGGACCGGATGTACTTCTGCACCCAGCCTGAGCTCCACACGGCCATCGAGGCCCTGCTCAACGGCGAGGGCCTGATCATCTACCGCACTGACAAGGACGCAAGAGAAGGGGCTGAGTACCGGTGAAATACGTGAAAAGCTGGACCTTCCACGCCATCGGCGACAAGATCCAGGTCATCTTCGAAAACAATACCCAGCAGAAGGACATCACCATGACGCCCGCGCAGCTGGAGCGGTTCGCCGATGAGGCGCTGAACCGGGCGCTGGCCGCCCAGGGACGGGAAGGGAGCAGGTCATGATAACACGGAGGAGGCACACGGGCACCTCCCCCGCTCAGCGCGGGGCAGCCCTCCTCGACGAGGTGCGCCCTGGCTGGCGGGAGAACCTCACCCGGCCGGTCAACGTCACCAGTATCCGGGACTGCCCGCTCGGGCAGCTTTACGGCAGCTACGGCGAAGGAATGGTGACCTTGCGAAACCGTCACCACCGGGAAGACGCCCACTTCAGTGACTCCTGCGGGTTCACCACCGACCGGTCCTGGTACAAGAGCGCAGGTGCGCTGAACCGGGAATGGGCCGGCATCATCAGCGGGCGCCGGTCACTGTGGCAACGGCTGGCCGGGCGGGCGGCATGACCCCGCTGGCGGCGATGGCCGCGAAGATCAGCTACAAGCCCGGCTGGCAATTCTGGATTGATGACGGCGGCCGGCGTCCCCGGCTGGTCATCAAGGCATCCGTCCTCCACTCGCGGACACTGGAGCCGATCGCTTTCGAGGTGCGGCGGCTGATCCCGGGTATCGCCCAGGGTAACGCCGCCGTCTTCGCCAGCTGGGTGAAGGATGTCGTGGAGGAAACGGAGATCCACGAGCTAAGGGAGTTCTTCCGTTATAACGGCGAGCTGGCGGATGACCCGCATGCCGTTATAAGACAGGATGAAACAGGAGGACAGCCATGACCCCCGCCGGGAAGCTGGCAGGACAAGATGGCTAGGCAGCCGCCGGTACTGGTGAACGTCACCCGGGCCCCGGGAGCGCCTTTCCAGGGCACCCTGGGATACTGGTGGTACGTTACTCCCGCCGGGTACATCAAGCGCTGGCGGCACCCGGGGCCTCAGCTGAAGCCTCTCCCCGCTGGCGGCCATAAGTATCATCGGCGCTGTAAGGCACGGAAAAGAAGGAGCAGGACATGATGAAGAGAATGCTGGCAGCCGCACTAACCCTCGGAGGGTGCCTGCTGAGCACCACCGCAGCTCAAGCCGCTTTTCCAGGGTACGTCCTGGCATCCACCGGGAGCGTGGTCCTGGCAGGTGCTCACGCGAAGCCCCTCCTCTGCCTGGCCACACCGGATATCACGAGCGCTGCCGTGACCGTGCGGCCCTGCAGTGACGTTACTGAACAGCAATGGATCCTGGTCCGGAACTGGGGGCTGGCTGTCCCGAAAATTCACCTGGACCGTGCGCATCTCGGCATCTGGTACGGGCGCATCATGCTGCTGCCGGGACGCATCGGGGCGGTGTCCTTCACCCAATACCACGGTAATCAGTGGCTGATTAAGCTCGGCGGCCTGTGCCTGAGCGTTCCTCCGGCCACCAGGTCAGTACTCTGGGAGCGCTGCGGAATCCCTGGCGCGAAGCAAATCTGGATAATACGGCCCTGGGAGCTGGTAAAGCTGTGAGCGAGTCCGTGAAGCGGCGGCTGCGTGCCGTCAGCGACCAGGACAAGGAACAGGTCATCATGCAGCTGCTGACCATCTGGCAGGAGTATCCCTCCCTGCGGCTCGGGCAGCTGATCGCGAACGCCTTCCCGCCGGACATCAGCGAGCCCCTTGCTTACATCGAGGACTCCGTCCTGATCGCGGGGCTGCAGAGGGTCTACCCGAGGAAGCGGGATTACCCGGAGGGAGCGGAGTAACCGTGGATTACCTGGTGACCACCGAGGATGAAAGCGCCGGGCCGCTGGTATTCTCTACCGACGAGGAGCTGGCTGAGGTGCTGCAGAACTACGTGGAGCAGTATCTCCAGCCGGGATGGACAGGACCCGCGATCACCGGGATCTGGGCTACCGGGGACTCTGGTATGCGCACCGAGCTGGAGCTCGCCGAGATTACCAGGATTCCCGAGATCGAGCAGATCGAGGTGATCTATGCTTTGCGCAGCAAGGGCAGTATGCTCTGCGAGTATTTCTGGTTCTCCGTGTGGGTGAACCGGTAGGATGTACCCGGCCGGACAATAGCAACACTATGCCCATTGTTGCGGCCCCGGCCGGGTATCCAGTAAAGGAAAAGATATGAGACAGCTGTTCGTCTGGACCGGGCAGGATTAAGCTGACCTCCCCGGCTGGCCAAGGAGGCGTCATCACCCCGCACACTCTCGCCGACCGGGGTCGGTCCTGCTGAGCTAACTGCCGGGCCGGCCAAAGCGGATACGCCGCCCAGGTCATGATCGCCGGCCCGGGCAGTTACCTGAAAAGACCCCGGGACAGCACCAAGGCTGTCCCGGATCCTGAAAGGAATGATAAGTGACTGCACCAGAACGCACTGAGACCGGGGGCCCGTCGAGGACCCCGCGCAGTGAGATCACCGCCGTCGTCTCAGCGAACCGCACGAAAGAGCCGGTGGCCCTGCTGGACCTGTCCACCTCGATGGACTGGGAAGCAGAACAGGGCGGACCGGAATGGGACGGCACCAGCGGGGGCAGGCGCGGCCTGGTCATCGCGGCGCTCCACGGACTGGTCGCCTCTCTTGAAAACGAGGACAGCGAGGCCGCTGGCGAGCAGGCCGGCGGCAGTGACGACCGGGGGGGCCTGATGGCCCACGGCTTCGCCAGCGGCCACGTGGAGATCGGTGACCTGAACTCCTCCAACCTGGAGCGGCGGCTGAGTGCCATCCCGTGGGGCGGCACCACCCATATCATGCCTGCGTGGAAGGCGGCGCTAGCGGACTACGACGAGGAGTTCGGCGACCGCGAGCCTGGTGAGCAGCCGGTAATGCTGGTGCTGGTCATTACCGACGGGGAGGCCGACGACTGGGCCGAGTTCGGGCCGGTGCTGGAGACCGCGAACGCCCGCCGCGTCTTCACGGTAGCCGTCGTCGGGCACAGCGACCACCACGATGCCACCGTCCGCGCCTACCAGCAGGCGGCAGCGCGGAACACCGCGCAGGACGCGTTCGGCAAGACCCACGTCCATGTCGTCAGCTTCGACTCGGTGACGGACCCGGCGGAGATCGCCGAGGACCTGATCACCTTGATGGGATAACAGGTGAAGCTGACCAGGACGCAAGCCCAGAGCATGCTCCGAGGCGACGGGACCGTGACGGGCCTGTCTCTCGAAGCCGACCGGCAGACCGGCTCCGGTCGGTGGGAGAGCATCCACCAGTTGGTGCTCCGGGACAGCCAGGAGCATTACTGGGCGGCCCGCTACACCCGGGGCCTCACCGAGTACCAGGACCAGGAGCCGTTCGAGGGCCAGGAAGAGGTGGAGTTCGCCCGGGTGCAGAAGGTACCCGCAGCAGGCTTCGACTACACCCCGGAACCCGACGGCAAGGACTGCCGGGTGAACCAGCTGATGACCCTGTCAGCAGCTAAACTCGCCGCCGAGATCAGCCGGGTGCAGGGGCTGCTGGAGTCCGGGACGCCGTCGCCGGACTACCAGGCCTTCCTGGTCCACGACCTGGCCGACCTGACGCACCTGCTGATAACGGGGAGGTAGATGATACTCCCGGCTAGCCACGCCTGCCAGCCGGGCCTGACTGCCCCGTCACCGGAGAGGTCACGGTACCCAAAAGGATGTCGTGGCGGGGCACCGTCTCTCCCGGGCAGCCGCCTGGCCGGCCATCCACGGTCCCGCACTCCCAGTGACGGCTCACCAGCCAGGTACAGCCCGCCTCCCGGCGGCCAAATGGATCGCGTCGTCCACGATGAGCTCGCCGCCGGGAGGCGTGACCAGCCCCCCTTATTCCCGCAGGCCATCTCGTTTCCGGCCCCCATGAGGAGCTTGCCTGCGGGATCCACGGATCCCCCCTTGCGGTCAAGCTACGCTCACTGCCCATAGGTGCGCCGCCGCAAGGGGGTCAGTCCTCGCCGACGACCTCGGCATCCACGATGTCGGGGTTGCCCTCCAGCATCCTGGTCAGCTCCGCGTTCCTGTTGATCAGGTCAGCCACGTAGGCCTGCCATTCCAGCATCTCCCTGGTCTCATCCACCACCTTGGGCTTGCGGATGTGCAGCCCGTAGAGGGCGCTCACCTCATGGATCACCGAGGTCACCGCCTTCGCCGCCTCGATGGTGACGGTGTCATCCAGCACCGGCCGGGAGAAGTCGGGGCGGCCGTTAGCATCGAGCTCGTAGACGGGCTTGCCGCTGGGGGAGACGCGGACCTGGCGCGGCTGGGTCATCAGGAACAGCAGCTTCTCATCAAGCACGTATTCGAGCTTGGCCGCCATCTGCTCGCGCTTCTCGTCGTCAGGGATGGAGTCGCGCTGAGCGTGGTTGATCTGGCTGACCCGGGCAACGGTGATGCCGTAGGTGTCGGCGATGTCGGCGAGCCGGTCACCGCGCGCGATCCGGGCGGTGATCTCCAGGTCCCTGCGGATCAGGGAGATATCTCTCGAACGTCCGCCCACACACTCCTAGAACATTTAGCCGGAATAAGCCACCTAAAGGCTATCACGGGGAAAACTGATGATCATCATGCGCCAGCGCGCCGCGTGTGTCAGGATTAATCCGGATCACCCCTTGACGGGGTACGAACCATGGGGTACGTTTCAGTCCATACGCGAAGAGAATGCTCCGCCGGAAGGGAACCCGATGACCGCCAGCACTGACACCGGAGCTGACACTGAGGTGTTCAGCCTCAATCACCTGCTCCGCGAGGTATGGGATGAGCTCGGCGGCGCCGACTACCACATCCTGGCCCACGAGGTGCTGCACCGGCTCGACCCTGCGCACTACGAGGCCGCCCTCGGGCAGGCCCTGGCCGTCTACACCTCCCGGTTCGTGGGCAGCAAGCGGATGCGCACCCCGCACCAGGCAGGCCAGCAGAACTCGGGGCGCTCGGCCAAGGTACGGGGCATCCGGACCGCCTCCGCGCAGCTGCGCACCATCTGGTACGCCACCCCCGATGGCCAGAAGGCGCTCGGCGACTGCACCCTCTCCGACGTCTTCTACATCGTCGGCGGGCTGGAGCGGCAGGCCCGCCAGCACATGGACAAGGCACGGTGGCTGCGCGGCCTCGCGGAGGCGATGACCACCCACCCGGTCCGCCGCGTGCAGGACCTCCCCGCCGGTATCATCAGCGGCTTCTTCACCGGGGCCGAGCAGTGACCGCCCGGCCGGGCGGGGCATTCATCCTGCGGGCCAGCGCCTGTTCGCCACTCATCCCGCCTGCGCCCGCAGGCTCCGCTGTTCCCGGCGGCCAGGCTGTTCCCGGCGGCCAGAGGTGCCACGGCGCTCATGATAGCACCGTCGCCGGGGCTCCCGTCCTGCAGGCCACTGCCTGTCCGCCACTCATCCCCGGCGCGCTTGCAGGGCTCATCATTCCCGGCAGCCAGATGCCATCCGGCACCCATGCTCCGCCCGCTGCCGGGGGACTCTTCCCGCTTGCGGGGATCTCCTCTTCCGGTGGCCAGCGCCCGCGCGTCAGCCGTGCCTCCTCCGCCACCGGAAGCCCCATCATCTCGCAGGTCATCTGCCTCACGTCAGCCAGGCGTTCCTCGCCTGCGGGAACCTTCCGCCCTCGCAGCCAGTCTGCCGCTGAGGTCCTCCCCCGCCCGCAGGCCGATCATTACTCGCCGCCCATCAGTGAGCCGCCTGCGGGCCTTCATCCAGACCGCAGCCATCCCCCGGCCGCCGCTCATATAGCCGTCGCTGCGGTTCCCTCACCCCCGCAGGCCGATCCTGACGCGTTCTCCATCCGTGTCGCCGGCCGGGACCACGCCTTCCCGCAGGTCATGCACTCGTGGCTGCCATCAGGAGCTCTGCTCCCCATTTGCGGCTCGCAGCTGCAGGCCGTCATCCCGGCGGCCACTGACGTGGCCGCCGTTCATCCAGCCAGTGCTGCCGGGGACCGCCGGCCATCACGCTCCCGTCTCCCGAGATGGCTGCGCCGGAAAGGGAAAAAAGGAACTACCATGATCACCGCCGAGACTCTCCCCGGGACCCAGCAACCTGGCGTCACCCATAACTATGCCGGTCCCGGGGAGCCGGCAGCCAGTCCTAGCGCGCCTTCCATGACAGCCCCGCTGCTGGCCAACCCCGCCCTCGCGCTGGCCGCTGACGTGGTCTCTGACCTAGAGAAGGTCAGGATCGCCAACCAGAACCGGCTGCGCCAGATGATCCGCTCCGTTGAGGACTCCGACGGGGAGGAACGCGGCCTCGGGCTGCTGCCCCCCGGCTTCAGCAAGGACAGCAGGACCCTGGTCGATGACATCCAGGACGCGGCGATCGCGATCACGGCCGCCGCTGACAGCCTGCGCCAGCGGCCCCGCTGCCCCGAGGGGTGGGTCCCTGACGTGTGGAACCTCACCCTGATCATCGTGATGATGGTAACGGCGGAGAAGGACGCGATCCGCAACCTGGAGCGGATCATGAAGCAGCACCCGCTCGGGCCCTGGGCCGCGCAGCAGAAGGGCGTCGGGAACAAGCAGCTGGCCCGGCTGCTGGCCGCGACCGGCGACCCCTACATCCGGCCCGAGATCACCCTCGCCGACGGCACCGTGGACCCCTCCCGCCCCCGGCGCGGCCCCGCCGAGCTGTGGGCCTACTGCGGCTACCACGTGCTGACTGCCGTCGTCGGCGGCACCGAGGTAGGCGTGGCCCCCCGCCGCAAGCGCGGCGAGCACGCCAACTGGTCCGCCGACGCGAAGATGCGCGCCTACCTGGTGGCAGAATCCTGCATCAAGCAGAAGGGCACCCCTTACCGGGATCTCTACGATATGACCAGGATCAAGCACGCAGACGCGCTGCACAGGGCGGAGTGCCTGCGCTGCGGGCCCAAGGGGAGCCCGGCCCAGCCGGGAAGCCCCCTCTCCGACGGTCACAAGCACGCACGCGGGCTCCGCGCCGTGGCCAAGGAGGTGCTGAAGGAACTGTGGCGCGAAGCACGCCGCCTGCACCACGGCGGCACCGACCCTGACGGCCCCCGGGATTCCCTGCCGCCCCTTCTTCCCGCATCATCCATGGCACGGTCGGCGGCAGGGAACGGCCCGGCCAAGCAGGTTACGTCCCCCACTGGGTCCCCGCCGGCCAGAGATACCACCTCACCCACGATCACCTCGCCGACCATAAAGGTCACCTCACCCATGATTACTTCGTCGGCCAGAGACACCCCGTCACCCATGAATCCTCCGCCGGGCCTGCCGGACTTCCTCGCCGACCTGGACACCTTCCTCGGCAGCCTGCCTCCTCTCTCCGCCGGAGACGACCGCAGCCATGTATCCTCCGTCCCCCAGAATGAAGGCGCTGCGGATGACCCCTCCCCCGGACATGGCGACACCGGTACCCCTATGGCTGGCCCCGGGGGAGAATGACCAGGTCCCCGCAGGTTCAGGGAGATGATGCCACCCAAACTCAGTCCGCCTGCGGGGACCTCTACGCGTAAGGGAAATGCCCCCAGCGGGGGAAACCGGATTGAAGAGGAGAAAACCGTGAGCTGCCCGATGTGCCCGCACTGCACGGGCGCCCCCGAGAACCTGCTGTCCGCCGGGGATGTCGCCACCTTGTTCCGGGTGGACCCCAAGACGGTCACCCGGTGGGCGAATGAGGGGTGGCTGGCCTGCACTCGCACCCTCGGCGGCCACCGCCGCTACTCCCGTGACGAGGTGGACGCGATCATCGCCACCGGGAGGCGGCCCGGCCGCCGGGACGCGGCGTGAGCGTGCGGTCCGCCGGGACGGCCGTGAGCAGGCGGGCCGGGCTCAACCTGCGTGCCGAGCGGCTCGCGGCGGGGCTGCGCCCGGACCAGCTGTCCGCGATGATCACCCTGTCCGGGAGCCGCGTCTCCGCCAAGCTGATCGAGCTGATCGAGCACGGCATCCCGGACCGCAGGCGGGGACGGCGGGTCAGGGTCATGTCCGTCGACGAGGCGTGGATCTTCGCCGGGGTGCTCGGCATCCCGGTCACCCGGCTGCTGGAGGAAAGGAGCGATGATGGTCAGGATTCTTGACGGGGAGCTGCCCCCGGTGCAGGTGCCGGGGGTCCCGCTGCCGCTGTACGTCGGCATGAGCCTGCAGGGACCCTGCGTCTTGGCCGACGGCGAGAAGGCAGCCAGGTGGCTGCTGCAGGACCCGCATGCCCGGCGGCTGTGGATCCTGCCCGGACCCGCCACCGAGCTGACCATCATGCCGGCGATCGCGGCCCGGCTGATCCCGAAGGAGTCCTGATGGGCAACCACTCCGATACCCTGGCCCGCAGCTCGTTCGCGCTGTCCTCAGCGCCGGGCAGGCATGCGGTAATAAAACCGCCCCGGCTCCCGCACAAGGGGAAGCTGCCGCGCTGGTGCCCGACCTGGAAGCACGCCGCTGCCGGGTACATCGCCACCGCCGGGATCACGCTGGCCATCCTGGCCGGGACCGCCGGGGGATCCAGCGCGTCCGTGCCGCCGCCGGCCCGCCACCCGGGAATCATGGCTCCGGCGTCAGCCCCGGCTAGCACTGCTCCCGCTCCCTCCTCCTCTCCGGCCCCGCCGGTTCCCGCCGTGACCCGCTACACGGCGCGGCCCGGGGACACCCTGTGGGGGATCGCGGTCCGCCAGTGCGGCACCGCCGCTGACGTCAGCACGCTGGCCCGCGCTAACAAGATCAGCGGCGGCCAGCTCAGGATCGGGGAGAGCATTGTCATCACCTGCTAACAGCCAGGCGGAGCAGCTCGCCTTCCACCTGACCGGCGTGCACCGGGACCCCTTCGCCATCTGCGGCAGTTTCGAGCGCAACCTGCGCCAGCATGAAGCTGACCACGCCAGCCTGGCCGCCGGCGGCACCGGCATCGTGCTGCACATCGAGGCGACCTGGTCATTCGATGAGGACTGGGTAGAAAGAGTACTGGAGAAAATGGAGGCATCGCGGTGAGCGAGATAGATGACGCCACGGGAATCGACATCCCGGACACCGTCGCGGAGTACGCGCGGACCTCAGCAGCCAAGCGCGCCTACCTGTTCTACGTCACCTACCTGAGCCGGGAGGACATATCGCACCCCTCCTGGGAGCAGCTCAGCGAGCCTTCCCGTGACCTGTGGCGGGAGCTGACCGGGGCTGTCGACGACGGCTTCTCTGACGGGCTGGTGCGCGGGCTGCGGTTGCATGAGACGGGGTCGCTGTGAGCCTGGTTCACAAGCCGTGGGCGCTGCCGGAGCTGGACATCTCCGGCGATGAGGGCCATCCTGACTGGACTCCCGGCGAGGAAGATGCCCTCTTCCGGAAGACGGGCCCGGAAACGGTGGAACTGCACCGCCCGCCCGGGGTCTACGCCAGCTGGCTGCAGAACATCCGGGAGAACCGGGACCGCGACGTCACCGCCTACGAGGCGGACCCGCGCAGCCTGGCCGCCGCCTGGTCCTGGCTGGACAGCCACCCGCTGTTCTGGACGGTCGCCCCCGGGTACCCCCGCAATCACGTCCGGCTGGTCACCGACTCCCTCGGGGTGGCGCGCGGCCTCGACCTGTTCCCGGCGGCCGTTCCCGGCGGGACCGAGATCCGCTATGAAGTCATGATCTCCCCGGACCTGCATGACTGGGAGCTCGACGGGAGCTGCGGCAGCTGGGAGGAGGTCATCCTGGAAGCGGCCCGCAAGGTCCACCTGGCCCACGGCAACGACCGGGCCGGGATCAGCGTCCCGCCGTGGCCGCTGCCCCCCTACGGGCAGCTCTCCGTCCCGGTCCACATCACCGGGAAAGTGCAGTGGACCGGCGGCAACCTGGAGGAGATCCGGGCGTTCGCCGGCGGGTTCTTCTCCGTGACCTCCCGGAACCCGGTCATCCGGGACAGCAGGGGGGGCCTGCATGACCTTCCCCCCGGCTCCTGGGCAGTCTGCTATTCCCCCGGCGACTTCGGCGTCTTCACCGACGGCGCCCGCACCCGCTTCTTCGGAAAGGATCCCGCATGAACAACGACATCGCCGACCTGGCAATCACCGCCATCACCGACCATCCGCAGGCCCATGACCAGGGACTGTGGCTGCGGCACCCGCCGCTTTACTTCGAGATGCATGCCCCGGCCGCCATGGTTCGCGGCGTCATGGCCACGGTCACAGCAGTCCGTGATGCCCTGGAGGGCCCGCCCTGCGGCACGCGCGCCTGCCTGGCCGGGTGGGTTGCGGTACTCACCGCCCCCGAGGATACCCTCTTCTGCTACGGGCCCCTGGGTATGCACATGGTGATCAGCGACCTGCCGGTGAGCATCATGGCGTACGCGACCCGGAAGCTGGAGATCACTGATGAGCAGGCCGCTGTGCTGTTCCTGAAGACCCCGGATGACCAGGTGGTGCCGGTGATCAAGTACCTCAAGGACCACCCGGAGGCCAGCAGCAGGGAGATGCTCGCGGAGATGCCCGGCCGGCGGCTGACATGAGCAAGCCGGACCAACACGTCGATATCCCGGACCAACACGTCGATATCGAGGATGCTCAGGAGCGGCTGGTAGAGCTGGTGGAGCACGTCGTTGCCACCGGGGAGAAAATCTTCATCGACCGGGACGGCATCCCGGTCGCGGTCATCATCCCCTACCAGTGGTATGAGAAGGCCGTTCATGGACTCCGCTGACCGCGACCCGCACATGAGCGAGCTGCCGTGCCTGGTCTGCGGCAAGCCGTCCCGGCCGGCGATGCCCGGCGGCGGGGAAGCCTCGCCGCCTTCGGATGCGCTGCTGTTCCTCACCTACGGGAACTACGGCAGCACCGTCTTTGACTCAGTACTCGGCGAGGAGTACCTGCTCGCGGTGATCTGCGATGAATGCGTCACCGCCGCCGGGAAGCAGGGCCACCTGCTGCACTGCCGCAAGCTCCTGCCGGGCACGGTCACGGTCCGGTGGAGGCCGCAGTGACCGGGGAGACGGTACGGTGCTACTCCGAGGGCAGGGTCGGCTGCGGCTGCCACTGCGACATCTACCTGTACGGCACGTGGTGCGGGGAGCCGGCAGCCAGCTGCTGGGATTTCGGGTGCGTTCATGAGCACGTCCGCCGCTGGGCGGGAATATGCGCCGGGCATGAGCAGTATATTGCCTCGATGCATGGCAGCTGCGATAACTGCCTGGCAGGAGCACAGTCCCACGATTGCGAGGTCACCTTCCGAGCCATCCCGGAACCGGTCACCCGGAGGCACCTGACGGTGGTGACCCGATGAGTCGCAGTTCATTCCCTGGTCAGGGACATCACCAGCGGACCGATGAGAAAGGAACGGGCATGATCCCTGACGCGACCCGGGGCTGGATGGCCGGGGTGCTGGACTTCCACGGCATCATCACCAGCAAGGGCAGTAAGCACCGCCCTGAAGGCAGTGAGCAGATCTGCCTGACCGTCACCACCACGAAACAGCCCGAGGTGATCGCCCGGCTCTGCGAACTGACCGGCATCACCCCTCGGGGCGGGAGACGCCCCCGTTCAGTTCGTCGCTAATCAACCGGAAAGGGTGCACCGAGCACTGCCCGGAGCCGCACATCCACGGGGTGACGCCCGTGCTGCGAGACATCACCAGCTGGTCGGTGAGCGGCGCCTCCCTGGCCGTGGTGCTGTGGAACCTGCGGGATTACCTGGTCACCACCGTGCAGCCGTGGGAATCCACCCTCCTGCACTGCCTGGCCGTAGCTAAGCTCAGAGGGCGCGGGTCGGTGGCCACCCTGGCCGGGCTGCAGCGGCTGGAGGGCCTGGGCTGGGAGATACCGCCGGTCTTCACCGCGATGACGGGCACGGAAGAGAGAGGAAGGCAGACGGCATGAGAATGAGGATGGCTGCCGCGATCTGGGCGCTGGCCGCCGCCGCCGCAATCGCCCTGCCGGCGATTGCGGCGGCCAAGCCGGAACCCGGGCAGGAGGCCTTCGGCATCATCGGGCTCACCGGGAGCGATGACCTGTGCATCAGCATCGTGGTACCGGTCCCGGGTGAGGTGCTGCACATGACGGACTGCCACGGCACCGCGAAACCGGCGAACTGGTGGCAGCTGACCAGGATCCAGGGCCGGGGCGCCATCTTCATCGCCGCCCGGCCGGAGCTGGCCGTCAGCCAGCTGCCTGCCGATCCGGCGCAGGCCAGGCTGCAGCTGGTGCCGGTCACCATCACATACCAGCCTGATGAGCGCGGTCATTACCGGCTGCTCTCCCCGGAAGGGGCGTGCCTGTCCGCGCGGAGCCTGACCGCAGCGATGCCGTACCTGTACTGGGAACCATGCGGCTCTTACCAGCCGGCGAAAAAGGGCAGGCGCCTCCCCTGGTACCAGGAATGGGACCTGCCCGGGTTCCATACCGAATGAAACAGAAAGGAAGCAGAATGAGAGCAAGGACAAAGATCCTGCTGGCCTCAGCACAGGCCGCTGCAGCCATCGTCATCACGGCGGCATCTCCGGCCAGCGCTGCCGCCGGCACGTCCAGCGGCCCGGTCAGCCTGACCGGCAGCTCCCCGGGGGCATGCCTGACGGCGGAATCCCCCGAGCCCCGCACCCCGGTGATGCTGAAGGAGTGCACAGCCCCGGGCTACCAGATCTGGATCGTGCGGAAAAACAGCAACGACCGGGGCAATGTCCTGATCGAGCCTTCGCCGCAGAGCAGCATCGGGTACCTGGTCAGCAAGAAGGTGACCGGGGTCGCGCTGACGACGGCAGCCCTGTCCCTCTATTTCCGGG